GGTGAGTGCCGGGGCGGGGGTCGCCACACAGACCCTTCACCGGGACGGGCGCATCTCCCCGTGTTATCGGGGTCAAGACTAGAGCTTGGCACAAACAAAACACAACTCAAGTCAAACACACTCTCGCTCGCATCTCGGGCCCGGATAGATACAGCTCTCCCGCCGCGGGGAAAGTGCTGTGGCAGATGACAGGCGGTCTGGGGCAAGAGGGAAAAGTAAACTGGCTATACGGGGGGCCGGGAGGGTGGCCGGACGCGGCCCGGGGCGCACCCGGCCCGGGCCGCGAGAAAGTGAAAGTAAACGGGACACCGGCGGTGGGGTCACGGACGGGGACCCCGGCCCGCTAGGCCGCAGCGCGAAGGCGCGCTTTAACCTCTGACCCCTGTTGCCGTGGTAGCGGACGACGCCGCCTGCAGTGCCGGGCCCCGGCCGGTAGGGTGAGCGGCGCGCCGCGGCGCCCGGCGCCGCGGCCCCTGCGGCTCGGGTAAAGAGCGCCTGTGACCCCGGAGGATCTCTAGCCGCCACGGGCCGCAGGGCGCCCGGCCGCGCCCTCGGACCCCCGGGTCCGGTGCCGGCGGGCCGGACGCCGCGCCTCCCCGAGGTGCTAAGCCCCGGGGAGGCGCGGCGCTCAGAAAATAATTTCTAAAAGTGGGACAGTGAGAGCTGACAGGCAAGATGGCGGCCGCACCGCAGCGCGCATGCGTGGCTGCGCGGGAGGGGCCGCGGGGAGCTCGCTAGGAAACAGCTGAGGCGCGGGGGTGGCCTCGGCCGACCCTGCGCGGCGCCCGGCCCCCGGCAGGCAGGCTCGGGATGAGTCACGAGAGGAAGCGGCGTGGGGGGCGGGGAGGGACTCCGCTGTCCTGCGCCTAGAGGCGCCTGGACGGACCCGGGAGCCCTGGGAGGGGGATGGTGGGGGGCGGACGGGGTCGCGGCGCAGACCCCGATCCGTCGAAGGCCCTGTGAGGCTACCCTGGGAAGCCTTTATTTAGACTGTTCATATGATACAATCATGATAGCTGGTTGATAGTTGTTTACAAATATTTATTACTAATTACCCCACATTCTGTTTCTTTGATTAGGATAATTTCTTAGGGGTATCAACGGTACTCTTTGATACCTTCGATTGCGATTTTTATAGCAATCTGTAATAATCACACCACTCATGATTAGAAGGAATAGACCCGCTATGGTTACTAGAAGCATAACCATTACAAGATCTGTGCTTTTTAGTAACTGGCTGTTAAAATTCACTGTAGTAACAGTATTAGTCTGATGATTTTGACTGGTTAAACTGGAACCAAGGCCAGAGGTCACTGAGGTGACAGTAACTGTTGTGGGTACGGCTTTTGTTGTTTCTGATGAGGTTATGACAGACGATGATGCATGCACAGTTTTACCTAAAATATTTATTAACAGTACATGTAACCATATGCTAGCCCCAGCAATCATGTTTACACCTCATCTTCTTCTTCGGTTGCTTCTGTCTCTGAATCTGACCCAGTAGACCCAGAATATGAACTTGGTATACTTCCCCCTAAGCCAGACTCAACAGAACCTGACGGGATGGGTGGTAGGGGCCTACGACTTAATCTACTTCTTCTCTCTTTTTTAAGACAACAAAGAACAACCAATATAACAAATAATACAAACAACCCTAAACCAAAGAACCATCCCACAAAAAATATCATCGTCCCAATGTCCTGGTGGTGCTTACTTGTTGTACTCGTGCTTGTATTCACTACTGTTGTACTTATACTTGTTGAGTTTGAAGTAGATGAGCTAGAACTTAAGGTTGTAGGCAGTGATGCAATACTACTGTTAGTAGCAGTGCTCTGTGAGATTGTCCCGGATGTTCCTGTAGTGGTGGCAGTACTGGAGTTTCCAGTACTACTCAAAGTTGATGTATTAGAAGATGATGGACTGGTGGTTGTATTCCCATAGCTTACACATAAAATAACCAAAAGAAGGCCCAAGACTTGACACGTTCTCATTATTAGATGAATCATCTGTAAATAAAACGAATTGTTGATAATATTTAACTTTTCAACTAAACTTTTACCAGTCACATTTTATATTTTCATTATGGAAAGGCCTAGAGGACCTCGATACCTTACACAAGACATACCAATCTACACTCCATTAAACCAGAACAGGTTGTATTACAGTGATGGTGAATTCACTCCCTCAGAAGAACATTTTGTCTACTTATACACTAACAGAGATGGACATTTAAGTATACAACAAGAAAGGGCCCATGTAGAAAATCTGCTATTTGTTATATCCAAGCCTATCGAAACTCAAAATGATAGAAGGGCTTTTAATAAGGAGCTACAAACCATACAGAACATAATAACCCCAGCTTGTGACTACACACCTTTTTTCACTACCAGTCAAACAAGACTTCATGGGCCTAAAGCACTTAAGTTCACATATGGACCTCACTTATATAACAGAATGAGTACCCTATCTCTAGAGATACAGTCACTACTTCAATGTATGGGGATACAATACATTAGAAGAATAGAAATTGCAAGGCATTTGGTATGTAAACTATTGCAAGATGTTAATGGTGATCATATAGATACATGTATGAATTTTTTTCTTTTTAAAACAGATTTATTTCATTACAGACTAGATCTGGACACTGCCTACTTGTCTCTACCAACAACAGTGCTCAACAAAGTTGAGGATAGGCATAGTCTGTACATATATGATCCAATTAGAAATTTTGTTTTCTATCCAATTGCATCAGACATTCCATCTCTTTCTGTACAAACTACTATTGCAAATAGCTACACTCTAAAGTCATACTGTATCATCCCATCCTCATGTAGGTCATGTACTTTTAGTACTGCTATTGTCCCCAGACCTGTAAAAAACAAATTATCATTCGGTCATGTTCACTCAGAGGCCCATATTATGGGCCTCCAGCAACAGTCAGGGCACTTGTTTCACAAATCTATGTTTATATCTGGTATGGAGCAGGCAGGAACGGTGGGAGTTTACAGTGCAACACCCAGACTTTCAAGACAAGAGCAGCTTCATGATATTCAGAGTCTCTATTTTTTGTTTATGTCATATTTTAGGGGTTTTAATGGTAATGGAATACCTATAGTAGGTGGATTTTATAAGCCAATTAATAGTAGAGAAAAGGAAAAAACAGTAACTCCTCTCATCACTTCTTCTATACTGTGTGTGAGTCCAGCCGATGATCTATGTACTACTAGATACAACTTTGGACAGGTAATTGTAGCATTGGGAGACTTTATACCAACTGGAACTTTTGATGATCCACCTTTTAATTATGCTGATAGTGCAGCATTTATGAATCCTATTTGGCACACATTACATCTATTCCGGGACACATTGAGACAAAACTATATTAGCAGTGCTACGCGAACTATTGGTCATGGATCTGTTCAAGATAACCTTTTTGCATTATTAACCAAGGGGGGGGCCAGACTTTATTTTTCGGGGCTACCTCAACAACTCTTAGCACAAATACAAGAACATGTAGATTTGACTACAGAAGACTATGAGGACCTTCTATACAAACACTACCTTCGAGTATACTCATCTCAGTTCTATTTAGTTTTAAATAATACAGATGTTAATGTTTCTGGAAACATGACCCAAACAGTTAAGCTTATTATAAAGTATGCATCACTATGTGGATGCTCTTGTAAAATTTTAGGAACGACATGTCAGGAAGAGGGCCTTCATTTTTTTAATGATTTACAAACTAGCAGCTCAGACTATGCATCAGTTCTTCAACGTCAGAATGATCCTATTAACAATCAAGTGTTTGTTGTACATAATAACAATAAATATAGGCATGACTTAAGAGGCACATTCCTCGAAAGACCCTTGGTGACAGAACTGGATAGTCCCTTTGATTGGGAGAGCATCTACTCAACAGAAAATATAATTTGCCTAATTTTAAATCACCCTGCAGTTGGCAGCAAAGAGTTTTATGTCAGACACGGGGATAGGTGCTGTAATGGCTTGGTGGCCCAGCAATCAGGTGTTGGACCTCTGGACCTGCCACTTTCCGACTACAGTTTAGTCATAGAGTCTGCGGTTTACCCTTTAAGATGCGAATCGGATCTTCAAGTCAAAAACCCTTTGGATATTTGGGTCGGAGACACTATAGTAGACCTACTTCCTATAGAAGCGGAAGCCAAACTGAGTAATCCAGAAACCTGGTTTGTAGACAGAAAGCAGAGCAGGCTTATAGATAGAAAATGGACAGGGCATGTTATAGGGATTGGTGAACAAGGCTATAAATTTTTAAATAACCCATTAATCGCTCATCAGTATGCCATTAGTGAAGTGTTAACCAATATGATGTTTTGTACACCCCTTACTTTAGATGGTATACACTTATCTGCCTCTGTTTATTGGGATAAAAATGGTGACTATAAACAAGAACTCGAAACCATTTTGTTTTCAGTGAAAGAGTACTGTGCTGATCTAGGAATAAATATGGCCGTGACATCCGCATGCTCATCCACAAATGTCACCAGTTATATAGAGGAAACATACACACCCAAACTTATGACTTTTGTGGGTAAGGCTAGAGTACTAGAAGGCCGTAGAGTAACCCCGGAGCTGCAAGGCCCAGGAAATACTTTGGTGCATTTGACTGTGAGTCATCACACCATAATCGCAGGATCTGTGTTTGAACACCACATGTTAGACAGTAGAAGCCCCATACCCCCTTTGGATCCAACTAAGGTTAAAAATCTGTTTTATTTAGTGCAAAACCTGGTCTCTTCAGAGCTTATAGTGGCTGGACATGATATTAGTGACGGTGGCTTAGTGACATGTTTTATTGAGATGGCCCTTGCTGCCCAACGAGGCATCACAATACATATAGATGAAGGAGAACATCCTTTGTTTAAACTATTATCCGAAACTCCAGGGGCTGTGGTTGAAGTACCAACCAATAATCTACCTACAGTATTGAACCTATGTGAACAATATGAATGTCAGTTCAAGATATTGGGCCAAGTTGGAGACTACGGACCCGATAAAAAAATTAGTATAAAACAGGGTCATTTGACATTGTTTGAAAAAACCGTTTCTTTTACCTTAAATGAATGGCGACATTTTTCAGACAATCAGTACCTAAAACTAGGGGCACAGCTTAAGGAAAATGAGATGTATCGCCATATGTATGGTGAAAATGAGATAAACTTACATCACCTTCATACTATATGTATTAATCACTATATGCAACTCTATAAATGCCCTGTTGAACTACCAAAAGTAGCAATACTCTGTATGCCAGGTTGTCCCCAACCCACATCACTTCTCTCTGCGTTCACAAATGTAGGATTTGGAGTTTCTGTGATTTACATTTCAAATCTAAAGTCTGCAAACAGTCTGAATATTTTTACAGGATTAGCAGTGAGTGGCATTTCTGGATATAGCCACGGATATATAGGCTGTAGAGCTGTCATCCAGGCTGCATTAGCATCGCATAACACTACAGCTGCATTAAAAACATTTTTCAATAGGGGGAACACATTTTCTCTATGTTGTGGGGAAATGGGTTTTGAGCTTTTATCTACATTGAATGTGATTGGGGGGGACAATGTTCCCAATACCAGAAGTCTTGAGTTAGAACAAAACCTATCAAAACTTTATGAGTGTCTGTGGCTCAACTTTCACATCCCCATACACTGTAAAAGTATTATGCTATCTTGTTTATCCGGTCTTACTCTCCCAGGGTGGATAAGTGGGACTCATATGGGTATTAGGTATCTACGTGATGCCCAAGAGTACATTTTAAGAGATCAAAGACTCATATGTTTGGAATTCCATTCTAATTTAATAGATGGTGCATCCATGAGCCTCAACTATCCAAGAAACCCAACAGGCAATTCCACTGTAGCAGGTATATGTGACCATAAGGGTAGACATTTAGCTCTTTTATGTGACCCATCTCTAATGTTCCACCCATGGCAATGGCAATATCAACCCCCTACCTTTAAAAACTTTAAAACTTCACCCTGGGCTCTACCGTTTCAGCAAATATATCTCAGGTGTCTGAAAGAAATAAACATGTGATGATTATAATAAAACAAAGACAAATATAAATGGGTTTTATGTGTGTTTATTTAATTGTTAAACAATTGAGATTATCAAAGAGAGATTGTAGGTGATCTGAGTAGCTTTTGCCGTAACTGAGAACTAAAACAAGCATTTATTATTGGAATAATTACAATGAACATTGTCGAGAAACACTCTAAACATGATTTTAACAAGTCTATCCATGTTCTGCTAGTACATGTGTCAGGAACATAACCCAACCTCATTAATGTATCATACATCATCACACAGTACATTGGACCATAAAACAGAAGAAAGAAAAAAATTATACATATCATAGTTCTCATGGCTGCAATTCTAGCCTTAAACTTTGAATGCAATAATTTATACAAACACATCCCATAAAATAACAAGAGGAATAATAATGGCAGTAAAAATCCAGTTACACTACTTGTAATGTTAAAGACTCTTAACAATTGGGACGTTTCAAGACCCTTCATCACATAACATTGTCCATTGTGAGGAGGGGTTTTAGAAGATGTGGAGACTGTGGAAACACGCAAAACCCCAACATATAAAACTTTTGGAACAGACATAATAGCAGCTAACGCTGCTATAACAACACAACATTTGAATCCTGTTAATACAGGCTCTCTTGATTTAAATGAAGGAAACCAGATTGCAACCCATGTATCAAAACACATACAACAAATAATTAATATTCCAAACAACATATAAAATCCTTGTAATAAAGCTTCAATTTTACAGAACCAACTCGATAGCACACTTGCAAATACTTCCAGCATATGAAATAAAATGTAAGCACATCCCACTAAAGCATTACAGCATAAAGCACATAACAATACATGACATATCCTATAAAATCTACTTCTAAAAATTTGAAACAATAACCATATGTTTCCAATACAAGCACAGCACAGAACAAAAATCAAAAACCAAAACTTGAATCCTAATGAAACCCATCTAGTAGAGTAGCAAGGTTTTGTATGTGCCTCGTCCCCATTATTGTATTCACTGTAATTATAATTGTTACTATCATTGTAATCACCAAATATTGATGCTAATTCGTCCGCACCCACATTTAGATAAGACTGCATTTTATTCGACCCACCTTTGTAGGATTTGATAGTCTTGGTTTTTAGAAGATATGTTTCGATTTTCAACCCCTTTTATCCTCCTGTACACTAAATGGGCGGGTGAAGTGGTTTGTATGTGAGGTGGTTTGTGGTCTCAAAGAATAACCACATCTTTATTTTGCACTGATTTCAGATTAAGTCCACAAAAAAAGACATATAACATGGACCCATCAGCCCCCCGAAAAAGAAGAGAAGAAAGCCCTCCTCCGCAACAGGAGGGTCGATTACCCAGATCCAAATGTTGTGGCCCAGGGCAACCATGTCCTCTTATGAGTGCTCCTTACACAACACCACCTCTTGGACATCGACCCAGACCACGTAAGACACCCAAACCTGTGCCTGAGCCTGAGCCTGAGCCTGAGCCTGAGCCTGAGCCTGAGCCTGTGCCTGTGCCTGTGCCTGTGCCTGTGCCTGAGCCTGAGCCTGAGCCTGAGCCTGAGCCTGAGCCTGAGCCTGAGCCTGAGCCTGAGCCTGAGCCTGTGCCTGAGCCTGAGCCTGAGCCTGAGCCTGAGCCTGAGCCTGAGCCTGAGCCTGAGCCTGAGCCTGTACCTGATGGTTTAACAGCTCTAATGTTAGCATATCAAGGTGACAGTGATGGTGATGGTGATGAAAGTGATGGTGATGAAAGTGTGATTACAGTTTCTAGTGGCACTGGTTCTGATAATGGCAATCATGAAGAACCTATTCTAATTTCTAGTGAAGATTCAGAGGGCCAAGAGGGCCAAGAGGGCCAAGAGGGCCAAGAGGGCCAAGAGGGCCAAGAGGGCCAAGAGGGCCAAGAGGGCCAAGAGGGCCAAGAGGGCCAAGAGGGCCAAGAGGGCCAAGAGGGCCAAGAGGGCCAAGAGGGCCAAGAGGGCCAAGAGGGCCACGGTGAAGATGAAGAAGATGAAGAAGATGAAGAAGAGGAGGAAGAGGATGAAGAGGAGGAAGAGGAGGAAGAGGAGGAAGAGGAGGAAGAGGAGGAAGAGGAAGAAGAGGAGGAAGAACCAATGAATCCAGATTTACATGGAGATCACACTTATGCCAATGTCCAATCATCTGGACCGAGGAGGCGTAAAAGAATAAGAAGTCCATCAACTAGTTCAAGTGGAAGTTCTACACTATGTCAACCTAAAAAACGTCGTAAACGACCCAGAAGATTAAGCAGTTCATCAGAATCGGATGAAACTGCCGGCCCATCCACTGCCGGCCCATCCACTGCCGGCCCATCCACTGCCGGCCCATCCACTGCCGGCCCATCCACTGCCGGCCCATCCACTGCCGGCCCATCCACTGCCGGCCCATCCCAACAATCAAGAGCAACTGGGCATTGGCATACGCCCCGTAGGCCACCGTATGATCCTGGACACATACCTAAAAAATATCAACCGACTCATGAATATTTTAAGCACAAGTTGGGTGAACTAAGGGAATTCATTGATCATAAACCATGGAAATGGGGTGTTTTAGCAGTTAGTTTAAATTTTACTGTATTATATAGATTACATAGGAGTTTACAATTCCCAGGGGTTGTGTCCTCACCTGTCAGTGTCCTACCTGCAACGTGCCACACTACACCAGGCTCTCTGACTAAATATAGTCTTCAATTGTATACACAGACTAAAGAACAGGCATTTGCTTTAAAGGCAGCAATATTGGCATATGGAGAAAGAAGACACGATTCACCTTACATAAACTGTATTTTGTCAAAGTTTCAATCACCTGTACCCCTTGATTAGTGATTGGTTTTGCGTTTACTACGTCTACTACATCTCATGTATCCAGTTTTTAATCTTCGTTTAAGTCTACCCTTTTTTGAATACGAATGAAAGAATAAAATTAAATTCAAATGCTCTTGCCTATGTTTTAAATAAATACATAATGGCTGTGTACAAAAAGTTTCATCTAATGGTAAATCAGAAGGGAGTTTTGGTAATATAAAAATAGGTTTAGATTTTTGACAGTTTATATAAACTGTCATTTTTAAATTATATCAACCATAAACCCAACCTAAATATAACCAACCATTCTTAGATGTGTATCTATAGAAAGTCTAGGGCACAGTGGCAACACATCAAAACTCTCATCAAGATTTATATTGTAATATTGTATGTTTTTTGTATAAACTAGTTCCATGTGACCCTGAGTATGAAAGTTATACTGAATCTATTTTTGCTAAACAGGAAATGGAATACTTCCTGGTTTGATTGTTGGTAGATAATATATAATATAATAACCCCCTTACCCCCTTTAAGCCTGAATTTTCATGATGTGATTGGTTCATCAGACCTGACCAATCACATGGCTGCTATATTACATAGAGCCAATCACATCTGGTGTAGCTGGGCATTGACCAATCACATACAAGGTCAATATGTATCATCCAATCACATGCAGATAGTCTTATTGTGACACTGACTCTTCATCCACCTCTAAACTTTCTAAATTTACAGTTACTTAAGATAAAATTCATAAGCTGATGACTTTTGTCATAATTGACCCTGTGGTTTTCACCTTGTATTTGTCATGAAAATCATCAGCTAATGACTTTTGAGCCAATTGACCTAATAGCTATTGTATGTATTTTACACATGTTAACCAATTGACCCTGGAAAACATTACATTGTTCTATCTGCCAATGTGATAAAAATCATTGAGTTATGTTACTCAGATTTTGGTTAATAGTTCACATATCGATGCATTTTGCCTATGTTGTCAATCTACACTTTATGTTTTTTAGTCTTGTTAATGAAAGTAATCCTCAGTACCACTTCTATCCATGTTATAAAATTATTTTTGACTCTTTAAAAACACTAAATTCTCAGGAGTAGATAGTTTATTTACTATATAGACACTGTCAGTCTGGAGTTTACTTTATCTTAAAATGTGTAGCTTATATGATGAGGCGGCTCATGAAGAATTGCAATACCTATCTCTTGTTAAGCAGATTTTGGATAAAGGGGATAGGAGACCCGATAGAACTGGAGTAGGAACATTGTCTTTGTTTGGTCCACAACTAAGATTCTCCCTACATGATTCTTTTCCACTGCTAACTACTAAAAGAGTGTACTGGAAAGGGGTTGTGGAAGAATTGCTATGGTTTATTAGAGGATCCACAAATGCAAGAGAGTTATCATCTAAAGGAGTGAAGATTTGGAATCCTCATATTAGAAGTGATTTGTTGAATAGAGAGCAATTTCCAGATACAGCCCCGGGAGATCTGGGGCCTATTTATGGATTCCAATGGAGACACTATGGGGCAACATACACTGGATGTCAGGCGGATTATACTGGTAAAGGGATAGACCAGCTCTTGAATGTCATACACGACATTGAACATAATCGCTACAGCAGAAGGATGATCATGTGTGCATGGGGACCCTTTATGAATGGGATGGCATTGCCTCCTTGTCATGTACTTTGTCAATTTTATGTGTCACAAAATAAACTATCATGTCAGCTATATCAAAGATCGGGAGATATGGGCCTAGGTGTGCCATTTAACATTGCTAGTTACAGTCTACTCACATACATGATTGCACACATCACTGGTTTGGAGCCTTGGGAATTGATCCATTGTATAGGAGATGCGCATGTTTATTTAAATCACATACAGCCTTTACAATTACAGCTTACCCGAAAGCCTACCCCCTTTCCAAAACTAAAAATTAAACGAAGAGTTGCTTGCATTGACGATTTTGTTGCTGATGACTTTGAATTGGAGAATTATAGACCTCATCCTGCTATAAAGATGGATGTTGCTATTTGAGATCAACATTTTTTAACAGATATGCAAAATAAAACACAAATAAATGGCAAAAAACTCTTATGCTCTGTTTATTTGTTATTCAGAAGGCTGCAATCAATTCATAGCTGTTGATGAGCTCTTGTTTAAGTTCGTCAGTAAAGTCTAGTGCCGCAACAGCATCACATATACTATTTTCTGGTATGGTTGGTGTTTTTTCTTCTGGATTTTGTGGAAAAATTTTAATGACATAAACTTGTTTGATACAATCAATAATGATTTTGTAGTTTTTAATGTTATCAGTTAAGAGCCTTAAGCATGTTTCCCCTATATGTAAAGAATCCATCTTAAATGTAACATACATAGTAATAGTCTTGTCCTCTCCCTCTTTAAAAAGAGGGATTATATCTTGATAGAAAGTTTTTAGCACCAAATACCCATAAAAGAGACTGGGTTGCTTAAAGCTCTGTTTTACCAAATGCATTGAGTTGCTTAACAAAGAGAGGTAAAATCCTTTATGTTGAACAACCTTTTCAGCGTTGTTATAGAATGATAAAGCTACAGAACATAGCTCTTCATTTTGACCCATATACATGCTCTTATTAGAAGGTTGAGGATTAAAGTTGCATATCTGGGAGTTGTTTAGTGTTTGGGAGCAGTAGTTGCAGTAAAACCCCATATTGGCCGTGTGACCAAAAGGGGATAGCAAAATGCATCTTCCAGGGGCTACTTGATTTATATCTACTGGTAAGCAAATGGCACTAGATGTGCAAATAGGAGTATCCATTTCTCTTAAAAAATCTCTTCCAAATTCTTTGTTGGCAGAGATACCATAAAAAAAGTCTTCGTGGCTTATTGAAATAGTTTTACAATGCATGCCTGTATATGATTTATAAGGGTGGATCAAATGTCTCCTGCTTTTGCTTTTATTACTTTTATATGATTTTTGAGATTTTTTAGATTTTGTTGATTTTGAGTAAGATGGAGGCATATTGCTTATTTTAGACATAAATTTGTGATGTGTTGAAGGCATGAACAGTCAAAATGTTATGTTTTTTTAAGGCACTGTTTAGATGTTTTATAATTTCTAAAAAGGTTGTTTTTCCAACCTTACAGATTTGAATACATTTAAAGAGAGTGATTAACGTGTCTAGGTTTTCACAGTCAAAAATATTGTTTGAGTCTAAATGAATACCCAGGGCTAAAGTTGCTTTTAACTTCTGTAGTTGACTATCTGAAGGTATTTTAAATAATATGTTTGATGATGTTGAAATTGTATTCACTAGACACCTGGGGTCACAAAACAAGTGTTTGTGGATCTCCTGCGGAGAGCACCCTCTAATAACCTGTAACAGAAGATTATCTGTTATGTACTTCATAGATGTTTCATCTTTAAGCAAAAAAATGATTCTATCAATGAGCTTTATATTGTTTTCAGCTGATGTTATTATATCTTCTTTTAAAAATTGTAAGGTTAGAGCAGCATCTGAATGTGATGCAAGGCATTCACACAGCAAACAAATAGAAGAGGTACACCCTTGAATTTTTAACTGCAGAGAATGTGACAATAAACATGGTCCTTGAGACACATCTCCATCGTTGGGGGCTTTAGACCATAAATTGAGGCCTTTATCAGTTAGTTGTTTATGTTGTTCACTTAAAAGGGTTGACTGGCTCCATATGTTTAATATAATTGAAAGAAAGCTACACTTCGGTGTCAGTTGGGGGTTATTAAAAACCTTGTCAATGTTTTGGTGTAGAGACGTACTTGCTGGGTTAATACAGGTAGAGCATATAGTTCTCGATGCATTCCAGGTGCTTTTAAAGCAAAATATATGTGGAATTGACCCCACTAAACACCCTCTAAGAAATTCTACTTTTAGAAAGTTTAAATTTGCAAAGTCCAGAATAGCATCTGTTTTAATTTTTCTAAAACACTTCTGTATAAAAAAGTGCAAGTTTAGATCAATGCCTAAAATAGAACCGGGTGTATATAATGCTTTAAAATCTTCCCATTGTGAAAAATGTTTATCAAACAATTCTAGTAAATCTGCTGCCACCATGAATGTTGCAGACCAACTTTTAGGGGCATAAAGAGTATAGAAGCATAAACAAGCATAGTCTTCATAAAAACTGATTGATGGGTTGTATTTGCTAATGAGGCTGTAAATAATCTGACATACTTTACAGCTTGAAGAGTTACTTAGAGAGTTATACGTACCTGTCAATACTGGAGAGTTCAATGCTGTTTCTGGTTCCCCTGGTTGATATGAGTTCTGTAAAAGGGTTTGCAATGCTACTGAATGTTTTAGAATGGTGTTAACATTCCAGGGCCTATAACAACCCTCCATTTTAACTTCAATACAATAAATGTATGGTTTAATAGAAAAGGGTGATTAAGATTGTGTTCTTTCTTTACTTTTCATTTATTTTATCTTTTATAAAAGTGACTTGATTATGACTGGTTTTAGTTATGTCTCAGTATTTGAACAGTCCACATCTATATGAGAATCTTATTTGTTTTGAAAGCTTACTTCCAGAGGACATTAAGATATTTGTACCAACTGTGTATACTAAGTTAAATCTTTTAAATTATTGTCAATACTTAAAGGTTTTTTTGGTTTACAATCATCTAGCTGGTTCAATACATAAATGTAGTCACCAAAATATTATCTTTACAAAACTAGAGATTATTAAACAAGTTATTTCTAGAATCATTGAAACAGATAGTGTCTATAGTAACATTAATTAAAATGAATTCTGGAAAGAGATTGTTGTCTGAATTATGTCAAGTGGTAACATCTTTTTTATGTCAACCTGGAGTGACAATTGATATTAGTTCTTGTAGGGTAGGTCAGCATATATTTTCTAAAGGTGTTACTCAACCTATATGTACTGTAAAATTGGAACATGGTCATATATATAATGTAGAGTTTGTTTACAGATACTGGTATCACATTTTAAGGTCTCAAAAATACCCTCTATCTCCAGTTTTTATTATTTCTAATAATGGTTTGACAGTTACACTAAAGTGTTTTGTATGTGAACCCAGAGATATCTATTCACAGTTTGGAAATTGCCAAAACATAGATTTTGATGTTTATCTGCCCAAAAATTCTAATGTGATTTTAAGCCAGGATGATTTTTTAAAGTTTAAAACTAATTTGGTTTTTTCAAAAGACCTAAATGTTTATAACTCTATGGTGGTTTGTAGAACTTACTTGACAGAAAATAGACAAGCCTTACAGTTTCTTGTGGTAAAACCTAATAATCCTAAACGTGTGTCAGCTATTTTGCATGCCATTAGGTCTGTTGTTGGTATGTCTATTCATAACATTGGAGATACGTACACACCTCATGAAAATTGTGATGTCATAACAGAAGAACTAGTAAATAATGTTATGTCCAGAAAACCCATTAGAACAGCACATAAAGAACCTCATTCAGATAGTTCTGATGGTCAAAAACCACATCCTATAGACAAACAGGACAGTTTGAATACTGCATCCACGTCAATATGGTGTGGTCTAAAGTACAACTTGATAACAGTGTCAACTTTAGTGAAGGGATTGATAGGCGCTGTTTTTGTTTTGATTGTGATACAGCTTTTTGTGATGTGATGATTGTTGACTATACAGAATTTTGCCAGTATATAGTATATGGCTCTCAATTCTGGACTCTGAAAGATGTGCCTACATGGATTACAACGTTAGATAAGGCAGTTGATTTAAATTCTTATATTTTGTCTATGCTGTCTCTCACTGAGCCCATTGAACAAGATTTAGATTTACTTACCAAGGGACGGGTTGCTAAGTATATTCTACATACATATGCTTTAATCTTACTACAAGTATTGTCAATAGATGATATATTTGCTATGAGTGTACATAATGTGGTGGCTCAATTTCCCAGCAACATACTACTAACTAAGTCTTTCAAGATGGCAATATCTCAATTAAATATGGAAATTGGATTAAACAATTTAAAAACTCCATGGGTTCAATGTCATATAAAATTGGGATGTATCTTTACAAACTCTAAGAAGAAGCCAAAGATGTCATCTCTGGCTTCCAGTAGTTTATCTCTTTGTGTCCCCCCTCCAAGTAATAGAAGTGAAATTAAAACAGGCTTCATACAAGATCTACCACAAAGTTCTTATTCTCTATTTACTTCCAGAGAAGAGCGTTTATACTCTGCTTTAAAAGCACATGTAGACGGTGTGCCATGTGGAAACCCATTTAACAGTTTGGTTCGAGTTCTTGCATTTGAAGGAATAATTAGAAGCAGATACTCAATATTGCCTATAAAAATTGACAATATGTCATCAATATTACATAATATGTATAACAAAATTTTGGCATATAACCTCTTGTGGCCATGTTTTAGTATTCCTGTGGTTTCTAAATTTTTACTACCAGAATCTATACCCCAACCTTCTAACTGCATTGTGGTTTGTAGAGAATGTGGTCATTGTTTAAATTTTGGAAAAGGAAAGTTTAAAAAACTTACATTCAGACCAAATCATAAATTTTATTGTAGAGATCAGAAGGAAAAGCACTTTTCTATCTGTGCTTCAACCGGAAGAATCTACTGTTCTTTTTGTGGAAGTGCTGATGTTAAACCATTTCCTTTAAAATTTCATAAGAAGGGTTATCAATATATAAGAGTTGTAATGGCCGGTAACTGTAGCATAGCTTCTGAGTGTGGTGACCAGGTATTTGATGTTATTGTGCCTTGTATGGGTGAAGTACAGTGTTCATCTGTACTTTTAAAAACCACATCTCTAATTTCTTTGCTATATTTAACATCAGATACATTTAAATTTGTGTGTGATAAGTGTGAACATAAAATAGAATGAGTAGGGAACAGTTAAGAGATCCTATTATTCAAGATAAGCTAGAAGATCTAAATATTCAACAACATTTGATTAAACAAGTACAGGCTTTGCCCAAAAGTAATAAAACTGATCAGGAGTATGCTAAGGCTCAGAGACTTTATTTGACATTTTTATTAACTCAACAGTTTTTTGATAATATTACAAACCAGAACCTTGGTGTTAGAAGAAAGAAACATATTGAGGCCTATAGAAAACTACAACAAGGATCACAACAAATCCCCCAGTCGATATCGTCTTCGCCATTTGTCCAAGCAGCAATATATAATGGAGAGCCTCCAAAGTCTACTGGTTCCTCTATCTCAACACTATTTAGTGAAGATCATTCCACTGAAAGTGGTGATCTTGTTGCTAAGAGAACAACTAGTGGAAGCAAAAAAAAATAAACGTACATCAGATTTATAAATAAAGATGTTTAATTCGTTCAATTGTTCTTGTTAACATGTCATTTGTTGAAACTATTCGGGCCTTAATTGTTCGAATGAGCATCAAAAGATACCTTTTCTGGATTTCTATATCTTCCTTATAAATGTAAACAGGGGTTATATTACCAGAAATCAAATTGTTTGCAACTGTGTTTACAATAGATTTAGTGGTGTTGTATTTTTTGTTAGCAATACATTCAATTGATATGTAGTTGTTAGAAATGGATGGAAGTTCTAAGAGGGGAAAGTGTTTAGATTTCCCAGTTTTCTTTTCATCTCTAGAGTTTTTGTCTTGTATTGTAGAAGGTGGAAAATTCCAAATGGGTGTAGTAACTTTTTCTTTTTGAATGGGTTTATATGACTGACTCAAAGGACAGTGCAGAGTGTCCTGTGTGTCAGAAAAAGATTGATTGAAAATTGGTGATTGATTAGCATTGTCTTTGATGGGTGAGGAAATGGGTGACGATTGTTGCTGATGAACTCCCTGACGCCATAAAAATCTGGGAAATGTCTTAAAAATGTGTTTGGGGTCACTAATTGTCATAAATGGAGAAAATATTGATTGATATAATGAGGGCAAATCTATATCTGTATCAAGATTATCACTTTGTTTGGATTGAATGATATCTTTAGGCCATGGAACATTATCACATGTAACTACAATGTCATCTTCGATAGATGCTGGCAGACGAGGGTTATGATAAGTATTATACACAAAGTTATCTTCATGCACTAAGACAGTTAAATTTTTAAAGGGTGGAATTGTTAGGGGAAAATGTTGTAGCCATTTTGCTTGAGCTTTGAAAATTTCAACTTCTTCAAAACTACTAACTTCAGACATTGTTTCATGTGTAATAGTCAGGGTGTTTTTGGGAGCAATTAAAAATGACTTAAAAGGTTCTTTGTTTCCAGTACAATCTAGAAGAGGGGTGACTACAAACATGTTTCCATTTAGACTGTCAGATACCCATGGTTTATTACCTGAAACCATAAACATTTTTAGAGGAACTTTACAACAAAGGCTAGCCATAGCTATTTCAAATGCAGTGATTGGAATACTCTCCTGATGAACTGAAGGTTGTGGAGGGGCCACAGTCATTGAAACCCCAGTAATATGTCCATATGGGTAGGGGGTCATGTGGATAGCGTGAGACTTCTGAATGGTTGATAAAGGATTAATATTTTTTAGGGTCTGAAGTAAATCAGATAAATTTGAAAGAGACTCCTTGTGTGGTTTTAGTGAACACCATAATTGGTTTATAATTTCAGGCTGAATAGTTAGCAAACCCCACAGTAAAAAATGACATCTACTTATTTCAGGAGATGGCTTAGTAGTGTATATAGCGTGAAACTGAAAGTTTTCCCAAAACAAGTCTTTAATGTTAATTGAGTCCCACAAAGAGGGACTGAACGTGAAACCATAAGGGCATGAGAATCCTTGCATAGGTTTCGGAAGCTTAATGGCGGTTAGAGGTTGTATTGCATCATTTTCAAGAGATGACTGTACAATCATCAGTTGTAATACTGGAAAAATATACCTGTAAATTTGAATGGCTTCCTGTAGAGATTGTTGTGCCAAAAGAGCTGCACATGCCTGTGGCCAAAAAGTTACAAAGGCCTGCATCCACTGAAGAAGTGTTATTACAAGATGCCTAGTGTTTGTTGTAGTATGATATCTAGTTGCATTGGATGTAGTGAACACAATATGAGTGAGAAGAGTCATAGATAAAAAACTCCCATTCTGTAATGGTTTTAGCAAAGTTAGATCACTTTTTGCAAACACTGTTAATATATCTTTGGCTGTTGATAAGATGTCGTTCCACTGATGTTGAAGAATATTCCATGTATCTGAACCTAATCTTCCATAAGCAACCACTGGTAGTGTGTAACAAGGTAGGTTTGTGGCTATAAAATTATCTTTAAACATCAAGATATCTAAAAAGTTGTTAAAAATAGGACAAAGGTGTAAAGGGGGGTTATATTCAGTTGGTACCAAAGTGTTACTTATTGGATCAATTATAGGGGAGGTTTCTAACCACACCGTGTTGCTTTTGTTTTTTATGAGGCTTCCATAAAAACCTAATCTTGATAATAAATTTATATTGAATGTTTTGTCTTCTTGAACTGGGTTTTGTATTTCTATTGGAAGAGGAAACTGAATAAAGACAGGCATTTGTGAGGTTTGATAAAAAGTAATAAAATCTCTTTTAAATTTTAAGTAGGCTTCAAATTCTAAAAGGGATAGATATATATGTTCATCTATTTTTTGTAAGTTATTTTTTTTAGCATTCTGAACAATAGGTGTAGTTTCTGATAATATGTTTATCAATATTGTGGTGTCTAGAGTTTTTATTACTTTGTCTGTAGTATTTTGAAGAAAGTTTGTAACCAGTGAAACATGTTCTAGATCTAAGACAATTTTTTCCAACTGTTCTTTTTTTTTAAGCCAAGAGTCAACAGTTATTTTACCCCCATTAACCCTTTTACTATCAAGGGTTTTGATTGCTTCATCTAGTACTGTGACATCATCACTAATATTTGCCATATCTTCCAATTGTGCTGCCCTTTCCACTTCTGTTTTTTGTTTTTGTAATTCCTTGTCTAATTGATTTATTCTTTGCTTGTAAAAAGATGGACATAAAGGTATAATTTTTTTATGAATGTCGTTTATCCAATTAAGACATTCTAATGTGGTTTTGTAGTTTTCTTGGGTAATAATACACTTATCATGAATGACACCCTCTAAAAATTGAATTGGGTCATTTTTATGTAACGTTTTTGAAGCTAGACTAAAGGGGGCCTGGTGCATATTTGTAGTTATAATATCACAAATTTTTAAATGCAATTCATCCTTTGATATTTTTATTTGCTGTTCAGCTGCAGCGATGTTTTTCTCTAACTCCTCTACATGATTTTTTATTGTTTGAACTTTAGTGGATTCAAGCTGTACTAAACTTTTCTGAAGAAAGTCTGGTAGAGTTTTTATTTTCAAGTCATCATCTGGACTAAAGATCTTTTTAGGAGACTGTATATCAGGCTTTATTATAGAATCACTTGTATTATCTGATATCTTTAAAGCATTTATGTAAAGCTCAACATTTTTGTCATTAATGGTTTGTATTTTTTTAAATGTTGTATTAACATGTGACTCTTTTTCTAAAAAAAATAACACATGTTGTTCCATAGCAGTGCCTACTGTGGCAGATTGTATATCAGTTGCAGAAACAGCCTGTTGTAACTGACTCAATAACTTATCAATTGTATGTGCCTTTTGTTGTGCTTTAGGGATCTCACACAACTGTTTTAAGTAAAAACCTACATTGTTGATATAAGATGGAACCCATTTTAGGTCAATATGTTCACATAATGGCCCATTTGGAACATAGGAGTTCACCTTTTCTTCAAATTTCTGAATCAAATATTTTTCAAAATCATCCAATATTTTAATTAGTTTTGGCATGACATTATCAAGAAGAGATGACCCTGATCGAGAAAACTCAACAGCCATACATTTCCAATCTGTTGCAGTTATATCATCAAATAAAAGGCCTTCAAAAGCCATGTATATTTTTCTCCATGCATTTTCACCATTTTGTTTAGTAAAGTCTAAAATCATTTTTTCTCTTTCTTTGGACTGTATTTCGAGTTGTTGCTTTATATTAGAAACTTTGACATTAAGTGTTTTTTCTGCATATGCTTTTGATTTTTCATCATAGACAGAGTTTAGAATTTGATATACATCATCCATGTTGTTAATTTCTGCAGTGTCTACCAGATGTTTCCATGCGCTGTATTTTTCTTTATCCTCTTCTGTTTTACAATCAGATAAAATTTTTTGAAGAACTGTATATAGCTTTCTTTTAAATGGTGCTGCAATATTAGCTGTGGCCAAAATTTTTTTTGCATTTGTTATGTATTTACCAATATTCACCCATTTTGTTGGATCCTGACTTGTCTCTTTAAGTAGAATAGCTTTAGCTGATATAATAAAAATTTCTCCTAATTCATTTTTTCCAGCTGTTTGTGTGAGAAGTAAAAATGTTTGTAATGCCTCCATTATTGCAGGTTCTAGTCGAGTAGTATCATTAGATGTGAGAGCATCTATTACATCATTTATTATAACATCACCTTGATCTTTAAAAGCTTTGGAAACCTTTTCACTGTTCTGTAAATGAGTTTGGTTCTGTAAAACTTCAGTTATTTTAACTATAGTATGAGGAATAGAAAACAATGTTATGGTGTTAATTAAATTGGATAAAAATATTTCTGAGGAAGCCAAATCCTCAATTCTTTTTTTTAATTGTAGATATCTCGTATTGTTATTAGATGCTTGGATTAAAACACTAGCATTTGCGATGTAGTTTTCTAACATAGAAATAGTTAGTGCATGGGTTGCTTGAGTGGAATCAGTATCAGGTGCTTCTTGCCCTGAATGTATTGATTTGAGTGCGTCTTCTATTGTGTCTAGTATTTGATTTAGAGCCACTTCGGTTTCCTCTTCTTTTTGGAGCTCATGTAGTCTTTTTTTAAGACTAGCCACTTCCTTTATTGGTGCTATAGGGTCTTTTGATTGATATGGCCAATTGGTATTTGTTACCAAAGCTAATTCACCACCCATATAAAACACCTGTTGTAAATTCTGAGCCAAGACTTTATTGTTAATTTTTAGTGTTTCTGTTAAAAATTGGAAACACTTAATGGTAGCTATAAGATTGCTCATTAATTCATTAAAATGTGGAATGTATAGAGTGTCCATACTACTTCTGGTCACGGTTGCTTCAAAATCTATTGCAGTTTCTCGCACTCTTGCAGTGAGGTCTTCAACAACTTTAGTGGCTGCTTCAACTAATATTTGTTCTTGTTCAACTGTCAAGCTAATACCATCCACCACCAATGGATTTGGTTGAAACTGTTTTAAAGCATTGAGCAGGCTATTAAAAAACTTTGATTGTTTGTCTATATGGTCATTATTGGCAATAATTTTAGCTTTAAAGTCTTTGATGGCTTGTGTAATCATGCTCTTTTCTTCAGTGTTACATATAATGTAACCATCTTCCCCTAAATTAGAAGTTATTATTCCATTAAATTCTTGAAGTTGAATTTTTTTAGAACCATATGCCACCTTTTTACTTGCAGTTTTAATTATATCCAGTACTTTTTTATAGTGGGTATTTGTCTGTAAACGTAACTTAGGACAACATGTAGAAAGTTTTGATTTGATATGATCTTTTAACTCCTCTTCCATGAATGCATCTGCTGCCAATGCAGTAAAAATTTTAGAAATCTCCAAATTGCACTCTTTTAATGTATTGAGGTCTGTTATAGGTATGTTTAACTTTTCAGCCCATAACATTAGAAACATCAATAAGTTTTTAGACGATGAAACATTGTTGGGTAAAGACACAAATCCATTTTCTATGATAACTCCTGTTAATAATTTATCCATTGTTTCTAATATACAAGATGTTCTGTAATTAGTGCCAGTGTTTTTATCTGTAATCACAGGATAATTTAACATGTGTGTATAGCTTGACATAGCTTGAAGAGTGGCATCAATGTCAGTAAAGTTTAAGGGGTCTACCTTGAATGGTTTGATTTCTTGTTTTATGGGAGAGCGAGTTAATAAGTCTGTAGGTTGTTTATAACTACTGATGTTGTCATTTGAGGTTCGTTTTCGCTTTGCTGCATTTATTGCTGCTGATAGTTGACCTCCTTCGTGAGATTTAGCCAATATAGGTGGGTTGATAGAGGCCTCCAAAAAAGGTTTACATATTTCAGGACTCACTATAATTTTTTTTGCTATTACATCACACCTTTTTGTTTTTTGTGTCTTGTTTTTTTGTACTTCAAAGTACTCTGAGAGGGTTTGATTCCCTGAAAATTGTACTACATTGTTTTTGTCTGTTTGTAAAGGGTTGTTATCTTGAAAAAAAGAAAATGTGAGTTCAACTTTATCACCCTTTGAATCTGCTAGAATTGGGGTGGCTATAGACATGTGAACATCTTCTATGTTGAGACATTTACCCTCGATTGAGGATACGTCAATAAAAAGCTTGTTTAAAGGTTCAAATGTTGGTATCTTATATGTATTTAGAATATATTCTGTTGTGTTTTTTCCTCCATAATTTTCTGGAACAAAAAATAAAAAACATCCTGTATATTGTTCATTCGGGTCTCCAATATAGGATATTAGGGTATTTATACTCGGTGCTGTAACAACATGTGCAGGCCCACCTGTTTCTGGAATACAGTGTGGATTGAATAAATATATTTGATTGTCTTTAATGACTATAGCCATTGACATAGCATGGCTAATAAAAACTAAGTACTGTGTTATGTTTTTGTAGTTTTTAGAAAGAAGGGCTCTAAGTGACATTATAGACCCATCTGAAATTGCAGAATCTGTACTTAATAGTCCAAAAATTTCCATTGATTTAAAAATAAAGCTTCTTGTTTTTGGTGAGGCTATAAATCCTGGTATGTCTGAAAGTTGTGCATACTGTGCAGTTTTTAATCGTCCCGATTGTCTGAGTACTAAATCAATCTGAGCCCCTACCTGTAAAACCATGTCTAGATCATCTTGCTTTGTTAAGGGTGTCTGTTGGTTATAAAAGCTATACAGTAGATAACTAACACAATTGCTCAAACATTGTGAACCAGCATGTGGTCCATATATACAGTCACCTTGATGAGTAGATGCGGTCCCTAAGACATCAAAAATACAGTTTTTGATGTGTAACTTGCCTCTAGACATTGTGGACGCCTCTGCTAGTCTGTAAAAATGAGCCTTTCTATTTGTTTAAATGTCAGGTGGTTATAGTTTATAATTTCAGTGTTCTTGGACACAAAACTTCCGTGGGTAAGCTTTTCCCAGTCAATTTTAGGAGATGCTATATCATATGCATCTGTATAATGAAGTTTAATAGATTGTTTTTTTATTGGGTTTCTATTGAACAGTGGAAAAAGCTGCTGTATTTCAATCAAATCGCTTTGTTTGAATACAACTTTTGATGTAGATGATATCATGTGAATATCTGGATCCACGGGTTGTTCTATACTTTTCAGGAACATTTTAGGGTTATCACTAGCCTCAGAAAAGTTTAATATCTGTTCTACTATTTCGATTGGTAGTAGGTCAGGTAGAAATAAAAAATTAAAGTGTGATGTTAAGTTAAATGAGCAGCTCTGGAACACTTGTTTGATTATAAGGTAATACCTGTGGAAACACTGGAGGTAGTGTTTTTTTATTTTTTTAAAGTTTAATGCAGATGTGTTGATTTTAATTAAATGTTTAGAAATTTCATCTACCCTTTCTATTGTGTTTAAACAATCTATATAGGCTGAATTTAATCCCCGATGTAAATCAGCGAGAAGGGTTAAACATGAGTGTACATTCTGCTCTAAGGCTTTCACAGTGTTTTTAAAAGTGTCTATCGGAACTGTCAGCTTACCATTTTCTGTTGGTATTTTAATGTAATGAAACTGAGAATTGTAAGAGTAAGGCGTGTGACAAAACACGAAACCAATGCGGATCAGCAAGTGAACTCTTTGTAATACATTACTTACTTCGCGTAGGAACAATTTTGGGGCCTCCATGTGATTGGTGGCCAGAGGAGTGAACATTAAATTGTACAAGTAATTAATGAACAATGTGGGTATCGCCGGGCTGTCTGGGATCATTCCTTGAATTATATTCCACAGATCTTGTATGTAATAAAGAAGTGTAGATATAGACCCAGATCCTTCAGATTGAAGCAGTATATGGGTTAGTTCAAAGTACACCAAGGTTAGGGATCTCTTGATATGGAAGAGACCAGGGGCGTCTTCAACCGCAAAGGCGATCAACCATCTGATATGAACCAAGGCTTGGTTTCTTTGAACTGTGTTTTCTAGTATGGCTAAAAGAGTCGGTAGCACCTGATATCTAGTAAATTCCAAAGCAAATTGTGGATGTGATGTAATGTCTATTGAGTACTGAGAGTCTCCTACTTTTAGTTGCTTACAAAACGCCTTTACCTGCTCGTAGGATACGTTTGTCATTGTTGATGTGACGGAATTTTTAAATGTGTTGTGATATTTTAGTATAGTGTTTAACCTCCAATCCCTATGTGCTGCTACCCCCAATAAAGACCTCATAAATGCAGACGATATATTGGTAGCTATTTCAAAAAGCTGCTTTTCTGGCACCTCTGGTTGGAGGATTTTGAGGGTTGAGCTCACTGTCCATGGGAATGGACAGACTAAACCTAGTTGTTGATTTGCATGCTCTGCTTCTAAGTTGGCCCGTCTGAACAAATTTTCAAGAAAATTAAAGGATGTAGAACTAGGACTACATTTTTGTAAGCCCTGATAAAAAAGATTTCCAAAAATAACTATGTAATGTAAAGAGGTCAAAAAGGATGCCATACTGTACCATCTTGTATGGGTTGTTTGGTGAGCTATAGATAAGAGGCCACAAAAAGTAGAGCAGTTGTTTATATCAAGTGCACACTGTGCTAAAATCAAACGAATGCTTTCTACTTCTTGTAAAGCAAATGGTGATTTACCCTGTGTTGCTTTTTGAATTTTATTAGATAATCGTTGAAGAAACTCATCACATTTTATAAGAAATTTGTTTATAACATGATCTGAACATTGGTGAGAGATGTTGTGAAACAATGCTTCAAAAATAAAATCATAAAGAAACATGTACTCTGGGTTAAGTTTGATTAAATCTTCATCTAGAAAACCTAAAATGGGAGTTCCTGATAGGTGGGAAGTGTCCCCAGAAAATATTTGAAAAATATTGTCAGCATGTTGCTTAGCAATAGGTAACAAACATAGATCTTCTGTAGAACTTGAAAAAGAAATAAAAAGCTTAGAATGTGTCTTTAGAAGCTTATCTGCTAGATCTTGCAAAGTTGGTGATTTGTCAAGTTTCAGTAAACTCTTACTTTTAAAATATGAAGTGACAAGCCAAAGCTCTATTAGTGGCCTGTCTGGAGTCAAAGGAGATGAAAGTTCTATAATAGGAGGTTTAGCCCAATGAGTCTCGTATGCAAATAGGACCACATCTTCAACCCATTTAAAACACACAAAAGTATTCGGTATAGACATATAAAATGGTACAGTTGATATATCTATATCCTTCAAATGGGTTATGAAGTGTTGTAGAGACAGTAAAATAGATTTGTTGTTGATTATCACAGCAGGGTCAACCTCTGGTAACAATGTGATATGAGAAAGACTTTTGTGAACTTCTTGCATTACCCCAATATAATCAGTTAAAGTACACCTCCTAAAGGGCATTTTAGTGAATGTAGACACACGTAATAAAAAGAATATTGGATACGTGGAAATAAATGTAAGATAGGCATTGGACTCTAACTTTAGAGTATTTAAAAAGTTGATGACAGTCTCTGAATCTATAAGATCCTCTATATTGAGAGGTCTAAGCTCCAACTCCACCAACTCCTTGATCTTTTTTAAGCTGTTGTTAGCACCGAGTAAATTTTGTGTGACCTTTTGAAGTGAATTCATTTTTAGGTATGAAGACTATACCACAAAGATACGAAAAAATTACCAAGGATTTTTCAGGCTTAATACCACCTAAAAGTCATAAATTTTCTTTAGCTAGTAAATCAGGCTTGGTAAATATCACAAACACTGTTGCTAAATATGCTCCTAAAATATCAATTAGTTCATTGATTAATCAACACGCAGGGGTTTTTGACCCTCCATATAGACAACCTCAATTTGGAGAATTTTTAATTTTTGCAAGAACACTTCATAGCCAAGAGCCTATTGGAACATTTTTATTTACTTTTAAACAACAGGAAGCAGTGGGGGAAAATGTGGATATTATTTTTTCTCCTGTATCTCTGTTCAAAGTGTCCAGGTTACAGGAAGAGTCTGGGCCTAATACTTATCGTATGGCTAATATTTGGTATGAACAGGAAACTGATATTTTACAGTCAGTTCCCAATATCCAGGAATTGTTTGATAATGGAACTTTTCATAAACACCTTACACCAGTAGGTCCTTTGGTTCAAAATGTAAATAGTACTTATTTGAATAAGGTTGTTTCTGTGGTCAGAGGTGAAGTTTTGACTAAGAGGACACCTAGAGAGAATGTGAAACTACTACTCCCAGCTGACCTGTATTTCAACTTGGATGAAAGTTTATTTCCACATCTAATAGATAAAGAACCTTCTCATTTAAATGTTTTTTATTATGCATGTATTACATACACAAGGGTTTTTGACCAGCCAGCTGCATCTGTGATGTTTTTTAGAACTAGTAAGGGTTTATGTGAAGTTATGATGCAATTGAAACTGTTTTTTTCAAATCTTATAACAAATAGACTAGCTTATGGGGAAGCAGGTCAACTGAATATAAAAAGGGTGAATCTGGGAGCATTGTGTAAAGTTGGATACTCTTCTGCTCAGACACAACCTAACCAGAAAAGTGTGCTTATTAGAGGAGCAGCTTTTTCTGTTGTTGAAATACCAGATTTCATAACCGATCCTGGTTCTTGGGTTAGTTTGATTTAAGATATGATGGCAGCCATTGATGGTAATGAGTCTGCATTACAGTATCTAATTAATTCTCTTAAAATATCTGCTGGATGGGATCTTGAGGCTAATAAAATGGCTGGAAGACTAGAGCATATGCGAATGGCCAAAAAAACTACAAAATCTACACAAGAGTATGTTGCAAAGTTTGGTAGCATGTTACAGTCTGATGTTTATAAATTCTTGTCTAAGTATAGTACTATGATAGACCATGTATGTGCAACATACAGAAACAGCCCTGACTATGAATTTCTGACTAGCAGAGGATACCTTTCTGCTAAGAGATTTTATGATACTTATGTGTTGAGAACTTATGATAATAGTTGCTATGAAACACCTATACAAATGTTTGTAAGAATGTCTGTCTTTTTTACTTGTCAAGTTTTAAAACATAGATATCTACTGAGAGCCCTGACTGCTATTCAGTTGGATAGTTGGGGAGTCGATACGTGCACAGAAGAAGAAATTTTTTATTATTTTTTTGAGACAATATCAAGCTTGTTAGTATGCTGTGCAACCCCCATTATGAGATCAGCTGGAGTAGAGGGGCAAAGTTTGGCAAGTTGTTTTATATTGGCTAAAGATATGTCTTCTGATGAAAACACTCTTTCTACTTTGGCTGGAGATCTTCTACCACTACTGCAGTCCCAATCGGGGGTTGGTATGGATGTAACTAGTTTTTCTGATTCTGGTAAAAACATCATCAGTTGCCTCAAATTAATCAACGCCCAAGTTGAATTTTTCAATGACAGAAATATCAGACCTGTGAGTGTAGCTGCTTATATGGAATTGTGGCACTATCATGTTGAAGAATTTTTAAATGCTAAGCTTCCAGAAAATCCAGAAAGATGCTCTTCTATATTTCAAGGATTGTGTATCCCAAGTTTATTTTTTAAGCTTTATGAAAAGGATCCAACTACACACTGGTATCTTTTCAAACCAGATGTTGGTGCCAAATTGAGGGTCAGTTATGGAGTTAAATTTGAAGAAGAGTATCAAAGGTTGGTTCAAGAAAAGCAGTATGTTAGAGCAATTTCAGTTAAATCTCTTATGTTTATGATAGTCAATACAATAATTAAAACAGGTTCTCCATACATTCTACTCAAAGAGTCTTTGAATGAAAACCATTGGCGTGAAACCCAGGGGCAGGCAATTAACTGTGCTAATTTATGCGCCGAAATTGTTCAGGAGTCTGTCAATGGCACAGCTGTTTGCAATTTAGCTAATATTTGCCTACCCAAATGCTTGACATGTCTAAGTCCCATTACTGCTGATTATGGACAAAATAATAGAGACCTAAAATTGAGTGCACTTTCACCTGACTATATATTTTCAGATAAAAAACTAGCAATGGGAATTCAAGCTGCAGTTTTTATGGTAAATTGTAGTATCATGGGAGGTATCCTACCAACAGCATCTGCGACTCAAAAACAGGTAGAGAGATCTATGGGTATTGGTGTCCAGGGACTTGCAGATGTTTTTGCATACATGAACATGTGTTATGATGATCCAAGAAGTGAAAGATTGGAAGTATCTATTTTTGAACAGTTATATTATCATGCTGTTGATACCAGCAATAAAATTGTGTCTTTAGGGGAATGTCTTCCATTTCATGGATTTAAGGAGAGTAAATTAGCACAGGGTGTATTCCATTGGGAAAACTGGAACCTAAGTTCACATCATCTCCATTTAGGAGAATGGGCGTGGGATAATTTGAGGAAACGAGTTCAGAAACATGGAACATTTAATTCTCAGTTTGTAGCTCTCATGCCTACAGTTGGAACATCGCAGCTAACTGGATATTCTGAAGCATTTTATCCATTTTATGCAAATATTTCTAGTAGAGTGTCTAATAAAGAGGAAATTGTTAGATCTAACATTACCTTTTTAGAACATATAAAGCCTGAGGATATAGCACTTCTTAGAAAATATGGGGGCAATGTTACTCAAATTCCAGAACCCTTGCAAAGTATATATCGTCCATTCTTAACAGCATTTGATATCAATCCAGAAATACAGATTGCAAGGGCTTCTGCCCGTGCTCCCTTTATAGACCAGAGTCAGTCATTTTCATTTTTTCTGAAAGAACAAAATGTAAAAAATGCTAGTTATCTAAAAAATTTACTCATGCTTGGGTATAAATATAAGCTTAAAACTTTGATGTATTATTGTAGAATTCAGAAGCAATCAAATCTTACAGCATATGAATGTTTAGATACTGAGTCTGACATCACTCCTAAATCAAGTGAAAAAACAGGTGATGGATTCTATAAAAAAGAGGATATGTCACACAATGTGTGTGTTAATTCAGACAGCTCTGACTGTGTGGCATGTCAGTAAACATGAATTGTACTAAATCATCTGTGGATTTTGTTAATCAGTTTTTATATACTTGTGATCATGAAGGGTTTCTAAACCTGACTCAGGAAACCTGGCAAAATAGGTGGTTTCCAAATCAAATTTCTTTATCTTCGGATGTGACAACATTCCACTTATTGACCAAAACTGAGCATGATTTTTATAAGTTCTTGTTTTCATTTTTGGGATTCTCTGAAAAACTTGTTAACTTTAACATTGAGGATCTAATTAAGGAGTTTAACAGTCATGATGTGGCGCATTACTATACTGAGCAAATGGCAATGGAGAACATCCATGGAAAAGTATATGCAAATATTTTAAATATGTTTTTTAATAACAATATGGGAGAACTTAAAAAATATGCCATAACAATTTTAGATGACAATGCACTTAAAGATAAGTTACATTGGCTTCATAAAAGAGTCATTAATGCTAAAACTAGAGCAGAGAAGGTATTGTTGTTCTTGTTGATAGAGGGAATTTTTTTTATCAGTTCATTTTACTGTATTGCCTTACTAAGAATAAAAGGGGTTATGAATGGGGTTTGTTTAGCCAATGATTACATTTCTAGAGATGAGTGGATTCATACTAGAGCGGCTGCCTTGTTGTACAACACTATGATTCATGACAGAGAGAAGCCTACATCCGAGTGGATCTATAATCTCTTTCAAGAGGCCGTTGATGTGGAAACTGCTTTTATTGAACGCAAGGGGTGTCATCTCTCATCGGAAAAGCTTTTGGACATTAATCAGTTTTTACAGGCCACTGCTGACCGGATTTTAAAAAGTATTAACTTAAGGCCTCTCTACAATGTGAGACCACCACCAGACTGCCCTCTAGTGTATATAGGATGTATTAAAAATGTAAATTTTTTTGAACGGGAGAGTTCGGATTACACAACAGCTGTTGCCGATGATTTATAACCCAAGTTGCATTTTAGTAGTTAAAACATTGTAATTGAATCAGAGGCACAATATATAAGCTTTCAAAACCAGTTGATACATTACAACTCACTAACTCTTTTGAGAGGCTGTAGGCCTTTTGACAATGGAAGCTAAAATTACTACTCACTATGCTAGATTCAATATTGATAATATTAAGAAAGCTATGAAGGTATATAGTCATATAAAAATACCAGCTAAAAAGGGGTTACTGCAGATTGTTGGGTCAAAGACTCACCAAGAGTTTCAGATTTTGGCTAATGTTGGTACCGGAGGTGTTCTGGTTTACAAAGTCTTCAATCCTTTTGACAAGTTTACTATATATGAAGATGGTGAAGAAAATGTTTCTATTTCCTTCCAAAATCAACCTTTGGGAAATAACTATATTCATGGAAAAGAACTATTTTCTCCTATTGTGAATCAAGCGTCTATGACTTTTTATAAAAGACCAGGAAAAAATGAGCCTGAATTTGTGAAGTCTGAATTTACTTTGAATGATAATGATACTAGATTGTGTCACTATACATCTATCACCTCATGGCCTATACCAATACATACATTTAAGATGAAGGCTATACATTCTAGACTTGCATTGTCTATTAAAACAGCAACCATGCTTCAAAAGTGGCTAAGGGAGAAAAAAGGTTCATCTGATCAAGTAGTTAAAATAACTGTAAATCAATCTCTATTAGTGGCAGTTTTTACTATTGGTGAAAATAGTAAAACTATAGATTTCCAACCAGTAACTTGTGAACCAGAGAATGCATTAAAGGTGGCTGAGAAGCAAGGAGATTATGGATTAATACTAACAAATTTAGAATTTTATGCTAACCTGGACTCATTGATACAATCTTTAGGACTTTGTAAGTTAGCGGCAACATATACTCCTTGTATTTGCTTTCATCCTGAGAATGTTGTTGAGGTGATTGGACTCCCATTAAAAGGAGTAAAGGACTTTAATTCATCTGTATCAGTTTTGCTCATAAAAGCTCGAATAAAGGCTCCACAACGAGAATCTCCATCTACTCTAAGAACAAAGTACAGTTCTCTTGAAGATTCTGAAGAAGAAACAGAAGAGGCAATAAATTATTTGACACAGAATCAAGGCATTTCAGCAACTAACACATTAGATGACTTGGTTCGAGAGGAAATTGAGAAAGAAAAAGTAAGACACAAGTCATTAGGAACATCGTCCAAGAAACGGAAGTTAGAGGACATTAACTCATCTAAATCAAAACATTCCAAGATTACAACATAATTTTTTCTAAAAATGAAGGTTGTTTCTGAACCATGTTTTTTAAAAACTGCCCTTGCCTCTTTTTTAATGGGAAGTTTATGTTCAACAATGTTTTTATGGTGTTATATTTTTGTATCTCTTTTTACATTCACATTTTTTTTGTCTGTGATGTCACATATCTATTCTGAGTATATACTTGTTTTGTATGCCCATCTTATGATTATTTGTTTTTGTGACTTCAGTAAAAAGTTAAATCAAATTCTTCCTACTTTAGGGTGGATTAGTGTCATAGTTACTGTTCTGGCATTCTCGTTTTGTTATTATAACATTATTCCCGATTATACACTTCCATGTATTTTTATAATTAATGCATTTTTGTTATCATTTTGGGTCCCTGGAACTGTAGAGGTCATATATTTGTGTCAAAATGTTGTGCATCACTATTTTGAAATGGGATTTTATTTTGCAGTGATAGTATACCATGGCCTTGTAACAATAGGAGCATTTGAAACTGCTATATTTTTAATACCATTTTGCTTTTTTATTTGTGTTGGTGTGCATGCATTTTGTTATTTTAAAAATAGTATAGAATATTTTAATGCATTGGATAAACGAAAGGCCATTTTTATATGTGGGGGTGATAAATATATCACCTTTAAGTTTTATGAGGTACTCCATCTAATATTTGTGGAAATTCTAACAAGCCTATTTCTTTGCACAGGGATGAATATTGCTATAGCAGCTACTGCAACATACACTACAGTTTTTCACGTCTTGGGAAATTATGTATATTTAATGTATTTTGGTACTTTTTGTTGTGGTTGGATAAGCATACCAAATAGGGCAATTTCTTGCACATTCACTGCAGCAAACATTGTCTTAATTATCTCACTGTTTATGATTGAATATGATGCATACACTTCAACATTTATCTTTTTGATCAGCTTTTTTTGTTATACAAGTGCATTAAATTGTGAACTGGCTATTCTGCTTAAAAAATTGGACAGGGCTGTAAATGCACCTAAATTTTTTTTATTTTTTCGCATATTGTGCAATTTTATAGTCTCTGTGAATCTAACACTTCAAAAAATATTTTAATAAAAATAGTAACATTGAGTCTTTTCTGTGTTTTATTCATTTATTTTCTATGAATTTCTCTGGTCCTGTATACAGGCTTAGTACCATATACAAAAGTCCTAAGTTGAGGAATAGAAAAGAATCATTTTTAACTTTTATTTTTTATTAAGGAGGCTTTAACAAATAGTTTAAATGACAGTCCAAATACTACAATAATACTTTTAGTAGAAATGAAATTATAGCTCCTATAGCTGAACCCAATACCATTATAATATTTATTACAGTTTCAGGTGGTTTAGTGTGGCGCTTTGGGTTTATATTTGTGAACATTGTAATTATACACAAACTAGTAAAATAGCCATTAGAAAGAGCCAAAACACCAATGAATAGGGCAAACCATCCTGGATTTAAAAAATATACAGGTAGGTTATGTCTAGGGTGAATGTTACAAAAAAGTATCAGGGGAATTAAGACTATTCTAAAACATACTAGTAGTGGTATCCAGGTGATGGTCTTTTTAGGCCATATGATAAACATTGTTAACATTCTCCCAATCAACTCCCAGATACTGTAGTTCAGAAAACAAATTATTGGAACAAAATATTGATTGGTGGTAATTTCTGTGGTACTATTAAGTGTGGATGGCTTAATATCTACCGCAACTGATGGAAATACTCCTATTGTTGTGACATAAAGGGCACATATTGATGTTGCAGGCATAAAAAGATTTTTATATTTAAATTTTTTACGTGCATTATGTTTTACAAGTGGGATATGTTGAAATGCATCATATGGTTTTTTTACAATACTAAACATTTTGAAGAAACGCAGTGTATGTAGAGTAAAATACAAAAATATGCTAAGGGCAAATATAGCACTGGCAACAATAAAATATATAAATGTACTGTCTGTAAGTGGTAGGCCTGTACTGGTAATGAGAAGCATGATACATATTGAATAGAGTCCCGCCAGACCCTGTCCAACTATAAAAGCATGGGTATAGATTGAGGGAAATAAACTAACAAGGTTGAATACACTGGCCTGTAGTATCGACCCTAGTGAGTTAGCCAATATCACGGTGATTAAAATAATTATAAAAAACAGTGTGATTTCCATAGGAACAAGGACTAAAAAAGAGGTAAATAAAAATATACCAAGAATACCTAATAAACTTCCAGCAATTCTGACAGGTTCTGAAATATTTTCTTGAATTATGGGACTGAAGCAAGTAAATATCAAAACTGAACATACTGCACACAGGGTTATGGAATTTGTAAAGATGCCTTCTAGAATGGAAGAGTAGTTAGTGGAATTTGGGGGAGTTATTAGTGAAATGTTATTGATAAGCTTACTTGTAAAGTAAGATGTTGCAGTAATATAAACATTCCATGGAAGTACAGAACACAGGGACAAAATTAAAAAGACAATCCATATGTATTTGTACTTGTCTTCTATTGTGTGGCTCATTATGGCTACAGCATGTAAATCAGACACCATTTGAATTTCATTGAATATTTATTGTTTTTAATACTTATCAGTAATACATAGCATTATTAGTTAACTAATATAAATGTTGCCAAGTTAATTACTAACACTATAACACAACATACTAAAAAGTTTGAGATTAAGAACGCATTGTTTATGGTCCAGGGAAAAACAATAGTCCTTGTGTTGATACATTTGAACCAATGGTGGCAGCCAAAGTGCCAGCACACTCTGCTGACTTTGGACCCGAACATGGTTGTTTGGCATAAAGGCTATGACAGATTCCAGAAATAGTTCCAGGTTTGTAAAAATCTAGTATTTCCTTAAAATAGTCTAAAATTTCCAGGTTATCAAACAGATGGGCTTGATACAAAGAAGGTACTGTCAAACAACATACTATTAACAGTTGCAGGTTAGACATAATTTTTACCTCTTGCAATAGAGCACCGGCATCAACCAGTCTATTACAAGAGCAGATTAGGTAAGTAATCTGTCTACATACAGCTGAGCAATTTCTATCTTTCTCAACACAGCATAGAATATTTTTGAGTTTAAACATAATTTGATGACTTAAGAAAGGGGCAGTACTTAAAATTATATCAGCACTGTCTGATAGATGTATGTTGTTTTCAACACATAACTGAGCATATTGCATAGTTTCTTCTAGAAACAAAGCAAGAGTTTGTAATGTACCACAGGCCATAGTATCTTTTCTCAGATTAATATATGCAGCTACATTTTTTGATTGAGTTGCAAAGGCCCTAATGGCATGAAAGTTTACTTGTAAAAGTTCCAATGGTGCAATCTTACATTCTAGAGATTTATTAACCATTCCCATTTCTGCAAGTTTAAGAATATACCTGTCATTTAAATTTTCACTTTGAAATACAACTGAATTATTCTGAACAGTTTTTGGTGCTCTGATAAAAATGTTATCAGTAACACCATCCAGAAACATTGAACAATCCTTAGTAAATCTAACATTATTAGGCTCCAACCTCATTTTTTGAAAACAATGCTGAATATAACTATTTCTTTTAAATGTATTACAACCCATCATTTTCTTATTTCCACTATTGTTATAGTAAATCTTTTCAACCTTTGATTTACAATAGTCAGGTTCTCTGGTTCTCTTTCTACTCATATGTGCTCCTTGTCTAGCCCATTTGTCTTGAGGATCTGAATAGACATTCAAATGAGATACATCAGAAGTATAAGTAGAGGTTCGAACCTCTTTTGATTTACCAGAAAAGGCTCTTTGTAGGACAATGGGATGTTGATCCTTATTTGGTGTAGTTTTAAATTTTCTGGGTGCTGTTTTTTTTTGTGGTTGTTCATCTTCACTTTCAGTGGAACTGGTGCTAGAATTGGAAGCTTCTTCAGACATTTCATAGTCTACCAGGCCCCCAGTTTGTTGAGCAGATTTTTCCACAGTATCATGTGATTCTACATATGATACAGTTTGGTCTTGATTGTTGTTGACACTGGCCGCAATTGCATTAAATGCTTCAATCGCTTTTGTTGTTAGGTCAATGTCACATCCATCCTCTTCAAATTCAGGTAGATCTAAATAATATTAAAGATACATTTAGTTTTATAATTATCAATTCAAACACACATTAGATACTTATGCAATATATAGAGAAACATAATGTTACCTTCGAGTAGAGTCTTCATAACATCTTCATCCAAAAGCATAGCTTGAGCCATTTGGCTTCTAATAGTAGGTCCTCAATCACCTAGGTCTACAGGCAGCAGTGTGATGGATGAACAGTCAAATAAACTCTTTATATACCCTCTATGGTACTCCTCAATGGAATACGTAATGAAAGGTGTGCCTTGGGTTTATTATTATTACATTTGCTTGCAAAACATTGACTCATTAATGTTGCTATTACATAAGATGTCTGATGGGTATATAAAACAACGTAAATCCTTACACCCTGTGTTTTATTTTTGTGATTATGTGAAATACATACAAAGTTGGATCCTCGACAAGGTTTAATTTGTATGATGTTATGGCTAGTAGGGACAAATTTCACATTCTGAAATTGTGGTGTTTTTTCATCTGGAAAATGGGCTTTGATATTCTGATGTATTTTAGGCCATAGAGTTTGACTAAACCATTCAATGAAATTGACTCCAGTTACCTTTTCTATTTCATCATCTATTGTGGTTAGAGAAAGAGGAAGTTGTTCTTTGGCTTTTTGTATCAAAAAATGTTCGCTGATATCTTTAATGTTAGAGATAAGTTTAGTAGTAGCCTGGTTTGAATCAGATGAGTTTGAATGGTGCAATAGGTGTTTTATATTAAGAGCATTATAAACATATTCAGTTTTATCCTGAGAATTAGGATGACATACAATAATTTTTAGTAAACGTTCCAAAACCCCACTTGTATTTACCTTGTAGGTATGAGGAATTCGAACACACCTACCCCTATAGTAAATTCCAGTATCAAATGGACCATCATTGTCTAAAATATTTGGACTCAACTCTAAAAAAATTGGATTCATTTTTACAATTCTATTCAGAATTTTTACTAGCTCAACTAAAGGCTCAGAACCAACAATTGCAGTTCCCTTGGGAAGAGGGGTAATAATTCTAAGTCCAAGTTTTTCATTACAGTGACAGAATAACTCCCCTTCAATGTCCCACTCAATAGGGGGACATGCAGATTTAAAAAAATACACTGGGTGCTCATTTGGCTCCACATTCCCTAGAAGTTGTAGAACTTGCAATAAGTCATCTCTTATGGTTAAACATAGACTATAAATTTTTTGTAATGAAAGACCTCTGACTTGTAGAGGTAAATCTAGATCGAGGACTAAATTAAAAACAGGAAGCCTGGAATTAAAATACTCGTGTCTGGATAATTGTAGCTGATCTTTAATGGCATTACATGTAAAAAAGGCCTCTTTATAACAAATTCTTTCAGTTATTTGCATGTCTGTTAAACTTGTTTCCCAATTCGGCTCATGAGGTAGTATTATCATTTTTTTCCAGTACTCTGAAATTATCTCTTGATTAACTAATACAAAAAAGTTTTTATTAAGAAACTGGCATCTGTATACAGGGTTCACTAAAACTTCAGAAAAAATGTCACTTTTGCATATACTTCTTACATCATCTGGCCCAGTAGCTGCCAGGTCTAGTAGCCCCTGTAATTCTTCATTTAAAAGTAAGTAAGGTGATTCCTTGTTAATTGATTTTATTAGCTTCTGAACCTCTCTTGATAGTCCAGACCAAAACTGAAAGTTGCTTGTATTAGAGGTACTGACATATGAGTAACCCTTCACATTTGACAAGTAAACATACTTAATTGAAATGTGATTGCTTAGGTATGTATTTTTATTGTAGTATGTACTCATTTTATCTTTAAATGAATCATCTATAAATTTTGTTAAAATTGGAGTAGACTGAACAGTAGATATATGTAGGCTGTTTGTTTGAAGTGAATACTCCAGAAAGTTTTTTTTTCCAAGACATTGAAAAAATGACAAATAAATGTAATGAATTAAATCTTGGTTTGACAGCATTAGTTTCCCTCTAAATGAATTAATACAGGAATCAATAGCTTTAGACTCCAAATGGTCTCTCTCTAGTTTCAGATTTACATATTTTTTAAATTCTGGAACAGCTGGTAAAAACTCTGAGTTTCCAAACATAGAACCTAGTTCAAAAAAATTAGCAATGTTTGCCAATGACTGGCCTTTTGATTTGCTAAACAGAAAAGATAAATGAGTCAAAGTTTCAATGGTGCAAGCATGGTTTTCAAAAAAATATAAACTAGCAACGAGAACAAATGTTGCTTCAAATGTTCCAAATGTAGTAATCATCCAAAATGGAGACGGTGCAATTCTAAAAAGTTTGCGTAAAGTTATAACAAACTTTGCCCTGAACCAATAAATTATACTCTTAATGTCCTCGTGGTGACTCAGTTGGGTATTAGCTTTACTACACATTAGAACATCTAGTATAGGTTTATAGTATTTTCTTGTGGCCTTATGATTGACTGTAGACTGAATATCAGAGGCAGACAAAGGAGCCCCTTGTAATAAAAAAGTTAATGCTTTATGCCAAGGTAGTCTAACCTGGAATACAGGCAAACATTTTGCACAACATCCTGGCCTCTTAACAGGCAGAGCGAGGACTAAAAATATATCTGAAACTGTTATATTATAGGAGTAGCAGTTGTGTATTATACAAAAAAAGTTACAATTATTATCTGTGTTGGTTAGGATATCAGTAATAATTTCAGCACTGTCTCCATCGGTAGCAAAAATTGCTGTAAACGTTGGGATTGAATCTACTTGTTTACACAATGTCAAATTGGCTTCAGTTTTCATGTTGTGGACTATGGCCCTTTGGTAGGCTCACTCCTCGATATGAAAGGCTTTTAAGTAATAATGATGAATACAGTAGAATTAAATCAGAAATAGATATAGGATTACCTCCTGGGGTTTCAATTGGAGATATGTTTCAAAACAACCAAAGTACAGAAATTCTTAAACAAGCTTATCTACTAGCAGTACAATCCAATAATATAACAGACTATTTACAACGCTTTGATTGTGTGAGAATACCAGAAAGCTGTAAACACACAATTGCTAATCAAATCAGTAAACTCAAATCAGTTCAGTATATAATTTGGAATACAATGATTTCTATGGCAATTGGTAATGTTACTATTGATGATTCAGCCTTAAAAGCACTACTGGATAAACAAGCTGGGGAGTCTATAGCTTTAATTGAAATGGAGAAGCTTGTAACAGCCCTTCAGATGGATGTTTCAAAAAATTGGGCACATGAGATTGCTCAGACTGTTGTTCAGCCTCCTCAGAGTGTAATTACTATAACTAATAACCCAGATTTACAAACTCTAACAAATCCCAATCAAACCACATCAAAGAATTCAAATAAACAAATTGAGATCCTAAATTAATAAAACAAAAAAACACATTTATAATCTAAATAAAGTTTATTTATTTTTCAATGAGCATAGTTACTGGTCTGATGATCCAAAACCTGAATCTCCTCTGACTTGTTGACACTCAATTTTCTGGGTAGGTACACATGAGTAATTTTCATTTTGGTTAACATTTTTATCCTCAACAAAACAAATTTTACTACCAGAAAATACAGAAGTTCCAATAGTACAAGATTTTGTAGTATGTGTGTTTGGTGATAATAAGTGTTTGTTGTGAATAAATGTAATTTGGCAAATTTTAGTTCCCTTTGCATAATAGACAAGACTATTTGAATAGTTTGTTAGTTTAATTTCTAGAAAGTTTGATGTCCATTTTGTAGCTGTTACTATAGTTCCATTTATTGCTAGACCTGATCTTCCCAGAACTACTGCAGTGTATAATTTTGAAACATGAGGAGGATGTTTAAAAATGTAGATTCGTTTTGATGACATTGGAAATATAGTGATATCTTCTGGAAGATGAAGGTCATACCCTACATCATTTAAGTAATGAGGGTGACTAAGTAAATTTTGACTGGATAAATTTGGAGTAATATAGTTGAATGGAACTATACTAACTTGTAACTCCTTTGCCAATATGGTAATTGCTGAAGCTGTGGTGCTCCAAATAATAAGTTTAAGTTCGCCTGTGTATCCCGGGTCAATAACACCCAGATGACAACAAACAGCCTTATTGCTATGTCCATACAGAAAACAGCCCAGGTTTTTAGGACATTTTATGATTTTTATCCCAATTGGTACTATAGTAGGGGTAAAAGGCTCAATTAAGATATTTTGTGTATTGGTCAAAGTAAGCTCATAGCAATCTGAAATGGGAGCAAAATTGTTTGCAAAAAAGTTATAAACCAGCCTTGGTTTATATACCTCTGGTGCCATATTATTAAAATATAGTGAAGTTTAACTGTAGATAGAACCACCAGACCAAGTGCTTACAACCCAATTTATTTATAACAAAAGAAGTGGGCGGGGAACTATGACTTATATCCCTACCCTAGTAACCTTAATTCAGGTTGTTACTCTTATTGGGGCTAATGGGAGCACATCCACAACTCCTTCAACCCCCACGCCTTCAACCACCCCTTCTTTTTATGACTATTCTTGTAATTCAGATACATATACTTTGGAGCTTACTAGTTTTTCTTCCATTTGGGCAATAATTAACATGGTTGTTATTTTAATTTCAACCATCATATATCTTATTTACATATGTTTTAACAAATTTGTGAATACTATGACCTTGAACTAACTTCAGTAGGTATTTAAGGGGTGTCAGTGATATACCCTATATAACACTCTGGACAATGGCTTCTAAAAAAGGAACACCTACACATGATGATTTAGTAGAGCAATTAGAAAAACTAAAAATAGAAAACAAAAACTTAAAAAAGAAGCTTAAAAAAATTTCAGAGGAGGACGGTGGAACTGGAGTTTCATGCTCCAGTACCTTATTAACTGAAAATGCTAAGAAAGTGATGGTGTCAGCAGTGACTTCTATGTTAACTAAACAGGCCAGGGATCGGATTGAGCAAAAAGTCATGGATATCACAAGCTCTGCAGTTACTAAAGAAGATTTTGAGAAAGCAGTTAATAATGTTACTATGAGAATTGAGGTATCAACCGCGGAAGGTGAGGGAAGGGCCACATCACGTAAATCAAGAACCAGAGCCAGGTCTAAAAGTAGATCCAAACAACCAACCTAAGTTTTTATATTTTAATAAAACTTATAAAACATGAAGACATGTGACTACATTTAAAATAAAAATAATAGTTGCACTTAATCCAAGTATTCCCAAAAGGTCCACTCCTAGATTTATAGTTAGTACATCAAGCACAGACTTTATAATCACAGCATTTGTTTTTTTCGTCCTTGGGTTGACATTGATTTTTCGTGTGGGTGTTACCTAGAAACATAAAACACAGTATATATAAGTACATGTTTTGATACACCTATCAATCATTTATTTACAAATTGATTATGTTAATATGATGCATATTAATTACAATTACCACATTCATAGTAGATGAAGTCAAAGGTTTAGTTTGGTGAGTGTTGGATTGGGTGGTAGTAAGGGTTGGGGTTACCACCGATGATGTAATTTGTGAAGCGTTTTCTGTTATAACCATAGATGAATGGGAAGTGTTTGTTGTCGTTGAATAGGAATGTGAAGATTTATTTTCTGTCACTGTAGATGTTATGATTGAGGAGGATGTTTGTGAAGAAGACGTTTGTGTACTAGTTGTGGGTGCATATGCAGATGTTTGTGAAGAAGTATTTGCTGTAATTATTGTAGTAGTTAGTGAAGAGGTTTGTGCAGTAGGTGTGGACGCAAGTGACGAGGTTGTGTCAATAAACGTTACCGATGAATTATTTGTGTTAGTAGACATTGATGGAGTGATAGTACTATTACTACTGGATCTTTTGTGTCTTTTTCTACTCGTTTGTATTATCATTGATTTAACTTGGAAAACACTATCAAACTTATCAAAACATAAAACATTTGCTTTATGTATAGATGAGTTATAAGTTAATACCATTGTTCCTGGAATATTAGACATTGGAATTTGTTTGCTCATTTTTGAATTTTTTAAGGTACACTCAGATAAGTACTCTTGTTTTGAAGTGTCTGTGTATATAGAAACAGACAAAAATTTATAAAAAGTGGGAATATTTGTGACAGTTTGCACAAACATTATTGATATGCCTTTTTGGGGCCTCAAAATGAGAGCATTTAATTTATTAGCTGTTATATATGTAAAATTTTTTAAAGTGAGATTATCAAAGTGCTTTTGATCAAATGAAACATTTAAATTAAAGTGCAAATCCGTAGGTACTTCTTTTAAAATAGCAGTCAATAAAATTTTATCATATAGAATTGCTTTAGGGGCTGAAACAGACTTTAGTATTTGCACATAGGGTTTTTTTTCTAAAGGTTTAAAAGGTAGCATTTGGCACCAAACCACACCAAATGGATCTTCTATTTTTATTATAACAGCATATAAGCTTGTATACATATCCGGTGATGCTTTTAACAGTATGGCATAATGGTTGTCCAATTTTATTAGATTCACTGTAAATATGCAATCATCTATAAATTTAGATTGTAAAGTGAATGATTGTGAAAGCTGTTTTAATTTTGTTATTGAAACACTATGAACCTCACTGTTATTTGTATCGCCTAACACTATGAAAATTTGAATATTATAATTCTGAACTGAAACATTTAAAGAGTGTGGTTGCAATCCAAGTAGAAATACCCAGGTCAGGTAAGGGACTGTCCATATATGTTGTGTATGATATAGAGTTACATTGCACAACAAATCCATTGTTGTACTGTATTATCAAAATGTCGATGCAATGTTTAAATACAGAAGGGATTTGCTTTTTTTAGAAATAACCCCCACATACACAAAACCTCTTATAGTTGCAATCAAAGGCCGATCTCGGAACTGGCGTGTACCTGCTTATAAAGGCACATGTGGATTGATAAACATCATAAACATCCACTTGTGATTTGTTAAGGTCTCGCCAGTAGGTGTCGCTTACATCTCTATAGGCACCAACCCAATAGGTTTTAGTTTTGTTTATGTGACTGCGAACAAGTGACATATTATTGAAATTTCCAAAAAAAAAATAACAATTTGATATATTTACACATGCTGTAAAGCACTCTTTAAATGTATGTTTAACAGTAGTAAAATAATAACATGTATTACTGCCAACAAATGTGGCATTTGTTTTGGAACAGTTTGAACAATTGGGTTTTACACTAGAAAAGTTTATATTTAGGTTGACATATTGAGGATAATAATAGGTTGGAATATATGATCTATTTTCAATAGAGAAGTTAAATGTTTCCCAGTTGTTGGATTGAGATGGTTCAGATCTTACTTCCATATGATCCGTAATAATAAATGACCCAACCTCTACAACATTTTTTAGATGTAGCATACTATTAACTGCTAGAAGTAGGCAAATAATTGACATCATAAAAGAGCATATTGTAGTAAATACACTAGTTAGTGAGAGTTTTGAACCCATTTTAAGAAAGACTGTGGCTTTTGTGGTAAATGTTTATAAAGATTACTTAAATAGAAAGAAAGAAATTAAGTTTTAAAACATTTTTATTTTATTGTGATTATGCTAGTATGTAATAAAAATGAAGAATAGCTTCATTTTTCTTCACATTGTGGGTTTAGGAAGGATTGGTTTTAATGGAGTAGTGGTAGTTGCATTAGATGTTGGTGGTAGTTGGACTAGAGGCTCCTGTAAAAAAGATGTTACTGGACCGGATGTAGGGAGTATAAACTGTTGATGTGGTGTCATAAACTGCTGCTGCTGAGTCACAAATTGCTGCTGAGGTGTGGTCAAAATTGTTGCAGGGGCCTGGGACGTTACAAATTGATGGGTAGGTAGACAAAAAAATTTATCCTGTGTTCCGGGTTGAGATGCAAAGGCCACTGTATAAATAGGCTGAGGTTGAGGTGCAGGCAGTTGTTGATTTGCAGTTTTGTATTGCATCTGCATAGCCGTTATTAGTTTTTTTAGCTTAATATTTTCTTCTCGTGTATTTTGTAGTTTACCCCTCATGATATCAATCTGACTTTCACGAAATGCAGCAATCTGAAAAACAAAAAAGTAAAACATGTATGTGTTTTCTATCTGCTTTAAATTTTATACCTGTGTTAAATAAAAATAATTAATATACTCACCTGTTGAAGATATTCCATACGAGTTTTCACTTTGCTTCTGTATTTTCTATTTGACACATACTTTTTTAGTCTCACGATTTCACTTTCTGCCTCGTTATCATGTCCCTATATAAAAAAACACTTTCTAAATTTATACATCCATTTTATAAGACATTTTATGAGACATTAACAAATCTTATACTTACATCAGGAGTCTCTTGGAGCTTCTTAATGTTGAGAGGACTGTTTGCAGGAACAAACAAAACACTCTTCATTACAGATGAGACGTTTTGTGGGTCCATTTTCATAAACTTTTCAACATCTTCTTCACTTTGGGGTATAGAGGTGGTTGTATTTGGTACAACAGGTGGGGTAAGTATCTTCTGGGTACCGCCTTTAGGTGATCTAGACACGCTAGGTTCACATCTTTCTTCAATCCACTTGGGTGATGGTAACTTAACAAATTGCTGTTCATAGGCCTTTTGTTCCATATGGCGTTTATTTCTCAAAAGCCTCCCTGACTCAACTGGAGAGTCTGGAATATCAATTACTAGTTTACTTTCATCTAGGTCCATTGGAGGCGCATAGCGAATTGTTTCTACAGCTCTCCTTTCAGGGGGATTAGTATTGGAATGTTTTAGACTTAAGTCAACAACATGACCTGAATCCATGAGTAGATAGTAGATTCAATGTTAGATAGTACAGTATAATACACAAAGTTTAGAGGTTTTATAAAACCTGTGCAACGTTCATGGTAGAAACTTTATATAGGAACACAACATATCTTTTTAAATGAAAAGCACACTATTCACAGGTACCATTGAAATTGGCAGATTTCCAAGTATGTACATGTTTCATTCAAAGAAAAAATCCTCAAGTCTCACTTGCTGTAAACCATAGAGGTCTGTGTATGTGGTTGAGCATGTTTCCGGTGGCAAGGTGCCCAGCGGGACCGACTCAGCTGATGTTGTGGGACGTGGTGGTGACTCAGGAGGTTTTGGTAATTCATCACTACTACTCAACCCGAACATGTTCACGAGAAAGGAGTCTAACATCTCTGACTCGGGGTCTGGACCCGGCTGTTCCATGTGCGTTGAAGATGTAGCTTTAAACATTTTATTTTGGTTCTCCAACGTTGTTGTATTCTTTCTTTTTTTACATGATGTTACATTATTCATCGTAGGTGTCTGATTGAGGACATTTGATTCCACAGGTAAGGATTGATCCGATGGATATATTGCTGAGATATCGATGGTTGTGATGGAGTTGGCAATATTTTCTAAGGGATAATGTTGCTGAGCCACTTCCTGTTGTGATGGTAACTGTTGTGTGACTGTTTGGACATACGGTTGGGGCTGTTGGTAATCTCCGGGTGTTGGTACAGAGTTGGCAATATTTTCTAAGCAGTAATGTTGAGCAGTCTCCTGTTGTGGGGGTAACTGCTCTGTGACATTCTGGACACCCTGTTGGGGCTGCAGCTGATGGTCATCACTGTGTACAGGCATGTCTTTACTCATTGCATCCTGACTGCAATATAATTGAATATATTGAAAATAGTCCATTTTTATTAACTCTTTGGGATATCTAATGTACCAACTCACATCACAAACATCTTTATTAAGCATTCCTTCTGCATTGATACCTCCAATAACAGCATCTGGAAGTGAGAATGTATTAACACCTAGTATCTTAGCAAGAATGCCACAATGGGGAGCCTTGCTTGTAGGTTTCATGTTTTCCATGTTTTTAGCACTTCTACCATTGCCTTGATTACAGCCAGCCTGTTTTAAAAGGCCAATAATTGTTTGTGATTTACATGGAGGAAATGTAAATTTTAGGAACGCTTTGAGAGTATCACAAATAATATTGTTAGAATCCATCTCTTTATATAAATCACACAAGGTTTGTAGATTGTGCATAGTTTGCCTTCTTCCACTAGAAAGGTTTTTCCATGAAGCTTGACATCTAGCTCTCAGATCCATAGCAAGCACATAAAATGCCTGTGCTAGTTTTTGAGGCATATTAATCCCGGAGCAGGGAGCTGTTAGAAAAAGTCTATCAGATGCATATACAACCCTCTCTACTTGAAATTTTAATAGGGCTTGACTCATAAGGGCACATGGAACTTGATTTGCCTTTGCAGCCCTTTGTTTGTTTTTGTAACTCCTTATTAAATTCCAAAAATTAATATAGTTGAAATCAGCTATTAAACCTCCTAAAGGGCCAGCAGTCTTTCCCTCTTCTTCTATTCGACGACATACATCAAACACTTGGTTCATAAAATCCCCAGTGTCCATGTTTGATGTCATACATAAGTGAAAATTCTCCATGGTGCTTAAAATGGTGAGTTTCAATGGACCTGATATAGATATAAATTGTTCCACACAAAAAGCCCTGGGAGGGGTGAGAGCATCCTGAAAACATGAATAGAAAAAAGACATTACATAAGACCCCTCCACAACTTGAAAACTACTTTATTGCTCCAAAATGCATGATACTAGACAAATATACATTAAAAAAGTGTGATTTTATTTATATTCTTAAAATTTATAAAATTTTACTGAATAATAGAATCACATCTTATAAGATTATACCTGATATATTTACAGTGTTAAAAAAGGCAACTGTTCATCTTGCTACATATACAAGGAACCTACATTTCAAACTAAAACTGCTTGATTTACAGCAAAAGTGCACTGATATTCAAGAACTTACTCGTCTACTGCCTTATATTTTACAAAACCTAAAACAAGATCATGGACAGTGTATTTACAATTTATTTGTAAACATTTATCCATGTTTAAAATGGTATAAAAGTGCTCTTATTGGACTTAAACCTTGTATCAAAGAAGAAGTTATACAGATTTTGAAATGTGATGAAAATGTTTATTGTTTGTCATACCTTAAAAAAATTTGTAAGAGATTGGTATGTAATACAAATAATTATATTCAATCAGATTTACTACTAGACTTAACTTTTAGTATTGCTTTTAATCAAACAGTGTTTTGGATTGCAGTTGCAAAACTATATGAAAAAACATTAAATGATGAACTTCTGGATGAACAAATTACAGAAATATATAGTTTATTAAATTTTGGTATCAGAAGGTTTATGAATACCTTTGTTTCCCCTCTTAATCACACCACTACCTTGAGAGACATTGAAAACCTAATATGCTATCTAGAAAATATGCATAATAAAATAATTAAATAAAATATACCTGTTGCGAATTCATAGTGTCTTGGTTGTTCTTAAAGCTTGTACTGAAGTAAACAGCTGCTTACTTGTGTCCTGATGTGGATGGGTTATTATGTTTCAACCAGAGGGGTGTGGCTTATTTTAGAGAGGATTTTGTATTAAACATGAGATCTATAAGCTTATAGTAGCTGTGGGTATTACAGGCTTACAAACACCTGAATGATATGGAGCCTCAGCTATTCCTTCCTGTTCCAGGGGTTTCATCAGAAAATTTAAACCTATGGTTAGGACATCTCAACACATTCATACATTATGGTAAGCTTCAAGCGGCTTTAAGCAATCTCAAGACCCTTTTTAGAGAAAATGAATTTGGATTTTTGGCATCTTTAGTAATTTTGCATACAAAGTTTTGTGAATCTTTAAAGTATAAACACAAAAGTAGTTTAATTGAAGATGCAAAAAAAATTAGAGAAACTGCCATACTTTTATATAAAAAATTAAAGGACCATGAACATGACTCTGATATACAAATAATATTTGAAGATTGTAAACAGCGATTGTGTTTAATTTTAGAAGTGGAATGTGGATGTGTAGAATGTATTCACACAATTAATCAACTTACTAAAACACAACAGGCATCTAAGCCTCCATGTCTAACCCCACATGACAAACATACATCTTCTTATAAGTTTTTAACATGGGTACATCAATCTGTTGTTTTAAATCTTGATGTGAACTTACTTGAAAGTGAGGTTGATCAATTATATGAGCAATGTTACCCTTTTTCTGACTTTCCTCCTAGCCTACATGGAGAGTTAGTACTTCTAACCTCATGTTTAAATTTTACATTGCTTTTTAATTTACTTAACTATTTTATAACCCTAGAATTGGAGCTGTTAGAAACCTGTTTACAGCAACTACAGGCTAAACTTAATTTAAACACTGACAATTTGACCTCATGTGTGGAGTGCCTACTGGGTCATGCCAAAGAGTTACAGCTTGATAGCCATGTTTATGAGATTAATTGTCTTCATTTGGACAACAGCAGTAAACTTTTAAAACAAAAACTAGCACAACCAATATCCTCTTTGCAGGAATCAACACTTTCCAAAATTTTGGGCCTAAAGCCTTCTCATTCTTGTGGTGTTCAACCCAGGGTGTGGTGTAGTTCTAAAAACTCCCAATCCAAACCACAAAACCAGTTTGCAGAAGTGTGTCAGGTTTTAAGTGCTTTTAGATTAATGCATCCTAATCCACTTCAATCTGCATCTACACACAAATTTAAGGCATCACCACAAATAGTAATCCCTCCAAGGGATGAACTGCATTATTACTCTGATGATGAAGATGAGGAACCCCCATTACTAATATCTGATGATGAGGAAGATAGTGATGAGGAGCATCAAGAGCTTACTTCAGATGAAGAAGATGGTATTAATTGTAATTTTAAATTACTCATTTCAGATGAGGAGGATGAATCAGTAGATACTCAACAACTAAGTTTCATATATGATAAAAATAAAGGTGAAACAGGGGTCAATAAAACTCATATAAAAACAACTCAAAAGAATGAAAGTGAGGATGATAATGACCTAAGACTAAACTTTGGTTACTATAGAGAAAATACCTAATATTAAAAATACACAATGTAATCTGTACCCTTTACAACAGACAACATGAACTATTACTGGTTTATATTTGTTTTGTATATGTTTTATCCAGTCATTTATTGTAGCCCTACTTTACCATGTTGTGATATTAATGTGAAAGATGTATCTAAAATGGCATCTGTCTTTGAAGCCTCCAAAATTGTACTAACATTGCCTCAAACGTGTCAAAATGTCAACGTGGCAACAATACATGTAAAACCACAAAACACTTCAGTAACTAAAACCATATGTGTGAATGGTTTCAATGTGATGTCATTCTTACTCCATCTGTTTCAAAGAATTTCATATAATCATCCACAGGCATTGAATTACACATTCATCTCATATCTGGAAAAGTATAAAGAGCAGTTTGCACACAACTTTTCCATACAAACTGCCAACAGCAGTAGGTTTAGTCTAAAAAATATTTCTTCAAAAAAAGGTAAAAATAAAAAAAAGAAACAAAATACAACACCCAACAAACAAAAATTACAAGTTTTAACAGTGGATACTGAAACTATAAACAGTAACACCTTTACCTATAATGGATGATTGGCTTAAAAAGCATGTATGGGGTGCGCAAAACTATGAAAATGATAATATAACAGAAGATAAACTTTTGTTAACACCTGAATGGCTTTATTTTTTGGAGCTTTCTCCATTTCTCAAGAAAAAGCTACATAGACTAATAGAAACCATTGCAAAATTGAGTCTGACTACTACTATTTACCCACCTAATGAAAAAATTATGTATTGGTCTAAAATTTGTAATCCTATAGATATTAAAGTTATAATTCTAGGACAAGACCCATATCATGGAGGTCAGGCTACTGGACTTGCCTTTAGTGTTTTAAGAGAATATCCTATTCCCCCAAGTCTTAAAAATATTTACCAAGAAATATCAAGAACTGACTCCGCGTTTATAACACCCACTCATGGATGCCTTGATGGATGGGGTAAACAAGGGGTTCTATTATTGAATACAGTTTTAACGGTTGAGCAAGGAAAACCTGGATCCCATAGTGATTTAGGATGGGTGTGGTTTACAAATTATGTGATAAATAAGCTATCAGAAAAGTTATATAACTGTGTGTTTATGCTATGGGGTTCTAAAGCAATTGAGAAGGCATCTCTTATAAACTCCCAACAACATCTAGTACTTAAAGCACAACACCCCTCACCTCTTGCTGCTAATAGCATCAGAACATCTAAGTGGCCTAAATTTATTGGCTGTGATCATTTTATACAGGCTAATAACTATTTAAAAGAGCATAATAAGAATCCAATTGATTGGAATTTATTATAAGAATTGATAAAACCAAAATTATAATTATGGCTATGTTTTATAGAAAACATAGCATTTCTAGTGGCAGTGATGACCCTGAAGAATGTGGCCTACCAGGTGAAGATTGGTCAAGTGATGATGTATTTGAAACCCCCGCTAATAATGTTACAAAAACATGTAAAAAAAAAAACAGAAAACTTCATTGGTCCAGTACAAGTGATAGTGGTAGCAGTGATCAAGACCATACTGAAGAATCTAGTGATGGTGAAGAAGATGGACAAGAAAAAAATGTTGCAGCTTTCATTAATGTGAAGGCCAAAGAGGCTTCAAGATTATGGCCTGATACTAGTAGTGGGGATAGTGATATTGAAGGTACCAGTAACAGTGAAGATGAATCTGTGAAAGCATTGCTTAACAAAAAAGCCAAAGAGGCCTCAAAAATGGGATCTGATACCAGCGACAGTGAAGAAGATATTTCAGCTTTTATTAAAACTCAGGCTAAAAAGGCATCAAAAATAGGATCTGATACTAGTAACAGTGAGGAATCTGATGACCCTTGTACTCATAGCAAAGGAAGAAAACGGGGGAGGTCCAATAAAGACACAACACAGGGTAGTAGTAGTAAGATGAGATGTGTTCCTCTGACCGGTACCCCACCTATCACTGGAAACAGCAACTACATGTGGCCATGGAATGAATAAAATAAATAAAGATACAAGTTTCTTTTGTGTGTACTTATTTTTTAATAAATAAGTAATGTGTTTGGGTTGTTAATAGCTTGAATAATGTATTGTGATGCCTGGCTTGTCTGTTCTTCAGCGTCCATAACCTTCAAAGGATTACAGTCTAAAACTAGATGCTCAGGATTGGTGGCTCTAGAGATAGCAACATAGATTAAACTCTTTCTAATCTTTTTGTGATTTCCAAAGCAAACAGCCACTCTGTTTAGGGACATTCCCTGTGCTTTTACTATAGTCATTGCCAACTTTGAACTCACACCATAATCCCTAACACTACAAATATGAAACATGTTTCCATTATCTATAGTTTCTGTGAGTTTATTTGTATTATTTTCCAAACAAGATATGAATCCAGATGAATCTTCTACCACTAAAACTGGCATTTTAGTTTCTGTTAAATTTTTATTAATAGATGTAGTATGAAGCTTTCCAAAATTTACTGGAATAAATGTATATCCCTTAAGCTTATATGATTCTACCGTAGATGCATAGTCTAAAAGGCCTGGAAGCCTTTCCGAGGTTGAAGTATAGTTAACTTTATCACATATTGAGATATTAACAGTGAATGTAATAAAGTTTTCATCCCCAGAAAACTTTAACATCTTTTTAGCTAAATGTAACCTGGTCATAAACACATCTTTTAGTGAAGAATAGTATGACAGTAACAAAGGAAGAGATGCGGAGGATGCTGAAGGAGGTGGCTGCACCAAATAATAGAATGTGTCCTGCTCAAGATTTGTAATGTCTGTAGTTTCTAGTGTTTTATTGAATGATGTTAAATTGTCTGGTATAGGCAACCCTGACAATTTTGTAATAAACTCTTCATTGTGCTGCTCCATACCATACTTGTAAAACATATACATGCCATTATAAAGTAAGGTATTCAAAAAGCTGTATACAAACTCTGGTTGGTCATGGGCATGATTTTCTATAAATGACTCACTTTCTAAGATAGCTTTAAAATGATCAAATGTACCCATATAACCACAAACACACTTTTTGGTTTTACCATTTACAGAAACATAGCTATTCTGGACATAGTTCACTGAGTAAGTAACCCTAATAACTTCTTCATTGGTTTCAGTGACAACAGCTGACATATCCTGATCAATAAATTGAGAGTAATTACTTAATCTGCACAGATTTTTATTTAACCATTCTGTAACTGAAAGCCCAGATACATGCACCTCATCCTTATAAGCCTCAAATGTTTGAGAAAAAACATCACAAACTATAGGGCAAGTAAAAAGCTTAGGGCCTGCATCCCCATCACTATTTGATGAAAGTGCTGTATGAAGAGACGCGAGGTAATTTTTTACTTCATTATGAGACACAAATAGCCGTGTCCAACCAATATATTCTAATGGGTTTAAAATTTTGCTACGTGGTACTATGAATCTGTCTATATAGTCCATTGTTTCAGGTCCAATGTTCAAGTTATATTCTAATATTTTAAGAAGATGTCCAAATTCTGGATCTGTACATCTCTTATTATTTATAAATAGTGCCCAGTTATAGTTGAGTTGAACATAATCTGCAACAACCTTATTTTTTAAAAGAAAGGTCAACACATTATCACATTCTGATATTTGATGTTTTTGTTTTAAATGATTAAATGTCGATTGAAAGGCATCAGTTTGTGTAGGCGATCCAACACACACAATACAAGGTATTCTTCCAGTCTTATAAAGGGGTGTTTCTAGCCAGCTATTGTAAAACCAATATAAACACACAACAGCTGTCAAGATATGTGAAGAAAGAGTACCCGCTTCATCTATAACAATAACATTAGTACTCCATAAAGAGGGAGTGCCTATTTTGCTTAAGGTTTGAAAGGCCTGGGCATTTAAACCACTATATTGACCTTTTTGTTTTTTCTTCATAAAATCCTTAATAATATCTGATATAACAGGCCAGTATTTACACAGCTCCTGATGTTGTAATTGATACACATCCTTGATAGCCATTTTAGTAACCTGTCTTGTTAATATATTAATGTGTCTACTCTTGAAACCAAATGCATTGTATATAGTTGGACAATAGGCTTTTAAACTTTGAGATAGATTTTGAGCCGCAACAGTAGTAGCCCCTGTAATAAGACAGTTTATGTTTTGATATAAGGCTGTAATACTAGTACTTTTGCCAGCACCAGCTGTTCCAGTAATAAGGTAAACAGTAAATGGTAAAAAGGGTCCAGGGCCATCATCAGGATCAAATTCAGAGTCATACCAACTCATTTCAGGGGGTGTAGTTGTTTTTAGGCTGTTTGCTTTTATTCTTTCGACGATTGTTCTAACTTTTGCATCGGAGGTCATATTAAGTATGAATCCACACTCAGGTTCCTCCATATTGGTGCATCCAACAACCACTTCGGTGAACCTGTTTGAAATTTTACAAGGAAAGTATGCGTATGTTAAAGGCCAGACATTGCACGCTAGTTTAAGAAACCCAGGTGTGTTATTTAGACAACTATTTATTCATTTATATAAAGCTACATTATCTACTTGTCTGTATGATGATGTTTTGAATGATTGGCAAAAGTTTGAAAGTGGTATTAGAATTAGATGGAATAATATAAATCATGAAACAGAGTCTTTTAAAAAATCTACTTTCAGGTCATGGACTGAGACAATTAAGATAACTTTAGATAATTTACTATTAAATAACATCCATCATATTCTTTATGCAAAAACTAATTTATCATATGAAAGGTATGTTGACTGGGTGGTTACAACGGGATTGGTGCCTATTGTTCGCAACAACCCAAATAAAGCTCTTATTAAGGACATCAAGACAGCATTCAGTCAAGCCTATAATTGTACAAGTGGAGACTATGTCACCATTAAAAACCTATTCAAAACATTTCAAAATGAACTTTCCAGTCTTTTAGAGGTCATAACTGCAATTTACATACCTGACTATTCAGAAGTTCAAATCTTGTATGGTCATGATGAAGAAACCTTCTATGCACTCTACAAGGGTAGGGTGATTCAAGTTGAAGTAATTGGCAAGCCTTGTATTTTTAACAATAGTGTGACATTTGATAGTCCTGTTCAGAGGCTTTTTCATACAATCATGTTGTGCTACAGAACTACAGAACATGCAAAATTATGTCAGCTATTAAACACTTCCCCAATGAAGGCTATTATGGGTAGCTCCACTAATAACATCTACCAAGACATTTTGACCCAGCTTGAAAATTCATCAAAAAAAACAGATCCAAAGAAAGAAATGATGCAGCTTCTTGTAAAGTTAGCTGAAAATAAAACAGTTAGTGGAGTGACTGATGTGGTTGAAGAGTTTATTACAGATGTATCTCAACATATTGTAGATAAAAACAAACTCTTAGGCGGGACCTCAGCTTCTATGGAAAGTACAACAGAGGGGCTTAAAAAACAAGTATCAGGTACAGTCTTTAAATGTCTTACTAATCAGATAAATGAACAGTTTGATACTATAAACCAAATGCAAAAAGAAAGAGAGGGCTATATTACAAAATTACATCTATTGGAGAAGATTGTAAGCAAATATCAAATGGAAAAAAATACAGTCCCATCCACGCAGTCTGACCTCTTAACAACAGACACCTTGCAATGCCTAGGTGACCTCAGTAACTCTTCTCTATGCTTGTCTTCATTTTCAGTTCCTCAAGGAAGCGCTGTCATGAATAGCTTTCTATCCCAATATGTGCCTCCGTTCAGAGAGCTAATTAAAGACCTTGAGTATCTATGGGAAAGTGAAATATTTGAGGCCTTTAAATTAACCCCAGTTGTGGATAACCAGGGGCAGAGACTTTATGTAAAATATACCCAAGACACTGTATCATCATTGTTAGGCCCCTTTACTTACATGATATGTAGACTATACCAAATGGAACTGATTACAGATGCTTACTCATCAATGAGTATTAATGATATTGCAGACAGTCTATACAAATCCAGTAGGTTATTTGTGTACATCACTGACATTGGAACTAAATATCTTCCAGAATTTATAGATACAAACACTGCTATTAATGGACTCTGTAATCCGAACCATAGTGGGATCAAAAAAGGATAGTCTGTACCAGGACATGGAGTATATGTTCACTTTTGCACTACCTCGAATGGTGTTAGAGGTCAATAGAAGTAATAATGTTTGCATAGCATCAAACAGTGAAACTTTTTTTCAAAAAGAAGAACTTGATGTTGCTGCATTGGCTAAATATGTCAGACAGAAAACTATTTCCCCTACCTACAGAGGCTTTATAATGACATGCTTACTTGAAACAGAAGACATGGTGGAAAAAATAAACCTATACCCTCATGTCTTCAAGGAAAGAGTGTTTATTTACACCCCTGTTCATAATAGTGCCATTGAGCTGTGTGTATTAATATCAATACTTGAAAACTTCACATCCCCAACATTGGTTAGTATTTTAAGTATCTTACAAAGAGCCAGGTTCATCTATACCAAATATAAATCTAAAGACACTGCCTTTCTACTAAATGGTATTGAAGCTTTAGCAGCAACCACCATAAATTACTTTGAACTTGCCAACAATGATGACCACACAACACAACCAGGGCTTTTACTTTATAAACTTCATAAGGCTATCGAGGGTGGAAGCGTGGAAAGTAAAGGCCTTCTCAAACCAATTTTTTTATATTCCTTTAAAATGGATGGTAAAGAAAATACTCTGAACAGTCAGTCCATATGCCAAAGTTTTAACATTTTTTATTCGGAAACTATTTTTACACATCATTTTAGATGCCCTCAAGTTGTATCTATTTATAAAGACAAGTGCCTTGAAGACAAGCCTAGAGTACAAATCTTTTCATAATAAAGATAAAATTTTAACCATTTCTTCTACTTGAGAGTGTGTATCTTGTGTTTGCAATGTAGATACAGGAACAACAGTATGCATACAATTTAACATCTCAGTAAGGTAGACTTTGAAGTTAACAGCAAACGCAATGGGAAATGATTCATACCAGGAAACACAACCCTGAAGAGTATGTAAAAATTTGTTTGCTTTTAAACAATCAATGGGAAGAGGGGGCTTGGAGACTTCTTTAGATAAAGGTTTATCTACAAGCCAAAATGCCACATTTAATCTATTTTTATAAAAAATTGGCAAGAAAGTGTTCAGGACGTCTATTGGAGTTTTATATTCTGTATTTATAACAAGTGATAAGCAAACAGGAAGGCATTGCATCCAACTGGATAGAGACTGTAACTGATCCACAGTACCGCTGCTGTATAATATTGTGCTATTCCAGAGGATGAACACAGACGACTGTCTATCTTCTACAGTCAAGTCCAAAAGGTCAGGATCAGGTGAAGCCTTGGGTGACGCTGACGCATACAGGAAACTGTCTCGCAGGGCTATTTTAATTTTGCTGGTTTCCTGATTTAAAGGGAAAATTGATGAAAATCATTATATGATTAAACACATACAGGAAACAAATAAGACGTGTGTATGTATGGTTATTTTACTTCAATGAATATTATATCAACCCACACTTACCGAGACTTCAACCCGATGTGGACTCTGTAAAACCACAGAACATCCTGAAATTGCAAGCCATCCGATAGAATGTTTTTTACCCCAATTCATAATTGAAGCGATCAGCAAAGCATAAAGATCAGAAACTTTTTTCTTAATAACTGCTGACCCCAATGTAATTACTTCTCTAAAAAGAGGTAGTGAAATTTCCCGAGAAAATAAAGCAGCTGTTATCCATCTAAAAAAGCTGATTTTAATTAGTGTATGTGGGTCTGAGATGAAAATTTTATCATCTGTATCAGAACAGTATGCCAGATTGAGCTCAACAGTCCATAGAGGCCACATGACCGCTGTTTCAAAAGAAAGTTCAGGAAGAATAAAATCACAAGCAAGCAAAAAATCTTTTGTTTCATCAGAGATTTCTTTTTTCCAGTGTATGAGTATATTGCCTCTTTCATAACATTTAAAACTCTTTAAATCCATTTTTTTGGGAGCTCCATAATTTAGATTAATAAATGGAAACCCTAAAAATTCTGGTTTAAAAAATGTAGGTGCGGGACTTGCAGTTGGAAAAATATACCCTAGCATTGGATGGACCCCTTGGAAGGTTTTGTATAGCTGCCAATACAACGCTCTAAAAAACTCTGATAAACATCCATTCCAGAAACTTTCAGGGTTTACCCACATAAAATGAAACTGACAGCTTGGTAGTCCCAGTTTTATAGAGCCAGTGTCCAATGGTAATAAAATTTCTTCCAATTGAAAAATATCAGTTATCTGTAAACAATCCATCCGAGATTTCTTAGCATGTTTTACATTGGTACTAGAGTCATAAGTGTATAGGCCGTGCTTTGTTTTTAAAAAAATTGATATATCAGACACTGACATTTTATTAGTCATTTGTTGGTAAAAATACCCATTTTCTTGAGTAATTTTATGTGGATTATCTGCAACAAAAAATGTTTGAACTCCTTGAACACATAAAAAAGCTCCATTTAGGTGTGTTGAAGATAAAGCATTCGAGATTGTTTGTTGAGGAGAATAGACATCCACTAAAATATTAGTTACTATGTGAAATACCAAGATAGTATCATGAAGTAAGTACAATTTTTTAAGCAAAGGTTGTTTTAACCTCACATTTAGTTCCCAAAGCATAAATTCTACATTAAAATCAAAAGGCTTCATATTGATAGTTTTTTCAGGTATTAGTGACCATTCAGTTTGAGCAAGTGTCACAGGTAAAAAACTAAAACAGGTAGCCCCATCCTGTACACGGATATAAGAGATTGTCCAAATAGCTGTCTTAGATTTATCAACAATGTTATAAAAGTAAATTCCAAGTAGTTTTCCATAATTAAAATTTTGGTGATGAGCCATTACTACTGTATTAAAATCTAACAAACACTTATTATTGGAGGTTCAGGACTACAATTTACAATGGAGTCTTCAAAGAGTGACAAGTTTATTTACAAAGTATGGTTGAAGCTACTGGTACTATACTTCATAATGTTTGGCTTATCTACTACTGTTCCTATCGCGGCCATGTACCCTAAACTAGGATTTCCCTGCTACTTTAATGCATTAGTAAACTACACAGCGGTTAACCTCACTCAAAGAAATGTGGCTAAACATCTCACCCCAACTTTTTTTCTAGAGGCATATGAAATGTTTGCCTATATTACAATTTCTTTTTTGATTGACTGTGTATCAGCAATTTATTATACCATGGGGGCATGTTCTGTGTTTTTAGCAAAAAAGAAACATATAAGTGGACTTACATCATTGTCCCAATGGATTCAATTGGTAGGAACACCAACGCAAGTTTTTTTGGGAATTTTAAGGATGTGGACTATACAGCTATTTATTCACACATTGTCATATAAACATATATACTTAGCTGCCTTTGTTTACACTTTTCATTTTTTAATGTCGTGTTGCCATGTTCAGTGTCATATTTGCAAAAGCTGTAAACCATGGAACCTGAAGGTAATAGAGCAGCAAATACCAGAAAAAACTATATTGTCAATTTTGGTTTTTTATGTGAAACCAATTATAATCAACGCCCAGCTGTTTTGCTTAGCTTTAGAGCTTTTAGTATACTCACTGAGTTTGTTTATGGCAATTGGAAACAGCTTCTATGTATTAGTTTCAGATATAGTTTTTGGTTCTATAAATATGTACTTGGGCGGGGCTTTAATTTTCTTTGTGACCACTGAAATCCTATATGTGAAGTTTATACAAGTACTAGTTGGGTTTCACTTGGGGGTAGTCACTGCTGCCATAATTTTAGCCCTGCCTCTTTTAAGATATGAGCATATATTTGTAGCTGCAAAAATACAGTCTATTATTTCTATTAACATTATATGTATCCCCATGCTGGCAGTTATAGCTATTTGTGTCAGATTCCTTCGAATATTTTATTGTTTTACCACTCCACCCACCCTGTATGCACCTTTAAGAAGAAACCATAGTTTGTTCAAAAAAAAGAAAAAAAGAGAAAAACAAGCTTCACAAGGACCTATAATTCTAGAAGAAACCAGCACGGATGAGGAAAATCTGTAAGAACATTCTACACACATGGTCTTTTGATAAGAAATAAATTTTATTTCAGATACTAAATACAACTTTCTTTTTTATCTTTTTCTTTTTAGATGTCTTTGTCGAAGGTGTAGGAGGAGGGTCAGTAGTTTCACTTAACAGTTCATCTGATTCACCCAATTCATCAAACTCTGTTTGGGTATCAATTTGTTCTCCAGATAGGCTTTCTATGGTGTAATGTCTCCGTCTGCAAATAGAGCAGATGATACCCATGGTACCTGCTTAAATTCCGCCTGTGCACTCGAACACCAAAAATTTGCAGCTTTAATCAAACTGTCTTGTACAATAGTTTTAGGTATAATAACCTGAGTTACAATAACAAGAACTGGAATTTCCACAGTAGGATCTAGAGTTCCGGATTCTCCAATAACACAATCAATTGGGTCACAATAGTTTCTTTTTCTGAAAAATCCAGAAATCAAGTAGTTCTTAAGTGTTCCAAGTCCTCCTGGAGAACGGTACTGAATATAATTTGTCACAACCTTATATTGCAGTAAAACTTGATAAAAATAACTGTGATCAGGATTAACATATAATGGAATTGAAAGCCTAGCTTTAATATCAATTTTACCATTGGTTTCTGACGGGTCTGTTAATATAAACACATCTGACTCAATAAATCTATTAGCTTTTAATCCCATTGATATAGCTTTATGAAGCTGTGTTATGTTACGTTTACGTTTGACCTGCCCTGCCCACGCAGTGTCAGATGTAATTAAAAAATCAGTTTTTGATGGTAACTTACCAGGGGGAACATATTCCACCCCGGGACGACTTACAGAATTGATAAAGTTTATAAAAGTGCCTTTACATGGATTAGAATACAAATCTTTATATTTCAAATATGTGCTATCACATTCCATTTTTGAAAAAAGATATTTATATCTACATTTTATTTCATATATTTCAGAATCAGCATTAAAGACTAAAATATCATTTTCATCCGTAGTAACATTTGTGCACATGTCAATAGATACACCAAAAATACAGTCTTTCGGACTCTGCATAAAACCAAACTCAAATGAGGTTGTTTTCTTTTTGGGGCAAATAAGTTGCGCCATGACAGTTTTCATAGCATTTTCACACCTTAGACCAAAAGCCAATGGACTTGCCACATAATAGTCATTTTCAATAGGCCATGGACAAAAAAGTTTTTTAGAAACAGATTGAAAGGTTACAGCTTGGTAAAATTTAGACGAAGAAATAATTCCATCTCTAAGAACATGCCATAAAACATTGTTATGCTGCCCCCTAGTTATAGACTCAATCGCCAGACAAATACCCGTTTGGGTATGATGATCCATTTTATCACAAATTTTATAGACTTCACTTACATTTAGAATTACATCTGTATTCGTCACATTTTTAAAAATATTCAAAACTTTAGAGTCTCCAATATAATCACCAATTTTTTGGAAAAGATAGTAAAGGTAGACATATCTCATGTTAGGCAACCTGGGTTGTTTGAATGAGCTGCTTTTAAGAAAATCTTGTATGGGTTTACATTTAATAAAATTAGAGAAGGTTAGTTGTGACAACTGCTCTTTAATCTCGTCTATAGATAACCCATCTAGTTCATCAAAAATGGGGGTAGTTGAAAAAAAGTGCACCATGTCAATTAAAGCGCCTGTGATCCACACGGAGAAAAGTAGTCCAAGCTTAACAGGTTGGCCAAACAAAATTTTAGGTTTGGATCTGATAAAAGAATAGAACTTGTATAAAATAAATTTTTTTGATATAGTTTTTTAGCTTTATTGCACCACGACTGAAAATTATGTTTGTCTTGTTGACACAAATTTAAATGCTTAAATGTCCCGTCACTAGAAGCTCCTATATCTAGTTTTAAATGCCAAAGGTTTGATAAAAATTCTAATAACACTACCCTGGGTATTAGACACGTCATATAATAAGAAGGAGATTCATCTTCCACTACACAAATTGTATAAAAGTTGGGTGTTGGAGCAGCCTTTTGTACATCCATAAATTGTTCAATTGAGTATAAAAGACATAACGCTAGCGATGACACATCTATAACTCTTGCCATCTGTTGATCCACTAAAAAACAGTCAAATTTGGCTTTCTGCGACCTGGTATCAGCTGTAATCATAAAACATCGAAACAAGATACAAGCTGGTTTAAAAAGATCTTTACATACTGAAAAGGGCCCCCTTTCTGAAGACATTTCATATAGAACTTTACCCCTTGAAGATTTAATTCCCATATGTAAAATTCTATTTCCGGTATGCAAAGATACCAAACCCAAATCCGATAAAATTAAATCTCCAATTTCTTCCTGAGAGAAGCCTTGCTTAACCAAGATATTACAGGGACTAATATCCGAATGAAAAAAACCACATTTCTCATTTAAAAACAACACGGCGTCTAGGAGTCCATTAAAACCCCTGACCAACCTGGAAACATTTTCCACTGTCCAATGTTTATATTCATACAAGTTACACTGCATCCGAGGAAAAAACAATTGCTTACACTTTAAGCAAACACCGTCCATAGTAATGATGTTTGCACCCTCTTGTGGATATGTGCTGCGCATACGCGCAATGTCTACCAAATCATAAACCATCATCTCATGAAAGAAAGATTTAGATGTTGAAAACGTTTTAACACACTCGGTCTTTGAAATAGCAGTCACTGAACCATAGCTTCCAGAACCAAGCGCTAGTTTGATCTTAGCCGTTGAATGGTTGCATTTTTTCCATCTGGAAGGTATTTTAAAAAACACTGATGTTGGGTTAGCTTCAACAATAGAAAGGTGACATTGTAGATTTAAGAGCATAGCAAGAACGCCATCGTTGTCACTTTCTTTGAACTGTTGAAGCTTATTTTGGTGCATCGGGGAGTCCTTGAAGCTTCCATGATAGGATAGTATCTGTAACGTCCTCATCTTCGTGAGTGTTTTCTTGTCCATCGTCCCTGTGAATAAGATCTTGTAGTTCAAAGTCAAAGTCTTCTTTAAGATCTCTGACTTTATCACAAAGCTTCTCAACCTCTCTAACCTTTTTTAAATTATAGTGTGACAACAACAAGTACTCTTGGTATGTTGATTCTGCTGTATTATTAATTGTTTCTATAGCACTTTCAACATTTAATTTTTGCTTTAGAGTTTTATAGCCCTTGATTGAAGTTTTTGTATCTTGAAACTGCTTCTGAAACAATACACTTTTTTCACCAAACCTATCAAAAGTTGAAATACTTGTTTTTTTGTTGATTTCAGCCTCTAGATATTTGCTAAGAAGGTTCTTAGATAAATTGTTAGAAAGGGCCATTAATAGGGTCCCTCAAATCATTTAAAAGGCGTGTTAAATCATAAGATGGGCATAAAATACTATCTCCTGAATCCACACACCTTTCTGTTTGTATATCTTGGGCTAAATACTTTTTACCACATCCACCTAAAATTATACTACCGTAAAAATTCCCAACACTAATTCGAGACCTGGTTAGGTTTTGCTTATATAAGTTACACAGTAAACAAGTTCTGGAAATATATACCCCACTATCACAAACAAATTTCAATTTAGCTAGTGCATCAATCAGTCTGTTTAGGTCAAATGGAAGTTCCGATCCTTGTTGAATCATTTCCCCTTTAAACTGATCACCATACAAAAATTTAATGTATTTACAGACATTTGTGATGAAAGATAAGCTGTCATCACTTGGGCTGTAAACATGAGGAGGAAATAGGATTGCCCCTCTGTAACCAAATTTTTTAAAGAACAGACATTCATTGTTGGAACAGAATGAATTTTGTCCATAGAACAAAAGCCAGATTAAAGGATAAGGATCCTCTGTGACCAACCCTTTCCAGTTTATGGGCAAGGCCAGTTTGTCTAAAGCCTCTTTAATTACTTCTTGTTTATCAAGAAGTATAGCTCTTTTCCAGGAGTTACTACTATATACCAAGTAGTGACTAGGAGGCTCTTGATCCAGTGGATTTGTTTTTGGGTCTGTAGTATTATGTGATGATTTGTGCACATCCCAGTGTGTTAATTCATCAAGTTTCTTCAGTCTAGGAAGGTGTATGTTACTAAAGTCTATTTCTTTTGAATTATGCGAATTCCACGGTCTAGTGTCTTCTGGCATAACATTTGTTACTAACACAAAACTATTTATAGGAGTCTCAATAAGTTTAAACTGACCGGGAACACTTTCACAAAGACTCATAGCCAACCCCACACTAGAATAATATTTCTTACTCTCGGTAGGGTCACCATCATTCATTAAATTTGTTAAGTTAAACATGATACTATCTAAAGTAAAAAACAATCTTTTGGAAAACTACACAAAAATAATGGCCACCGAAGCTAAAGAGTTTTCTTTATGTGTAGATGCACCTGCAATCGTCTGTAGTGGGTGTAAATCTGAAAGATTGGCACACCCTCACATAGGAATTATACATAGATCCAATGTATACAGTCCACTTCTAAACTCTTTCTGTGCTCAACTGAATACAATACACCAAGGCATATCATCAAATCTTCAACCCAAACATCCACTACAGTCAAATTTCCCTTATTTTAACCCAACCCTTTTACAATCTCTTAAATCTTTATGTGAATCTTTATGCCACCTAGACACAGAGGCTGAAATTGAGTACACATCAGCAGTTCTATCTTACCAGAAAACTCAACAATGCCCCATATTTCAAGAGCTAAACCAGTTTATTATTAGTTTGTCAAACTTTCTAAATGGTCACTATTCTAAATCAAATAAAATAGAACCCTTTCAAAAACAGTTGATACTACATACTTTTTTTTTTATAGTGTCTATTAAGGCACCAGAGTCAACAAATAAACTATTTGAAATTTTTAAACAATATTTTGGTTTATTGAAGATGAATCAGGAAAAATTACACATCTTTAAACAAAAGGCAAGCATTTTTTTAATTCCTAGGCGCCATGGAAAAACATGGATTGTAGTGGCAATTATCAGTATGCTGCTTGCATCAGTAGAGGGTATTCACATTGGCTACGTTGCTCATCAAAAACATGTTGCAAATTCTGTTTTTACTGAAATATTGAACACACTCTACAAACATTTTCCTACAAAAAATATTCAGATCAAAAAAGAAAATGGAACCATCATGTATACTCTTCCTGGAAAAAAGTCAAGTACTCTCATGTGCGCAACATGTTTTAATAAAAATGTAAGTATTTTTCAAATTTCATTTAAACACCTTCTTTTAAGTATTTGACAGCCATATATACACGCTCTGGTAAAAAAATCTGACATGCGTAGCAACTGCCATGCCTTTTCATCAATTTGAACTTCTTGTCCATCACCAGTGATACCAACACAAAGATCTGTAATTTCTATTGGACGTTTAGATGGTTTAAATTTTAAACTAATAATTTCATTGTGTACTTCGGGACCAAAAAACAATGTTAAAATGTTTCTATGTCCAGTAATTGGCACTATATCACTTTTAAGGGCTGCACAGGACAACACACAAGGACAGGATATTGAATCTCCATTGTAAAATGGGGGGGTGTACCCCCCTTTGACATTTACATGTACTTTTAGTCCATAACAAGGAACACAGTTTTTATCATCACATCTAGTTACTAAATTAACCAGTCTTCCAAAAGATGGAAATTCTTTGAACTGTGGACAGCATACCATGTATTCCATAGATAGAAAAAACTGAAACAGACTTCCCCTTCCATACCACACACATTTTCCAATAGTAGTAAAAGTCCATGACTTAAATTCTGTTTGAAGTTGTTTTGTTGATACCAGGGAAGATGTTTTCCATATGTCTGATTTAAGTGGTATGATTCCGTCTTCAAAAGCTTCAATTTTAATCAAAGCTGGTATTTTTGTATCAGAAGGAGGTTTATAAAATGGCCCTAAATACATTAGAAACATATCATGCTCACCAGGTACAGCTTTAATAGATATGAAATCAGGTACACAACATGCTATAAAAACTTCATTGATAAACACAGTTACGTATGTAGGTTGCTTTTTAGGTTTCAAAAATATTATTGATACATTCAATACATATGTTTTTTCGAGCTCTTGTAATTCAGTTGGCCTAAAGTTTGGAGAAATAGCCGTAGATGCATAATACATTTTTACATATGGACTACAAAGATCATATTTACACCACAGACACTCCCTGTTTAAAAACCTTCGTAGATCCTCATAATAATGTTTATCCATATCTCTCATTCACAACCAAGAGATCATTGTATGATAAAGTATAAGAACCTTTAATAACAAACCCTCCAGGTAAAAGCAGGTAACATATGAGAGTGGGCACTACCACCAAACACGCATGAGTACATTTTGTGACCAAAGAAGTAAAACAATTATTTGTCAATAAATGCACCCACATTTCTTCATCACTGATATTTTTATCACACAGAGAAGAAAAATAAACACCCAAATTATGATCTTGACCCCACAGTTGAAAAAAATCTACCCAAATTCCATTTTTATTGTTTTGTTTTGCAATTGCAGCTTCTATCCATGCACACTGTTCACTGATACACTGCCGCATGATAAAACATGCCTCAAGAAAGTGGTCTTGTAAAGCTTCTGTTGTAAAAGAGCTTTTATCAAAATTAATTGCCAATTTCTGTAAAATTGTTAGATTCTGATTTAAACATGTTCTTTCTAAACTGTCAACACACTGATATTGCTTACTTTCTAGAAAGCTAATGTTGTTTAGCAATGCATTTATTGGAGACATTGGAGTTAGTTGCTCTAATGGTATATTATCTAACATAGAATGATATTGGGTTGTGATGTCAGAAATTTTATCATAGACACAAACAAAAAACTTAGATTTAGAAATAATATTTGTAGTGCAGCTCCACTCCATATTAAGATCCTTGGCATTTAATGCATGTTTTTTAATGTAAACGGGCCTACTATCACTCAAACGTAAAGGAGGTATTTGTTTTGGAGATACATAAATGGGCTTATTTAACCCCCTTACATCACCAGGGTTTTCTAAAGCCTGGTGGTGTCTAAACACACTCTCAGATTTTAACAAACCGGACAAAAACTTTAAGGGTGATAGGGGTTCATCCAGGTGACTTTTTTTTGCAACGGTTTTAAAGATAGCATCAAGAGGTTCATTCATTGTCTCTTGTGGAAGAACTTCAGTCTCATTTTGATGTAACTTTTTGATCAGAATATCCCTAGTTGACATAAAAGATTGTAGAAGAGTTAGGTGAAAAAAATGAACAAACTGTTTAACACCAGTCAGGCGATTAACAATTTTTAAAGTAGTAATATTCCATGGGTTATATTGATTATGAGATGTGAGACAAATTGGTAGGCTTATAGCCAATCCCATAATTTGGCTTTTCTTAGAAATGTTAAATGTAAATTTTTGACCCCAGACATGTACATACTTACTAGGTATCAAAGTTTGGGTATATCTAGTTTGTACATAGAACATTAAGCTTTCACAATCTACTGATATATTATTATCAGATAAAAACTTAGAAGGTAGAAAAACATGAATTAAGAGGTCACATGTTTTAGAACAGAACTTCCAGTTGTTAATGTGGACATCCATAATTCCCTCATTCTTTTAAGTATTGTGTCATACTTTTTATTTTTAGTGCATTTAAATAACAGGTTATTATATATTGTTTTTGAAGAGTATATAGAAATTATAATTTGAATATACATACTACATATAATATTGTAGCCATATTCACACGTAGAAAACAATTGGTGAGTTTCTGAATACGTTAGATCTATCAATTTTTCAATATCATGTGTCAATGTTTCATTGTTTAGAAGAATCACATTTTTTACTTCATTCAAAACACTTTCAGCATTAGAAAAAAAATTCACTATATCACGCTTTACAGCCTGTAGTACACATTGAAGAGTATAACCATCTGGTTTTTTTTCAAGAGCTTTATGGGCCCTAACAACTAGGTTTTTATAATCTTGAATTTCATTTGTAAGACAGCTCCCCGTTAGCATACAAACTAAGCTTTCTCCTGTATTAATAACAACACACTCATCCCCTCCATCACAGATATGATAATGGTTACATACACAGCATCTAAAAATACATGATATATTATGATATCCACATATAGTATAGTTTACTCTGTCGAGGGTGCAACTTTCAGGCCATCTACATTTAGGTCTACATCCTGTATAAAATTCACTTCTTTGATGCATTCTGTTCCCACCAGGTCCAAGAGTAAATTTAATTTTTCAACCTTTTGTCCAGCAGTTTGGGTCAATAAAATACTACCTAAATTTTGAGAACAAATATGAAACAAAGAAGGTAGTTGCTGGTTAAAGAAAGACCTACTGTGTATAAAGTCCTTTTCTGTAATAGGCATGCCTAATCAGCAATAATTCACCAAAATAATGTGTTTGCTTTTTCAGAGCATCAGAGGTCAAACCTTCAATTTATTGTACATAGATGAGGCAAATTTCATCAAGAAAGACTCATTGCCATCGATTTTAGGATTTATGCTTCAAAAGGATGCCAAATTAATTTTTATATCTTCAGTGAACTCATCGGACCAAACAACCAGTTTTTTATATAATTTAAAAAATGCATCTGAAAAAATGTTGAATGTGGTAAATTATGTTTGCACCCAACATAAAGAAGACTTCAATTTACAAGACTCTATAGTATCATGCCCATGTTTCAGATTACATATTCCATCATACATCACTATAAATGAATCTATAAAAAACACTACCAACCTATTCTTAGATGGTACCTTTACTACAGAACTCATTGGTGATACTACAAGTACATCTCAGAGCAGTGTATATAGAGTGGTGAGTGAGTCATCTTTAAATCAGTTTGATCTTTGTAGAATAGACACTTGTGTTCCAAACATCAATCTCAATTCTACCTTGTACATTTATGTTGACCCTGCCTATACAAACAATTCCGAGGCCTCTGGCACCGGAGTAGGCGCTGTGGTGACCTTTAAAAACAACAAACAAAGGGCAGTGATCTTGGGTATAGAACATTTTTTTTTAAAAGATCTTACTGGGGCAGCAGCCATGCAAATTGCCAACTGTGTGTCATGTTTAGTAAAATCTATTATAATCTTACACCCTTTTATTACAAAAATATATGTAGCTGTGGAGGGAAATAGCAGTCAAGATTCAGCAGTAGCCATATCCACTCTTATAAATGAATCATCGTCTCTCCCAGCATATTTTGTACACCACAGTGATAGATTGTCAAAAGTCCAGTGGCCATTGCATATTTTAGGTACAGAGAAGTCTGGTGCCTTTGAATCCTTTATTTATGCCATTAACTCGAGCACCATTAGCTCATGTCAAGCTATAGTGTCTCATACCATTAAACTTTCTTATGATCCCGTTTCATATTTAATAGAACAAATAAAAAACATTAAGCGTTACACACTCAAAGATGGCACTTTCAGTTATTGTGCAAAAAACAGCACCTTGTCAGATGATACTCTAGTAGCCGTTGTTATGGCATACCATTTTGCAACTTCTTGTAAATATACATTTAAAAGGCTTAATATCCACAACTCTTCAAACACTGACTAGTATATTTGTGTATATAAGCACTTAAAAATATACACATTTAGCAATTGCCTTTAAAAATGGCATATATACTACCTTTGCGACCCTCTGTGTATAGACTAGTGTGTATAGTTGGGGTCGATAAACCCACACCGGAGGAAAATGTAGTGCTCTCTAACATTACATCAAAACCTGTTAAAATAGAAAGAGGCCTTATGTTTTTCGCACAGGGTCAACAACAGCACGTTAAGTTTTATGATAGGCTTCTACAAACACTATGGGCAGCTCAAGGAAAGCATCTTCCTTTTCACACATCAGCCATATTGGAGGCAAGTGAGCAACATGACATCACTTTTATTTATGGAGACCCCATTGAGGGAAATGAAACTTCATTGTCCAGAGACTTAAGAAATTTATTTCAACATTTAACAGCATTTAACCCAACTCAAGGGGCATCCAATCAAGAATATAGCATCATAAAAGTCTTGAGATTCTCTGTTCTGGGTATTTCCTGTGATACATGCTCAACTCAAGAAGGCAATCGATTACTACTTGGTTCCTTATGCGATGCAATCAATAAGAAACAACAATATTTTCATGGTGACATTAAACATGCAACCCCAGTTTTAAAGATAGATAAAAATATTGCACCACAAAAATTTTATGGAGATCTTCTAAGTTCATATGTTTGTGGTATGATGCAGGTACCAGGAATTGCTCATAAATACACATACTTGTCACACAATGCAACTGTAGAAAGAGCAAGCTGTGTTCAATTTTCTAAACTAGGCTTTTTTACTACTAAGGATGTTTATGATATGTTTTGGGAGGACAACGAAACATATCAACCTTTAAGACATTTCAAGACAGTATGCTATTCCACAAGTTATTTATATACCCCTGCAACAGAGTCTCTACAACTCTTGGTTAATAGATATAATCAATTTTTTGGAGAATCAGAAAAACAGATTCATTTTGGTATTATACTTACTAGTAATAATAACGGCATTGATGTTTATAAAAACCTACTAAAACTAATTTGCACTGGACAAGCACTCACTCAAGGCTTCTTTAGATACCTACCTAATAATACCATACTTGAACCTGTAAAGTTTTATGGCAATATATGTACAGCCATTGACAGGCCACGCACAACAAGCACTGAACGTCACTTAACAGATGTGTTTTGTTTAGGTGTTGATACACCAGAAGAAGAAAGTGGTAGAGAGTATTCACTAATTGTGTTTGTTTTACGTGCATTTCTCCAATTTATATACCCAGACAAGATATTTGGAATATCCGCCGTAACAGCTCCAGAGACTATACATGCTAAGCTTACCGCAGTTGGGAGAGGAATGAGAGGCATTAAAATCCCCCTTTCAAATCTACCATGGCGCGTTAAAAGGCAACTCAAGCCCTTTACGCATCAAAACATAGCACATAATAAAAGCATTATAAAAGGATGTTGGCTTAACTCTATAAGCCCAGTATGCCTAATATCAGTTGATCCTGACCACAGTGATAGACTTAGAATGTTATGTGCCCTATATAAATGCAATTGTATATTACTGGGACGTGAAAGAATGTACAGTTCAATAAAAATTTTTGATGATACTACACAGGACGGTCAGTCAATTACATTCAATCGATACACTCCAAGGTTTCCTTTACCTGCAGCCAAGTCTCCAGAGTACCAACAGATACCAAATAACAGTTGGATGTACACTCTACCACCACTAAACCAGGTTTTAACATCAATTCTTCAACACCCTACAGTTGCATGCAAAGATTTTATTGTTAAGCACATAGACAGACTTAGTTCTGGAAGAATTGGGAGACAGCAAGGTGTTGGTTTGAAAGATATTCCAATAGCAGACTACTCTGTCCTTGCAACACAGTTAACAACCCCAATAATAGAACCAGATAGAAGTGACTGGTCTACAGCTACAACACTAGATGATTTGACACTAAGAACTAAAGAAAATCCACCATGTGGGCTTGTTTCGGCTATTGGGGAGGCTACTGCCTTAATGCTTAAGTTTCCATTCCATGGAGCAAGAGTTGCTATTACAGAAGCTGTTCTAAATCTTATTTCAGGTCCAGTTGACAACTCTGAAGATATTATTTGTTCACTTGCCATAACATGGCCTTTAACAACTAAGTCACAGGAAGAATTAAAAAGTTTTTTAACGGCATGCAATTACTTTTGTGCACATCTTAATGTAAGCCTGACCATTAGCTCATGCTCTACTTCAAACCAGGTACCACATAAAAAACATGTAAATGCCAGCAACTTTAAAGGTCTCGTGGTTACTGCTACTTGTCCATGTAAAGATGTATCTAAGGGTCTGACACCTGACTTAAAAAAAGAAGATAGCTCATTACTATGGATTCCCACAGCCGATGGAAACCTGACAGAGGGTACTGTTATTCAAAGTCTTTTTTTTAATGATATGTGTGGAGAAACTATTTCTATAGAGCCAAAATATCTTAGGAGAGTTTTACAGGCTTTTATGGACCTAAAACAAAACGGACTCGTCATTAGTGCACATGATGTTGGATCAGGTGGCGTGTTTACAACACTGTTTGAAATGGCCTACTCTGGCAATTTGGGTATTTCATGTGTAATACCTGACCACCTTCATCCCATATCAACTTTATGCTCGGAAACACCAGGTATTGTTATAGAAGTTCCAGTGAGCCAGGCTCTTGCAATTACCTCTATAATGGGGATACATCATGTTAACTATATTCCAATAGGTACTACTTCAAAGCGAACACAGCAGCAGCCTTTTTTTAGTATTTGGCATAAGGAAGAACAAATATTTAGCGAGTCTTTACAATCATTGGCGGTCCACTGGAACATGTTTTCTGTAAAACAGGAAAATAAGGCCATAACTCAAGGCGACCCCATTTTTAGTGAGAGTCAATATGGGGTATATGAAATGACACTCACAGCCGAACCCATATATGCAGTAAATGGTGTTGATAAATTCCATAGCGTTAGAGTTTATGTACTTCCAGGCAACCATACACCCTATGGGCTACTGAATGCATTGCATGAAGCAGGGTTTTTGACATCGGTTATGGATTTAAGTGATCCTCGCATCCTTAATTATCAGCCACGAACAGCGGATGATGATCCTGCTATTCGTCCATGGGGCATATGTATTGTTGGCTCTGTTTGCATAGAAGACCCTAGTCTAGGTGAAGAAGTTATGGGTGCTATTGCTAGAGGTGGCAAACACTACAATGAAATGAAGGTGCTATTGAGTGACCCTAAAGTTTTTTGCCTGGCACTAGGACACACCGCATGTAATATGCTATTTTCTATGAAAGTCATGGGTTATAACAAGCCATCTAATTGTAGTGTTAAATGTAAACAAAATTTGAGTAAAAAATTTGAGTCTAGGTGGCTTAATTTTAAAATCCCCAAAAACACAACGGCTGTGGCACTCCAGAGCCTTAGGGGCTCTCTGCTTCCTTGCTGGGCTCAAGGCACTCACATTGGCTTTGAACACCCAAACCCAAAATACATGGAACGCCTAACAGAACTTGGAATGACAGGTTCCTTATTTCACGGCCCAACATTTAACTCCGGTGCAGCTACAACATACCCAATGAACCCAGCAGAGGCCTCCATAGTCTCAAGCATCTGCTCTAAAGATGGAAGACATTTAGCCATGCTTCATGACCCCTCTCTAAGCAACAATCTATGGCAATGGCCATCTGTTCCTAAACGTAACCCATCTGTTCAGGCATCCCCGTGGAAAAGAATGTTTATGGACCTGCACATGTGGGCTAATACAATACGAGATGTTGAGGTTGTTTTACCACAAGAAGATCCACTAAGAACAGAAAATTTGTAAAATGGTCATGTCAATAAAAATGTTTAATGTCTTACAAAATTGTACTTCTCTTTTACATAATCAGACATCAATGATACAACATAGGTGTACTCTTTAAGTGCATACAAAGTAAATTCACCATGGGTACCTAATGTCATATTTACATTAGGTAAAATACTATGGGCTCTTATAAATCTGATATTACCTTTAATTGTTTTGATATTCCAATATCCCTCCTCAACTAAACTATTTTTGTCATACACAGATATATACACAAGTAATGTAGCACCCGGATCAATTTTAATGGAAAGAGGATAGAAGGACCCAGACCACACTTTATCTAGAGACTCCTTCATATAAACTGAACTAAAAATATGTATCTGACTACCAAGAGAGCTGATGATGTTGATAACATACCCATCAGACTGGATAGGAAAGCTGACACCACATCTAAAATCAGAATCTGTGATGCTATTTTTACACATGTTTGCAAATGAGGTGACATTTAGAGTTAATTTTTCCAATGGCCTATTCTTTATCAAGTCAAACAAAACACATATAGAAGCTGATTGAGCATAGTTATTTAACAAGCAAGAACTATTGAACATTTTTTCTTTTTTCATGGTGTACATATATGTGATATTTTTCAAGTCCCTCGAAAGCCACTTATCACACCTTAGAATAACTCGTGTCATACAGTCATCATGGTCTAGTTTTTCCAAGACAGTAATATTTCCTGTTTTGTTTACAAATGCTCTACTGTTTATGTCCATAACTATTCCATTTATATTCCAAAAAAATACATAAACATCACTTAATTTTTTATGCTCAATAGAGTTTACAACAAATCTTTGACAAGATACAATACCAGACTTATAACTTACAAAGCGAAAGATGTATACTGGCATATGAGTCAAGATTCCTTGAATATTCAAAAACAATGAATCAGTTGTAACATTCACATTAAATTGATCATTGATTCCAAATACTTTTGTAAGTATAGAGTTCTCACCATCAGCTAAAATTACATGTTTATACAAGGAAAAATCTTTACCGTCCAAATAAAAATATAATGTTTCCTTTAAAATTTGATGTGGAATAAAATGTTTTTCAAATGATACAGGTATTTTTACAATCCATGTCCGGTTACTGATGTCTGTGGAAACAATTAACCTTCCATAATAGCTGATGTCACAAAACATTGATGTCCATAAACCAACCTCTAGTCTCAGAGACTTCACTTTGAAGTTAGTTGATACACCTGTGACTTCCCCCAGAATGTTCTCACCATTGTCTTCTGCATTTGCATGTTGAAAGGTCAAAGCCAGTACAAACAAATACCACATACTGTAAATGATTAGTACTTTGTTTTATAACTTGCCCAATCTGGTCCAAACAGAGCTTCTGTACAATTTTTCTCAACAGTCCAACCACTTCTATTCTTCTGCTTGGTATAAGGATTAGTTCTGTTTCTCTGTAACAAAGCTTCTGTAGTAATCGAAGAACCCTCCAGGTAAGAGGTGGTGTACACCGTTCAAAGGACTGTACTGCTTCACAGAAAAAGTTTTCTGTCCAGGTTACATCCCAAACAAACCGTTTGATACAAAGAAGTGGCAAGGCTTCTTCAGCGGCTGGCAGGGGTGTTTTTAACAAGTCAATTCTTGCTTGTCTTTCAGATTCACTTTGAGTGCCCACACAGAACAAAAGGCACCCAATAAATAGGGCCTTCATACCCGCCTCCAAAACAAGCTTAGTAGTGCCAATATAAATTTACTTTAAACTGATCCATATTTTTGATACACAGCCTTCTTATAAAGAAGACACTTCCTCGAAACAGTATGCAGAATTTTGTAATGTGGGGATTTTTTTGGGAAGTTGTTTTGGATTACCTGGACTAACACACCAAATATGACTCACATTTTATGACAACATTCTACACCCACAAAATTACTATTCAGTAATATAAAACAAAGAATTTCTTCAAACCTTCTAATAAAATACTTTATTGAAATGAAACCAATATAGGAAACCCCAACACTTCACTTAATGTTGAATATCTAAAATCACAACTTGTGTAATTTACAATAGCATAGTATGATTTGTTGAAAACAGTGTCCCAGGAGGAAGCGCATTCTGTGGCATTAGGTAGTGTCATATAGTTTTTATAATTTATTTTATATTTAGAAAATCTATTTGGTGAATTGATAGCATAAACAGCCTCGTGGTGACATTTAGACTGAATCAAAAAAATGCTACTATATATTTTTTCAGCAACCAAATTAAAGATACTTTCAGAGATATTTGATGTGACACTCCCATCACTGCTAGTTATATTTATAGTAGATCTACAAGATGTGTTACTAAGAATTGCTGCTGCATGCCATAAAGCAGCATAGTAATCCCCTGACACATTACCATCTTTTGTAAAGTTTGGAAACAACGTACCCTTGGATGTCTTAATGGCCATGGCTTTAAAGTGAACATTACAAAATATGTTTTCATCACATTTATTCAATACATCCTGCCCATTAGGCCTGACTAAATCATATGGCAGTATCTTACCATACCTAAAAATAGTGTACCTGTAAATTTGTATAAGAGGATTAAAGTAGTAGATATACATTACTGTAAACCCTAAATATAAACACAAAGATAAAATTATAGATATTTTATATTTACATCTTTTGTCTTTAGATGCTTTCTCAGAAGACATAAGCATTTCTTGTGATTCAAATTGAAACACATCACTAACCACATTTTTATAAAAAGTTTCAGCCACAACTCCATCTTCACATAAGGCTACCTGATGTACCACATTATCTTCTAGTTGAGCAATTTTGAGAATATGTGGTATATTTTCCATAGAAATGACCCCTAGATGGACAACCAGCCTGTACCTGATAGTGTATCAGATGAATAACCAGACAAGTGAACACTAGGGGCAAGATTAAATATAGACCCCAAAGATTGAAGATAAGTTAAAAAGGCCTCCATTTTTACAACATCATCAGCCATACTTGCAATAGGCTCATCAGGGATATTGACTATAAAATCTGGAAGAAACTCCATAAACATTTGTAACATGTGATGTTGATTGTGTCTTATTAAGGCAGGGGCTATTCTATAACATCCCATAGGTACAAGAGAAGCAAGCACACATAAAGCCATACACAAATTGTCTAATAATTTTAGGGTTGATTCAGAATTTGTACTGGCTATATCTAATGTGTACATTCTACCCATATAAGATATATTAGTGGTATAAAAATGTGCATCACCAAGATTGACCCCATCTGGGTCTATTTCATGTAACCTTGTGTATATGTTATATAGAAGCAACTTTTGAAGAATAGTTTGTCCTAAATCTTTGGGAACAACCAAGGGAAAAATTAACTCAAACTGATTGGATTCCAGTTTAACAGTTGCATCGTCTAGCCCCAATAATGGAGGAATTATAGACAATTTAGTATGGGAATCCCATTGAAAAAATGGTCTATAAACATTTTTTAAGTGGTAATTTTCTGTGTGGTCAATTCGTGTGAAGATGAGACTATCTGGTGTGACCTCATCCAAAATCGCCAATGTGGCTTTAGATAAAAAATGGTAAATCTCAATATAGTCATAATTTCTGTGTGGGGAACATACCGATGCCAGACCAACTGAGTTTAAATTTTGAAGTCTATATGGGTCCTGTAATGGTACAATACTCCCAATTCTTTCTTGAAGCTTAGAAATTTCATCTGCAAACAGTCTGGCAGTTAGTGTGACTATGATTTTTTTATCAACTTGCATTGTCAACATAGGTGTTAGAAATTTTACTAAACAACAACTTTATTTCCAATCTTAAATATTCTTTTTACTGGTGCCACTTCTTCTATAAAAAACTGATTGTGATGCACTGGGGCATGTGTGTTCTTATATGACATATATTCATCTAGTAAAGCTTTATGGCTGGCACACAGAGTAGGAAAGGCCTCTTGTAGCAACACACAAGGCTGTTCTAAAAATACATCAGTTCCATTAATTACTACAAACTGCAAGTCAGTTGCACTAGATGCAGATGTGCTTGATAGTCTGTTCATATATTCTGTAATTATACTATATAGTCCTTTATTGTTTTTTAGTAGGTCATCTCTTGAAAAAAATTGCCTACACGGACTGTACATACCAGGTACACACATCTGCCTATAAGAGGCATTGTAGAGTACATCACCCAATGACCCAAGTTGAGAAGCCCATGGGTTTACAGTAGTTCTAAACTCATATGCCGGATCTGACTGTGAATGGTCATAAATAAACTTTTCAGCAGCATCGCTGTTAGTGACATCACACGAGACCACACAAGAGGCTCTTCCTCGAGGACTGTTAGCAGATTGGAAATACATAACATCAGCTGTAACTGGGGTTAAAACCACCTCACTTGTAGCCAATTGCCCATGGTATAAGCCAGGTGGAGTATTTGTGTTGTAGGTTCCAACCACCAGCGCTCTCATATCACCTCCTCTGCCAATCCCATTATTGGCACCAATTTTAGTCTTTATAAAATTAGACACTTCCCTGTTAGTAAAAGCTTCACTTGGATAAACAGCAAAAAAGTCTTGACAGTGAATTCCCATATCTGTAGTAATAGCTGCAACCCTAGCAGGGGCAATAATTGAGCTATAACCCAATCCAGTGTCCAACGACGCCATTTCATGATTGACCTCAAATGTAACAGCATCTGTTCTTACTTCTTTTCTTGAAACAGATGACTGACCAACAAAAACAGAAGTTGATGCCCTAGAAGTATACATAATGTTTTCTGCCAACATTTCATCGGTGCGCACAACTGTCAAGGCAAATCCTGGATGAATTTTGTTTTTAGCATGACAAATGAAGGCTAGTGGTGATAGTTTATCATGCATAGCAACCAAGGCACTCAATGAGAGTGGTATAGTTTCACATGTTTTGACATACTGCAACATTGCAGATTTGTGCCATTCATCATACTCTGCCATAAACTTGGGTGGGACATTAAACACAACTCCATCTCTCTGTGCGGGTAGTAGGTTAATATAATCTCCAACAATAGGTTGAATAGTAGCAGCTACTGTAGGATCACTATAAAAACTGTGAAAAGGCACTGGATAAAACAAACAATCTGAAAAAAGTTTGTTTTTTTCAGCAAGAGCAAAGCAGGCAAATCCATTCACAAGAATTGATTGGCCCACTCTTTTTCCCTGTTCATGAGTAGCCTGAGCTTGACATGGATCTCTAGTTGTTGTGACTCTCGTTAATTGAGTAATAAATGGACATGTTAAAAAAGAAGTTGTTAAAGTTCTGATCATCCCAACTGTAGGATTAATATCAGATGCCTTAAGAATGTCTCTGAGAGTTCCATTTTCTAAATGCTCTAAAATTTCATCATTTTCGTTAATTACATTGAATGCAAAAACCGGACCATTGTATGTAAGAACTATAGCAATGTTGTTGTAGTCTACCCCCATACCACATACCCTACCACGTGTACAAACTGGTAACAGAACATAATAAAACAATTTCTCTAAATTTAGATTAATCTCCTGGTCTCTAGCCTCACCAACCACCAACTGAAATCTTTGGTCATGATCCTCATCTACTCTAAGATTGTATATGTTTGCAAACTGATTAATACTATCATCCATCTTCTGAAGCTCATACAGAGCATTTCCTAACGTGTCTATACTATCCACCTTTTCAACACCCACTTGCATGGTAGGAGACCTATCTGAATACTCAAACAACCTGCCAAAAATATTATGATATGCAAAAGGTGGTAGAAGATTAGGGTCTGTAAGAGAATTAATAAACTGGCTTATGTGCTTTCCAGCAATAGTGTCATGGCCTGCGAGTTTTATAAGAGCCTGTTCCAACGCAATCAGTTCTCCATATATTTTTCTATAAATCATGTGTAGGTCTTTACTCACCACTCCATTTCCCATATGTTGTGAGATATACTTGATCATAAAGTAGCTGTTCACAAAAGCCAGACGGCCAGTGTTAGTCCAGTATGTTTCCATCACTAGAGCAATCAAAGCTTTATTTAGAAGAAATTTTTCTTCTTGTCCATGAATTAGAGCTTCTATTACATAGCACATTACAGGGTAGGTAGGATCTGAAGAGCTATCTTGAATCATTTGCATAATAGAACCATCTATAACATGACTAAGATGAGTGGCTTGTTCAAATTGAAAACCCCTACTGTTGTGAAAACTGCATGGGGCCAAGGGGGGTGGAATGTTTCCCACTGTATTTCGATGGGTTGCATTATAGGCCGCCTTATTACCAGGCACATCTACCACATAAAAATCAAAAAATGGATGGACTTCTGTTTTAACAAGGTCTCCATTATTTGGATGTAGAAAATCTTCTGTACTCATAGTTGTCTTCTTAGCCATGTCAGTTATTAAACCCACGTGTTTATTATCATAGTAATCATACAATATTTTGTACAAACTCATTCCTCTTGAAGTTTCATATTTACGTCCATAAGATACTACATTTCCAGGAGCCTCTGGAAAAGCTGCTTGAAGCGCCTGAGCACATGGAACTGGGTTGTGCATCCTTGGATGGCAAATTGACTTTAGTGCATTTTGATAACTAAACGGAAGAACGGTATTGTTTTTGTTTACTATCCAAGATTCCACCGACTGTAACAAAAAACTGTCTAATCCCTTTATTGAATTACTGGTTGTATACATGAGACCTGGTAGATGTAAACCCACAGGAAAATAATAAGAATATTGCACCCTTTTATTAAGAGGAAAAGGAAACTGTGTCTCATTATACATTTTTTGGAGGCTTTCCAAGGCTACTAACTGATCACCCACTTGAATTAAAGAAGATGCAATTGATGTTTGTGGCAAGGAATTATATCCTTCAGACAAAACACTTAGATCATTTTCTATAGAACTATTTTTTTGAGGCTCATCAACTATGCGAGATACAAACTGGTCAAAACTGGCCATGGCCTTTCCATAGCTCACAGCCGTTACCAAATTATCTCCTCTAACAACATAATTCGCATATGCAGCTGGTCCAATGACAGTATTACCAACAGAACCCAATATGGTTAGAAGTTTTCTCATAACATTTTCAGTAGTCTCAAAGACCCCACTGATGGCATTTCCATTTGGGGTAGTGTAAGAGGATACACCTTTAAACACTGTCTCATTACACACAGACCCTATTAGATCTGAAAGCATATTCAAGATATATTGCTGACTTTTAGGCATAAGGACAGCCTTGTCCAAAAAAAATGAATGATCAATTAAATGATTTTTAAACATAGACATAAGATCGGACTTGACTGACTTTCTCAAACCCCTTTCCAAATAAGTAGGGTCTGACAAAGATTTTACTATAAATAAAGGAGGTGCACTTCTTAGTTTTACATTTAACACAGTGTCTACAAGCCCCCTTTCCAGAGCGTCTACCCCAAACTGTAGAGCTGATGTTATTGTTTTTACAGCACCAACATATTCTGTGACATCTAGTGGTGTCTCCTGGGAACTGTTTAAAATCTCAAGGTCAAGAACAGCCAGTTCAATTTCTGTACTTATGTGGTGTTTGTTACATGCTTTCATTACAATATACTGCCTTTGTTTAGTAGGTCTTCTACCATCCCCGTGTGCTATTGTGGGAACCGAAATCTTAAATTGAATTTTACCATTAGTCATCCGTTTCAAGTCTTTAAACTCGGTATTTATACATCCGATAGCCAACGAGGTTTCTAGAAACTTGACGAATTGGACAACATTAGTGTAAACACCTAATAGCACCTCAAATTTAATTCCATTTTCTCTAACGTCCTTTCCAACTAGGAGCTCAAAACTCTTAAAGAGACCCTCTGCTGCAGATTCCCTAACTTGCCTTAGCAAGTTGGCCTCGGTTACCAGGTACGGATAAGGTCTGTTCTCTATCTGATCTTGATTCATGATGGCCCCTAGCCAACCTTTTATTCTTCCCGTTCACTCTTTAAGTGAGCAACCAATAAACGCTAAATTAAAACACTTTCAATCAGAACAACCTACCCACCAAGTGGATATTTTTAGTTGTCTTGCTCTAAACAAGGCTATAGGTGGCGCTAGTGCAACACTCGAAGCGCTGGATCTTGAGATGGGAAAAGAAAGAATTTTTTACACCTGTAGGGCGGTTCGAAGACTACTCTTAGGTATTTACTGGTACCCAGCCGCAATACAAGAGCCGGTAAAGGTTACTACTCTTAGCGGAAGCAATTATGAAGGACCAGGTTTAATAATTAACCCCAACAACTATAGAATTGAAAACATCAAAACTCAAAGTTACTTACAAACCGTATGGAGCCTAGAGAACACAGACAATAGTGACGTACAACACAGAGTTCTATACTGTCCCACTCTGATGCACCACACCATTAACTATCAATTTATGTTTAGAATTATCTGCAAGTACATCACAGTTCATGAACTAGATGATTGTTTCACTTCATTTATTTGCTACTTAAATGCAAATACTAAAAAAATATGCACTAAAAATTACTTTAAACTACTGGACCACTTGATATCCCCCATGCTAACATATCTTCCCGTTCCATCCTACTCCAAAGAATTAGAGTTTTATACATTTAATGTAAGATGCTTTGTAAGTGACTGGCCAATAAACAACATTCTTACCCCAATCAAGAAAAAAATACTAGAAAACTTAAAAACACATCAGGACACTTTACTATGGCTTTGTAAGATGGACAAATACAAAGATGTGAGGGTTGCTAGCAGTAAGTATACAAAATATCAAACCTTATTGAAAAGTTGTTTACCTCACCTTGTTGTACTTTCCTCAAAAAAACATCCCGGAAACAAACCTTATAAGGTTGAAATACAAACTAAAAAGGGGAGCCAGTGGTTTTGCTATTCAATCAATTGTCCAATTTATAGAGTAGCTATGTGTATCCTTGTTGCAGAATGCTTTGAGAGTAACAAAAAGTCACAAACAAGGCCTTTAGCGTCTGATACCCCTACTCTTCCTCATATACTCGCATCAATGTTTCAAAGATGTATGTATGCCCCCAGGGATAAAATTTTCAATATAGACTTAACTTGGTTAAACAACCAGAGTGACAACCAAGAGGCATCAACAGTTTTACATGACTTTGCTCCCATGCAACACTTAAGTGTGAATGGCTTTAAAATTAACATTTTTAATACAAATATGGTGATTAACACTAAGATAATATGCTATAACAAACATCCCAATTATAAGTCAATCTTAAACATCCCTCGCCTCACTAATAACTTTGTAGTCAAAAAATTTTCAGTTAAAGAACCATCTTTTACAATTAGTGTGTTTTACTCAGATGATGCATATGCAGGAACCGCCATAAATATAAATTTCAGTGGCGACATGTTAAATTTTATGTTTGCAATGGGTAATTTAAAATGCTTTCTTCCTATTATGAACATATCTCCAGTTTCTATAGCCAACTGGAACTCTACACTAGACCTTCACGGCCTGGAAAATCAACACATTGTAAGAAGTGGAAGAGGTGATGTGTTCTGGACAACTAATTTTCCATCTGTTGTGTCCACAAGAAGAGGATTTAATGTATCTTGGTTTAAGGCAGCAACTGCCACAATTTCAAAAATCCATGGAAATACATTAGCCACCCAAATCATAAATGAGTCTACTCCCATTTTAAGCAATAACATGGCTAAAATTAACCACATCAAAAACTCAATTTTTTCTCTACTTGAGTATAGAAATAAAGCACAAGTACAAACCCTTCATAAAAGATTTTTAGAATGTCTTTATGAATGCACTTCATTCTTTAGATTAGATGTGATTGCAGTAAAAAATTTAACAAACATTGGAGTTTTTGATTTTTCTAAACATACAATAAGCCATACAAAAACAAAACATGAATGTGCCATAATGGGTTATAAAAAATGCAACATGGTTCCTAAAGTATTGACAATCAATAAAAAAGTAAGGTTGGATGAAATGGGGAGAAATGCTAACTTTATGACTTTTATATTCAAACTAAACTCTAAAAGGTCAAGACTCAAACAGCAAATCCTAAGGCATATTTTAAGAAGATATGGACTTCAATGGAAGTGTCAACATGGAAAAATCAAGAGAGTATCTATAACACAAAAATGATAGTCACATAAGACTCCGATAGGTTTACAACATACATTTATTTCAATGAACAACAGTTAACAATAATCTTGAATATACAATACCCCGCAAATCCAAAAGACAATAAAAATAATGAAACTATAATAACACTTGTGGCTCTTTTTCTATACTTTCCTCTAATTTCTATGACAGTCCCATTATTAAACAACATTAGATAGTGGGTATGTAGGTTATGATTGTCAAAAAAAGGGGACGTGTCCAAAAAAAGATTGTTTTGAACCTTTTTATTATGAACATACATCATGCTCTCCAGTCCATCTTTTTCATCATAACTGATGAATGCCGCCTCACATAAAGGACAGCCTCTATCAGCCCGTGTAAGATTATACACAACAGGAATATGGACTTTTGTTTTAGGATGATTTATCCAAGTTGAACAGTTTGTATGCAATGCAGAAATTATCAGTTTACTTTTTATAAATGTTTCAGAAACTTCATAGTTTATGGCATGTTCAATATTTTCTCTTGATACAACATATGTTATGTTCTTCATGGGAATTAGCATCAAAACACTACTCATTTTGTTAGAAAAGCATTTAAAAATAGGAAACTCGTTAATATAAGAAAAGTGTCTATATTTAAACAAAGTAAAAAAACCACTGGCACCTTTTTGACTTTCTTTAAAGGTCATATCAAAGGCCTGTTTGCCCTCTGATATCAACTTATCCATATTAAAGTCATATCTTAGGCTCATAAAACAAGGTGAAAACGTTTCAAAGACATCAAAGTCACTATGTGATAGCCTAGATATCAATGTAGCAATTTCTAGAGAATTACACATAGAGGAGGAAAGCAAATACACAAATAGCAGGTTAGTGTTATTACTGGCATGATAATCTTTTAACTCATTATGGAGAATCAAGTAAATATCTAGTAATATTCTCCTATCATTGTTGGTCAAAGAAAAAACATTTGTATATTTTGTATACAAATTTGAAACTATTTCTGCAAGCCCCCATAAAATCCTACCATTCAAGGTAGTAATTTCTTCTGCAAGTGTTAACATAGTAAGAATGTTCATTTGAACTTCTTGGGACAATGATTTTATATTGTTAATTGGTATATTGGACACCATTTTTCCAGCAACTCTTTTAACTGTATTAGATACAAAACCCTTAAAGTAAAAAGAGGGAAAACAATTTTGAGTCATGTCTCTGAGTAGCAGCAATTCATGCATAAAATGAGCAACACACTGCATTTGTACATAAGGGGAAACATCACTAAACCCAGACCCTATCATAAAATGAGTGAATGCAAATTTTAAAGTAAAGGTAATCAGTTCAGAGGTTAGATCAAAAGCAAAGCACCTATGCAATGTCTCAAACTTAATAATAGTATCCTCCATTTCTTTAATCAATGTAATTGGAGAAAGGTTAGTCACTTTATAAAACACTTCTGTATAGTTTAGATCCCCTAACCACACTAGACTCGAAGCATCTTCAAAGGTTGTGATTAAAGACAAGCTAAAGTTGCTATTCTTCACCAAGACAATGTCATTATCATATATTAAACTACCCTTGAGCACAGGCAGTTTGCTAGTTCGTCCAAGTAACCATGTGGCAAACCTAGAAATTGAATTTTTCTCATGTTTTACTAAAGTCACATAAGAAAATGTTCTTGTAACAAACCCAAAAAATTCATACCCCTCTTTATTAAAAAGAAAAGAGAAATAGACTGAATGTTCTTTAGTATTATAAAATATATCATGGCTGATCAACCTAGGTCTAAAGAGATAACTAGAAAAATAAAATAAGTCATTAACAACTTTAACAGATGGAATACCAAAATCTCCAGTATATCCAGAAACTCCATTTGCATTATATTGTGACACATTGTAGTTTTTTTGTTTAGAGTAAACAGGACATTGATTGTGATTGATTGGGGGGTCAGTTATTACAACAGTGGAAGAGTTAATTTTCCACAGTTCTTTATATTTAGTAAGCGTATGTGTTAGCTTTTCTGTCAGATTTGACTCATCCCACATTAATTGAACTCCTTCTGGAGTGAGAGGATTTAACACTGAATTCCATTGTAGCTTATAACTGGCACCTGTAACATCAAATTGAATTTCAACTTCTGGATTGCGTGCCAGTAACTCGGTGAAGTTATACTTATGTCTCAAAGCTCCCATTTTTTCTTCTTGTGTCATTGTAGCTTTAGGTGAAGATCTTTTTGTAGTGGTTGTTTTACCAACTGTACACCATAAGGTACTAGAAAGTATCATATATACAACTAACCACGAAAGGTTGATACAGCCCGGGGAAGTTCTATTCATAATGTTAGACATTAAATGCACGTGAAAGTCGCGCAAGTCCATTCCAATCAACAGTTTGAGTTTTAATAGAAGATATTTTTAAAACCTGCATATAAATCTCTGCCCATATACCCACAAGATCATTCATGTAATCCGATGCATTTACTACTACAAAGTGAAGCTTTTTAAGTTCTTGACATAAAGTCAGACACAATTGTATAATTGTACAATTTACTGGAAATTTTTTGATAATATCCATCAATATTGAGAACACACTATTATTAAAAGTGTCTTTTATAAATTGATTTTTTTCATCTTTTAATTTTTTACAATAAAGTGCGTCTGTCAAACTTATTCCTGATATTACAACCCTTACAAGTTCCTCAGGCGAAAAGAACTGCAATAGCAACCATCCATTATATACCAATAAAAAGGCCTCAGCCAATATATTAAGGTAAGTTATATCTACTTTTTCTTCATACAGTCTTCCTCTATTTTTAACCATTCCCAATACATCAGTAGCACACCTATTCATTAAAACAATAATATCACCATCTCTTGCAGTGAATTGAGAAAATAGTCCTAGTAGATGGTCAGGTTTTAAAAAGCCTCCTAAGTAGTGAGCCAGAGGAAAGGCCACCGCAGCAGAAAGCTGATGTCTGTCAAAAATTACCCAGTTATCAGCAGTTTTTGTTTTAAACTTGTTACTTTCAAAAACAAAATTATAAGATGATGTTTGGAGGGTTTTTAGAGGTGTTATAAATTTTACTTGATGAGAGAAAATTTTATGAGATACATCATCAGATCCCAAATTTTTCTTAGTAGATTTAGTGCAATCATATATACCCTGAACACAATCAGAGTAGTATTGAGTCCAGTAGGTCATAGCTTCATTAAAAGTAATTAGATTCTCATCATTTAATGCTTTTGTAAGATACTTAATTAATGTTGTTTTACCAACTCCTATACACCCATCAATATATATAAAATAGGCATTCTTTAGCTTACATACAGGTCTAGAAACCAACATGGATTGCATCAACACTGTAGCATTTTGTTGATCATCAAATTGAATCTGTAAAGATTCTTGAGGTGGTGATTTGGTCTTAGCCTTCAATGTCTTTAAACCAGTTGTTAGTTTTTTAAGATAGTTTGCATGCAACCCCTCATTGGACTTAAATTTAGTCCCATCATCTAGAATAGAATCTATCATTTCCCCCCAACACCCCCTTTTTTTAGTAATAATTTCACCATACTCTCCTTCTTCATTTACAATATCAACCAATACTTCATCATCCATAACTGCGTTTTTTGCAAAAACTTTAATTAAACTTTGGTTACATAACCCCAAATATTTTTCATGATACTTTTCAGGACATCGAATAGCTTCATGTGACCTACTTTCTTCTTTAGGAAATAGACTCTCCCATGACTGTTCCCTATCACTGTTATCTATATAAGACCCGGACTCTTTTTCAGAATTATGTCCATCGTTGACTATTGTTGAAAGAGGCGATAGCTCAAAGTCTTCACCGGATCCTCCTTCAGCCATGACAGTATTACCAGAGCAGATTAGTAAAGATATTTTATCAGTACTTCCAGCAAGTAGAAAGGCTGCTGGAAAGAAGGCTCACCTCAAAATATATAAGAAGCTACTTGGATATAGAAATACTAATTCCCTCCTTAAATTCTTATCAATTACTCATCCTTGTCCTAATAAATGCACATTTAAACTGTTCATTGAGGTAAGTCTAGGAAACAGGATTTCAGACTGTGTACTTTTACTAACATGCGGAGAAAGCAGAATATGCTATGTAATTGAGCTTAAAACATGTATTTCTAAACAGACAAATATGTCACGTGACATCAGACAGGCACAAAAATCACAAGGTTTACATCAATTGTTAGATGCAGTTAGATTTGTTCAAAATTCATTGCCTTTAGGGAGGCAAAAATGGAATTTAATTCCCCATCTGTTATTTAAATGTCAAAATAGCCTCAAAACTATATATCAAGAATCCCCTGCCTTCATGACTAATTTGGCATTTAGTAATCATCAGAAACTATCACAGTTTTTTACACAAAGAGAAGACTTGGGCCTCAAAAAAAGGTTATCATCACATTTACATGTTCTCAAACACAAAACCACACAGAGTCTTTGTGACAAGAACCCTGGCACCAAACAAAGTATTACACATAAACAGAGACTTATTGACAGAAACAAGAAGGTATGCTTTAAAATACAGAAGGCACGTCTTGGAGCAACACCTTTCTCAGGTAAAAAAAGGCCTATTGAGGGCAGAATTGGAAGCTTTAGCACAAGGTCATATCAGTACAACCCAAGACGTGCTCCAAAAACTAGATACCCTAGAAAGTGTTACTCAGCATCTTTCAGTTAAACCAATACAATCTGAAAAAGTGAATTCCTTAAAGACAGCTCCAACAGCACATACCAAATACCCGACCCAGAGAGACAAGACAAGTCTTATTATCACAATAGCCCCCGACGATCCCAGTTTTCACGTAGAAAGTGATTTTAGAGGAGAATTTTTATCTGGTCTATATACCAAACAGCACCAATGGTTGCCTGCATTTGGACCCTGGTTTACCAACATGACAGATTCTGCTATGCAAAGGAGGGTATTTCCCAGGGAACTTCGGGGTAATCTAAATTTGCAAAGCTCAACATCCCTAAAGTTAATGCAAGCAGTGTTAGACACTATATCCAATGTTACCAGTGACTTTTTTCTAGACGTTAGACATTTATCAGATACTAACTCGGCCTTATGTCTACTTAATGGGTATTTTTACATTAAAAAGAACTCCCCCCTACCTTTGACTTACGTTGACCTAGTTAGCAATCTAGATGAAAAGATTGAACTTCTGATAACTGATCTTAAACAGAACACCCAGGGAACAAATTTTTCTTTTTCCTACTCTAACCCACAACAGCTTGAGACAATCGCTCCTCTTTCAAAGCAAAATACCTACAGCACAGATTTTTTTCAAGACCATAAACTCTTTCATCTTCTCGTCACTGCAGGTGTGCTCCCGTCACAGACACAGTCTAAGGCTTCTCAGAATCTAGACGTGGTTTATTTGATAACTAACACCGTGTTTGGTGCAGATATACCACCTTTTCCAGTGTTTCAGTGGAACTTACGGACAGGACTGATAGCACTGGAAGTGCTTATGTTAGTATATATCACTTTAGAAGTGGCTCAGATTTCAACAAACACGGCCCATAGAAGGCTTCAACTGGCCACGCTCTTGGGTGGTCAAATTAAGACAAAAGACTCTCAACAATATAAATTTTTAAAAAGAAAACAACTGTTTTCTTTTATGTGTGAAAATTACATGATTCCAACATTACAACAAAACCCACAGACTCCAATATCCTCGTTATTCCCAGGCATAATTTTGACAGCCATTGAAGCTGTGGATGTATTTGACTCCCATATCAATAAAACAAATAATCATATTATTAACTTATCAGGAAAAAAATATAATGAAATGTTTGATATCATCAATCAAAAGTACACCTTCAAAGATCCTCAAGCTATATTACATGCCCAAACAGCCTTCAGACTAACAATAGAAAAGGGCTTAAATCTACTCCTCTCTTCAACCAATCCTAGCAGCGCTATAACAAAAATAATCAGCACAGAATTTGGAGGCGGAGATGATTATGATAATCTTTATTTTTTAATTTTAGGATGCCTACCAGTCTCCGTGGCAATTATTTAAATTTGCATGTTATTATCAAAAATAAATAAAAAATCTAAAAAGTTTTCATGTGAAGCTTCTTCTTGCCTGAGATGGGGTATGGGAACAATTCCTGTCATGGCCTGGATGTCCTGAATAACAGTATCTACCGGTCCATTATATCCAGACACCAAAAAATGTTCATTCAAAACCAACCCCCCTGAAAGCAACAAAAAAAGTATAAAAATTTTTCTGGAGAAAAGTCTGATCCATGGCTCTGCAACCATTCGTCCCCAATTTACTAGACAAAATGCAATAACCATTAATATTCTTGAAGGGATAACACTACCTAAACTATACAAGTAGTTACCATCTATAAGATTGTGTTCAGAAATTTTTACATGATGTTTCAACCCCAGTCTTTGAGTGATATAGTTTGTTAGGCCTGTTAATAGTCTGGGGTGAGTGTTGTAATAGAGCCACAACTCCCCTCTACTTTTATCAGACTGAAAAGTAGACGAGGTGACACCCATTTCAACACAACCGTCATAAATAAGCTTCCAAATTTCCAAAGGAACCTTTCTACTCAACACTACATCATCCCTACATCCAGCATTGGCGATAGCATCCCTAAAGAGCAAACTGTTAAGACACAAGTTGTACATATGACATAAAACAAAATGAAGAAATCGCAACTCTTGGTTATGAAGGCTATTTAAAGACTGGTTTCGTAGCATCTTCCACATTAATTCTTCCAAACCCGGGCTCAATGATTTACCCCGACTAACATATTTTCCCAAGATGTCCATCTTTGTAACCGGGTTTGTGTCAGTGTTTAACTACCCCAACACAGACAAGCTGCTGTATTTAGACCCAATAGAAATAAGTAAACACCTCCCTCTTATTAACCCTCTCCCCCTCACACTCGAACACGAGGAAAATGCCCAAATAGGATGGGTTTTAGGCCTATACAAAGTTACCCACGGATTGTTTTGTTTGGGGAAAATCACTTCATCTAAATTTATTAAGATTTTATCCACAGTCTATGACAAGTCTGTAGTAGCTCATATTCCACCTAAAAGTCTACCCCCACATCCAGAAATAGAAATGCTTCAATCATGGTTTCCAGAGCTGTCTCTATCATCTATGAGCCCTGAGTTAATTAATCACCCCAATATTTCAAAAGGGGTCATGTTTCAACATGTATCGCTATGTGCAATGGGCAAACGAAGAGGAACTATAGCCCTTTATGGAACTGATATAGAGTGGCTCCTTTCAAAATTTACAACCCTTACAGGAAGGGAGGTACAAGAAATATTATCTAATCCAACACTAAATAATCAACTTCCAGAACCTCAGTTTACTTGTGGCTTAGAGGTTTTAGTTGCCAAAGCCGTAGATGCTAGCTTTATTAGAAACAGACTAAACATTCTTCAAGATGATAAAGGACTTGCTAATATTAAGGCACCCACATATTTAAAAGCCAGTGCCCAACCTTTTTTGTCCCAAAGAGGTCAAGAGGCTTTACATACTCATAAGTCAACCTCCCTTGATATGGCCACTAATGCCAGGGCCAATACACCCACCTCTGATGACCTTATTAGCATTCCTCGAGGAGCTTTCATGTCCCTTCTGCAAACTAATTTGGATGCAAAGCATCCAACGACACTACACTATCCTCACATCCCCTCTTCAGACAATGGTGGCCAGAAGATGCAATTCATACCTAGACAATCTATGGGATATAATGCTTCGAACATACCCTACCCATCACAAATTCCTCCATATTACATACCCTGGCAAGACATGGATCCACATGGATTTAATACAATGGGTTTCACAACTAATCACACATACATTCCAGTTCCATTCCCATCCAGGCCAAACAAAAGAAAAAGAGAATCTGACATGGAGGACTGGGTCACGTTTCCAGGAGAAGAAATTTACAGAAGTAAAGAACTACAAGATCTCTCTAAAACTATTACAGAACTACAACGTGAAATTAAGGAGCTTAAAAACAATTCAATGGGGAAGATTGGAGTAAAAACAGAACTTCAAACAGTACCACCAGTTAACTGCCAGGTCATACCGCAACATGGACATTATTTTCCAAGTCAACCTTTTCCACCAGCCTATTTTCATACTCAAGGTAACCCCCTGTACCCCTTTTACCCACCTAAAAACATAAACACCTCTAATTCTCCAATAATAAATCAAGGAGTCGTGGAACAGAGAAATCATGAATCAGTTCCCAAGTCTAGTGAAAATACAAAACAATCTAACACCCAATTAGAAAATAAGCATGAAGAAAGTGGCACATCAACACAATCCAAAACTACTGTAGATGCTAGTATGCCTCCGGTTTCAACAGTAAATCCACTTCAAAAGCTATTTTGTGAAGAACTTCTAAAAAACTAACATTTTTTAAATAAACATTTTAACACCCATGTACTGTGTTTTTATTATAAAAAACAAACAATCATTGTTTAATTTAAAGTATATTTTATTTAAATCAGATAATAGGTAAAGTGTTGTATGTACTGCTTGGTGAACATATTGCACATCAATGTAAATTATAGGAGTGGAATAAATTTTGTGTGTAGTGCTTGGTGCAACTTAGAAAAATTGAATAAAGTACTACCGAGTTTCACAGCTTTTTGAGATTTACAGTGTAGGATCTTTGAAATTAGGGACAGGACACTTCTAGTCTCACAGTACAGATATCCAGCTTTTAGCTGAGGTTTAACCTCAGTCTAGGATCTTTGAAATTAGGGACAGGACATTCCAGCTTTTAGCTGAGGTTTAACCTCAGTCTAGGATCTTTGAAATTAGGGACAGGACATTCCAGCTTTTAGCTGAGGTTTAACCTCAGTCTAGGATCTTTGAAATTAGGGACAGGACATTCCAGCTTTTAGCTGAGGTTTAACCTCAGTCTAGGATCTTTGAAATTAGGGACAGGACATTCCAGCTTTTAGCTGAGGTTTAACCTCACAGTCTAGGATCCAAATGTACACTTCTAATCTCACAGTACAGATATCCAGCTTTTAGCTGAGGTTTAACCTCAGTCTAGGATCTTTGAAATTAGGGACAGAGCATCAAAACCTAGGCTCGCTTAAAATTAGGAATACATCTCTAGTATCACAGTTCAAGTTCCATCAAAATCAGATATCCAGCTTTTAGCTGAGGTTTAACCTCACAGTCTAGGCCATAGACATAATCAACAATGCTTAAACCAGTATGTAGATCAAATTAGGGCAAAGCTACCACGGTAGCAAAAAAGGTAGCCAATTTAGGTTTTCTTTCTCGCTGCCATGGCAGCTTAGTAATCACTGACTGATCATCTCCTCAAACAACTCACTTATATCCACACCAGTCCAATGAAAATCACACCACATACAACTTCGATGTTTTTCATAATAGTAATGAAAACTATACCAACCTATGATTTTAGTGACTATTAGGGTTTACTCAGTACCGCGTTTCAATGCAGAACCTCTATTGAAACAACAGCATTGGTGTATTGTTCTAAACATATATTATAATATATAATAAAAAATAAACCCCCTTACCCCCTTTAGTCCGTAAATTCTGAACAGCCATTGGTTGGTGCTTGTTTGGCCAATGGCTGTAATAAACGTCATCAATGAACCAATGGCCACACGCTATTTTTAAACAAGTCCCGCCTATATTTACCAATGACCAATACAATAGTGATGCGTCACTTATGACGAGCTATGTCGTTCAGCTGTACCCAATCAATGCGCGTGTCGTCATGGCGGCCATTTTTAAAGAGCCGTGTTTACAACACCACGAGTTTTTGTTTCAGTGAATTTTGTTCTAAACGATAGTGCGGCCCCACGTGGCCATCTTTATAGTTACCCATAACGAGTTTCAGATTCATATGAATTTTGCTCTCGATGACCATTTGACCTCTATAGTTTGTTTTATGATAAATGCGATGTTATATGTCCCAATGTGGTGCTGAGAATATCAGATAAATGTTGATCTAAATGACCATTTGACCTCATATTTTTTTTAAAGCAATATGATGATATTTGATCAAATTTGGTATAATTCTATGCCAAACAATATTTTTTTAAACCTGATAAATTTTGATCCCGTTAACCATTTGACCCCCAAAATTGTAATTAAAAAAACACCCATAATCAAACACATTTTTTAACAAACATTATAAAAGTGTCTTGTGTATAAATTTCAGTCTTGATACTATAATCTATGGGCATGATTAAACCACAAAAAATTAGAATCTATCCAAATTGAGATTAAAAACACATCATACATTGTTACCGATTCCCTGTGTATAAACTCTAATCTTGTTACTATAAACTAGGTGGATGTGTAAACCACAGATAGTTAGAGTCTATCCATTTTGTTACAAACATGACCTTAGTATTTAAGGCTCAATTGTACCTAATGTGCTAGACTCCTTTATAAATTAGTGTTTTATAATCTATAAAATGATGTCTGTTGGTAGAAACCTACTTCTAGTGGCATTGGTAATAGTACTATTTTTCCTATGTTGTGGAGAAACATACTCCTCTGATAGCTCTGATTGTTGCCTTCGGCATTCAACTAGACCAATCCCCTTTAAAGTTCTCCAAAGTTACCAACATCAATTGCCTACTATTGGATGTCATCTTAATGCAATAGTTTTTTATACAGTCAAGAGACGAACTATATGTGCAAATCCAGGAGACAAATGGGTACGTCTTGCAATGAAGTTTATTGACAAAAAAAACAATTCAACTATGCGATATAAATTTTAAATAACAGTTTTAGATTTTATAATATATACCTGATAACATGCCATACCAACATAGTATTTATATGCAATAACCTCTTCATAAGAAGATACTCAAGACAGCATTGTCTGCAATAATCTCTTCATAGGAAGATACAATAGGAGAATCACTATTCCAGAGTATAAAATCCCTGACAATATGCCAGGCTTTAATGTTTTAAATCCAGATTGACCTCTTTTCCAGGTCAATTTAGTGTTTTAAAGTATCATTAATACTTACATATGAACTGACATTTTCCAATATTTGCATTCCCTGCATTCACTCCTTCATAAAACAGGGAATCATTATGTTGTTCCAAAGTTTTTTAAAACTTGAGAGGACTAAAGAGGATACTGAAGCAATAATTCAGGAAGATACAGGGCCTGGTAAAGCAAGACATGAATTATGGTTTACACCTTATCCTTTTTTTATGTTTGTCTTATTTCTAATGTCAGTAATGCTATTTTTATATGGATTTATGATTTATGAAAAGGCCTACAACACACCAAGTTGGGTTTTGAGGCGTATCTATATTCAGAGCGATAATGTTAATTGGACATGTTTTAAAAAACCATGGTTTTTATCCCAGACTAACCAAACTGTCGTGAATATAAATTTCACACAGCTTCTAAATAACACTAACTTGTCTATGTGCTTTCTATTGAGAATGTATACAGAAGGTTCTCCACAAAAAAAATATTTTTGTACCAAGGTTACATGACATTAAATAAAAGTCTCATGTGCAACTCTGCAACAAAATCTTGCCTTTTGTCCAATTTTTGTTATTTTTTTCTTCCCACTTTTCGACAGAATCATTCCATTGTGTGCCTAGATCATTACGGTCCTGACATGATAATGTACAAGGTGTTCGAAGAAGTCCAAGTGCATCCAAGAAGGGTAGTGTGTATACTGGAGTCTTCACCCCTCCCTGAGTAACATAAAATTGAGGCCATGGGTCTTTATCTGGATCAAAAAAGATTTCAACTTTATCTTCTGATGAGTGAGTTTGGGATGAAGTATTAGTACTGTTAGTACTAGCTTGTGATGAATTGTCTGGGTTCTTATATGGCTCCTTAATGATACGATCAGTTGTATTTTTTTGAATAAATTGTAAAGCATCATTTATAGTTTGCCTCTCAAAGTTAAAGCACAAAGCATGTTCACACTCTGGTCTCTGAATGGGGGACTGGTTTTTCCTTTCAATAGCAGTGTTTTTCATGAAGTAAATCAGGCCGATGATCAAAATATTTATACATGCCCCAAACATGCTAATGAACGCAATCTTTACCAAGCCAGTGCATTGATTTGGTCGATCCGGGTTTTCTAAGTCCTCTAGATACATTATTGCATATCTTTTACAGAATGGCTTATCTATTATAAAAGAAAAAAAACATTTATTAGTTTCTGTTTAATTCTATGTCTCCATAATTTTTATTTATTTTCTACATTTTTATGAATCAACTAAATATATATAATAAAAATAGCATAGATTGTAAGAAAAATGAATGAATGTTGCACCTACCTTATTTTCAGGAGCCTGTATGTTCAGCGGGTGCAGCCAGGGGAAAGTGTGGTACTTATAAGAAGTCTCAAATTGAATGGCTGTGGTTAAAACCACAAACTTAACTCTCTCAATATACGTGGCTGTTTTTCTAAAAAAACACGTAGACACACATTGAATTTTTAAAGCACTTTATTTGAGAATATAATATAGTATACATGCTATTGGTCTGTTGACTCTAACTCGTAGGGAGATTAGCTCTGATTTCTTCAGTTGTGAGAGGCTTGATTGAATGTCTTGAATCACCCTGAGGCAGGTTTTGTGTACTGATGGTAGATAAAGACCAAAAAAATGGAGATCCACCAAAGTCTATAAATCTTCCGAGTGTACAATTTCCATTTCGATTGTCCATTATGGCAGGCAGTGCCAGTGCAATTACAGCTCCTTTTGGAATGATATATACATCATTTCCAGGATTAGTAACTAGAATACATGGTGAAGTCATTGGAAACCAAGTGCTTGGATGTACTAAGAGTTTATTGTTGTCATTTGCTCCACCAACGAGGCATACTAACTGTTTAGTACAGTTAGTACCTTTCGCAAAATACCCATTTAGTTGAATATGGCGTGTTTCTTGTGGATGCAGTTGTATCTGATAATCTGTATGTAATGGTATGACCCATCCATGATATTGTGTTGTTTCATGTGTTATGTAGGATGGCATAACAACTTGACTAGGGTGCACTCTTGTTCCTATGCATACACTTATTTTGACAGCTGGGGGTTGGGTGCTGCCATGGACTTGAATCTTCAGTTTATACATGGATTCACCAACCCTTGAAATATTAAAGCTCTTTGCAACAAGAGGTAAAGATTCCTCAGGGGTTCCCATATCCAATGTAATGCTACTAGCTTTAAAAAATGTGGCCCCAAAAAATGATGGCATATCCTTCCATTCAAAAAGCATTTGATAGATATCAGGAGAAGTCCTTACAGCAACCCCTTTCATTGTGGTACTTCCATGGAAAGGGCTTTTTTTAAGGGATGTTGCTGTAAATAGAGTCACTGAATTTTCAATGTGTTCATTAGCTATTGATGCACTTAGATCACTAGGAAGCATAGGAGTATATAGTGATATGTAGAAGTTGACCTCATCATTTTTTAGTTCTGTTGCAGAGGTTTCTATAAACAGTCCAATAGGTGTTTTAAAACAAGTTATTATGTTGTTAATTACCTTATAGTTTTCAGATTGTTGAAAGGGTTCTATCACAAATATGTAGTGATATAGTTGATTGAATAACTGTTTTTCAGAAGATTCTCCAATATAGTTTAAAACTTCACTGACAAGGCCCTGAATGGTAAAAGGTGTGACAAGTTTAGTAGTAGAATGTCCAACATTACACTTAATAGGAGTTATGTTGGACACATGAAACGCTTTACTAGTTACCACCACCTTCCAATTAGTATCATATATGGCAACATTTTCAACAAGAGCCATGCTGTACTCAATAGAGTTAGTATCTTTAGGTTTGCAGGCCATTGTGCTAGAGAGTCAAAAAATTTTTAGGAGCCCTTAGGCACCAAGGGGCAACTCTTATACTTTCATGTTTGGTGTATATATGGGTGTGGCTACTCTTACTAATGTTTTTGTTATGTTTTTTGTCCCTATTTTATAATGGGTGGTTTTAGTTTTTTGAGGTGATGACATACATAAATAAAATGAATAATAGGGGAACTTTGGAAATATAAAGAATAAGTTTATATGAATGTTTTTGGACATTTGTGATTCTCCTGGAAATGTTTATATACATTGTATACCATGGCAATGATCCAAACCACAATCATGGATAAAGATAGGGGGAGAATCTTAAGGCATGTTTTATGCTTGTGTTTTGAGTTGCATTTTAAAATTTTAATTACAGTCAAAGCTGTTAAGACAGTTTGAATACAGCACATCAATAAGAAAACAGTCTCTTTAATGTAAGTTTAATGAATTGCATTGAGGATGATGCAGACTCGAAACAGTCTATATTATTGTGAATGGGTCTTTGGTTATTATCAATGACATCAATCAAATAACCAATGACTAGTGTAATGGAGGTGATTGCTGACACATACACCCATATAAACACATCTTATTTAGAAAACGAGCTATGTACTTTGTGTAAATAAACACCTCTACACATATCCATACAAACACCTATGTTTAGCAGTGAGTCAAATAAGGATGAGAATATCACAAACTTTCAGTATAATAGCCCTTTTTTGGACTATGTATGTAATCCTGTGCCATCTTAGTTAGAATCCATATAATAATAGTCCCTTCAAAAATTAGCCAAAATGTACTTGCACTTTCAAAGTTCCTCTTAAAGAAAAATGTATACATAAAATTTAAAATAGTCAGAATTAATAGACATTCAATAGCTGTCCCAATATATACAAAGTGTCATACTCTCCTGGAGTGAAGTTTACTGAATGGGGTACCGTAGTTATCAGATAAATAAGTACTTCAATTCTGTTTATCTATAGCCATTAGATATAGAGGTACTTCAATTGTACTTATTTATAAGGTAGATAGGTTTAGTTCAATTGGATTTCAGGTTAAGTGACTCACCAAAAAACCACTAAGTGCTTACATCAATCAGGTCTTTATTCCCAGAAGCATAAACCAGGACTTAGTCATCAAGGCTTTGATTTAGGGTAAATGGGATATTCAAAAAATTATAAAGTACACCAACAGCTGCATCAGCACTGTTACCGAATATACACTGTAGAATGTTAGCAGCTCCCCGGACCACCTTATCAAAATATAGGTCAATTGCCAATGGAATATGGTGTTGCTTCACAAATGATGGATCTTCAGCCATGTCAGATTTAAGAGTGGCATGTGGTGACTCCACAAACACATAAGGAATTCTGTCATGAATTTGAGGAGGTTCTTCATTCCTGGATATAATTTTTTTATATACAACAATATGAGGAATATTTGAAACTTTATACAAAGAAGCTGGTTTACTAAGTTCGGTAGTAAATGTTAAGTCTTCGATAGGCACTTGGTTAAACTTGAGTTTTTTATAACTATCATTTAAAATGTCTATAACTTTAAAGAGCGGGAGCGGAAGTCCTTCCGAGAACACAGAACTTATTTGTTTTGTACTGAGGGAACAGGCGGCTTCCCTCACTTCACTGTCATAAAGAATCAGATTTAGCACTAGTCTACTGGTGTTTTGTACAAATTTACATGATGTTTTTCTAATCAAATCAACCCCCTTCATTAACAATTCTCCCTTGGATAAAACCCCTATATATCTTTTTTTTGATAGCAAAATTAAGCATTGAAAAATTTTTTCTGCTTCTAACTTAATTGGATCCACAAACAAGGTATCTGTGGTAACCTTGGCTAATTGATCACAAAAGGCACCCACTTCAGACATTGGATACCCTTGACATTCTATAAATAGCGAGTCAGTGTCTCCATAAATCACCCTGAAACTGGCGTTATAGGCACAGTTGAGGGGTCTGTGCATGATTCGTTCCATATCAATAGGGGTGATGGCTTCAATGAAATGTTTCGACTTTTCTAGCATGCGCCTCCCTTCGTAGGTTATAGTTTCTGCTATTTTCAGACATGGAAGAATACCAGAAGACACACCAGTAAATCCATAGACTGCGTTACATGTCACTTTGATTGCTAGTTGCTGTTTGTCTAGTATAGTTTTGAGGTTGGGGTCAGTTACACTCTCCAAAGTTTTTTTAAGGGACCTTCTTTTAGATAGCCAGGCATTTAAGAGAGTAGCCAATAGAGACACTTGTTTATGCTTATTTACAAAATGTACAAGACCACTACTCAAATGAAATGTTTGGTAATCATGAGGTGAAAGGTCATCATATAAGTGTAATCTATCATCAGAAATCATAGTAGAGTAACATAAGTTATTTGCTTGAATAATCGTTGGGTACAGGCTAGCAAAATCCACAACCAAAATTGGAGTATTATAAAAGCCTGAAATTGGGTCAATTACTGTAGCCCCCTGATACCCATCAGATATTTCTTTGTTTTTGAGAGGTAGAATATAATTTTGTTTTCTGGCTACATCTAACAGGCATGAGAAAACTCTGATTTGTTGCCCATCTGTCAGCACCATTCTAGGTGGGATTTTAGCAATCTTAGCAATTTCTGAAATTTCTACATGAGTCATAAAATATCTTAGTAACTGCAAAACAATCTCAGAATCTTTCACACAATAGGCTCCAAGCCTGGCTCTTCCCTGTGGGCCTGCACGAAAAAGCTGAGGAATTTCTTTATAGGAAACATCATCTTTTTGACCTCCTATGCAATGCTGGGCCACTGTATTTAATTTGTAGTTGGAAAGGCCTAATTTATCCTTACATACGTGATACATGTCAATGCAAACAAAACCTGAAATTTTTATTTTAGGTACCGCTCTCATAAACCCAGTTGAGTTGTTTTGTGGGGTATGGACAATGAAGGTAGATGAACTTTTACTTTTGGTAAAGTCTTTTAGGTTAAAATTAAAAACTTCAACGGCCCTATTGATAATATAAGTAAAGTCAAAATTGGCAATGTTGTATCCTGTTATAAACTCAATGTTGAAATCTCTTAGCATGGTAAAGAAGAGGTAGAACATGTCAATCTCTGAAGGGCACTCAAACACTTCTGTATCTTGGATAGGGTCGCATGTTCCTAAATTGAAAAGTATTTTTCTAGGAGGTGAACTTGACCCAGTTTGCCATAAAACACAAGAAATTTGAAGGACCATGTCTTCATCCTTTGTAGCATTCGGAAACCCATTCTCTCCAAGACATTCAATATCAAAAGATAGCACCTGATAGTTGGGCCAGTCATGTCTATCTGGATAAAATATCAGGTCTGTCCAAGAACAGTCAAACTCCAGATCTGTCCAGGAGTCTCTATTAGTCAGCCTTGGCATTGCATTCTTGCAATAATACCATCCAAATGTGGAGAACCCATTATCGATAATAAACCTCTTGATAGCATCCACGTTAGATTCGTAAAGCTGACATCCCGCCTTCTGAAGTTTTTCAGTAACAGTTGCCAGGTGTTCATTACTGCTCATTGAAACTTTATAAACTAGATGCTCTTCATTATATTCTCTTAGTATTTTTTTAACCATTCCCTTGAGTGAATAGTCATTGCAGTGTCTCATTGCTTGCTGTATATGATGCATCACACCCGTGCCTCCTTCAACATAAAAGTATACTTGCTGTTGAAATACATTTACGCATACACTCTGATTGTTTTCTGTTCTTCCAAAAAGCTTTAACACGGTTCCAGATGGTCTAATGTCAAAGGGTATGTTAGGAAACTTTTGTGAGTGGTATGTAGTTTCTATAATGTCATATACATGAAAAGTGAGACCCGGTTTATTTTCATTTAAATTGGATTTTGAACCATGTTGTCTCCAGATGCTGACGTCGGTATCCCCTTGTGGAAAAACATGCCTTTCTTCACCGTTAATAAAATATGTTGGTTGTACCCGATTAGTTATTGGTAGTACCCCAGATTTATGTGGAGTCTTAAAACATAGTGGAATTAGTCTAGTATATTCCTTGGGCCTTTCAATGTGGATGTCCTGTGTAGCTTTTAAAAATTTTTTCGGATTGAGATATGGATTGTAAAAATTGGCCGCCATTGCAGTATTTATCTGAATCAGGATCATGATAATATATGTACATTACTTTATAAACTTCACAGGGCTTCCATTAACACCAATCCTATGAAAAACAGACCTTTGAATCTCAATTCAATGTTTTTCACTATCTGCAGACGCATGAGGAAATAGGCACATGAGTCATTTATGTCTGGTTAAATGAGTTTTATTTGATGTGGCAGTAATCCAAACCAACACTCTAATGCCTGTATAAAATGAAACTTACTGTTAGGATGTCTTAAGCGCGGAATATCCCTTTCTTTTTCTCATGAACTTGGTTGCTAGACCGGTTATAGCACTTCCTAGTGATTGTTTTTCTGACTCTTTTTCTTGAAGCATTTTAGCATGTTCTTCTTGTTGAAAGTTGTGCATAGCTAAAAGAATGCTTTTTAGCTGCTGTTGGTCGATTGGTTTCACTTCAGGATCCCTGGCAGATTGGTCGATACTTGGATACATCATTCTAATAGGGGCTTCATACATCATTCTAGTTCTTCTACTTAACATAAATACTACAACCACAGCCCCTATAACCAGGAAAATTGTGAACATTCCCCCGAGAGGGTTTTTGATAAAATTGATAAGGCCTGTAACAACAGAACCAAATAGGGTAAATACCCCACTGGCTACATTCACAACCACAGAACCAATATTTCCAAGATCCTGAAGGATGTTTCCAAACTGCCTAATAATTGCATCCCTGTTGTTTTCAACGGTGTTGTGTAACTCCTTGCTAATACCTGACAACCTTTGTGTGTAGTAGTTATATTCTCTAAACATGCTTTCTATGTCCAGTACGTTAGCCAATCTTTTTTCTTCCTTGGAATACAATTCGACTACCTCAAAGTCAATGTTTTCAATGAATGTTAGGTTTAAAGTTATGAAGGTGTTGAGAGTTGAAAAATTCTGAATATCTGTTGTGCTTTTATGTTGATAGTTTACATACTTGTGCATTTGATGTCCTGACTGAAAGTAGTGAACAGCTGAGTCTCTACAAGTCTCCACTAAGTTTGTTGATAACAGAATTTCATTTCTAGGGCCCAGTTGTCCAGTGAAGATGTCAGTACCGTTTTTGAATCTGAATGTGACGATGGGTCTGGAGTAGCATATGTTGTCTGGACCTGGAACTCTCATGCTCTGGTGCAGGTCAACCTTGGTTTGGTCTACAATGACACACTCAGTCACTGAAATTACATCTCCCAAAAACCTAGCTGAAACTGGCTTTCCATAAATAGCACTCATGACACTTGTTGGATTAATCTTACTCAATTCAAACCACATTTGGGCAGCCCTATGTTGTTCCCTACACCATGCCTTAGAAAGTTCATGAAGTACTTTATTGATACCTGCCCTCAGGTTGTCATAAGCAAACTGAAGTTGAGCGGTTGCAATACTATCCTCTGAACTTTCACCTGCCGCTGCCCTCCTTCTTCTGCTTCTACTGCTACTTGCTTGGGATTCATTTAATGCCTGCAGGGCCTCTGATAACTGCATGGGAATTAATGGCTGCCAGGCTATGTATAAATTACCAGTTGTCTTATAAAACTCAACAGACCCGTTAGCTTTATATGTGTTATTTATACTGGCCAGTCTAGCCTGGATTTGTTTATTTATTTCTTCCCATAAACAGCTATGTGAAGAATTAAATTCACTATCAGACTCCAAAGGGGTAACAAATGTAGCCGTCACTTCATTGGCTATAAAGTGGTAACTGTTTGTTTGTCTGGTTTGAATGGCTGCAGTAAACCCCTTCCAGATACTATATTTACATGTTGATTCATTTTCATGTGTGGCTTCCCAAGAGATAACATGATCTCCAGTGTTTACAAAAAACCTGTGCTTGGTTTCAGAATGGGCTCTGTCATTGTAGGACAATACCGTGTGGTTTTGTAGTAGAAGCCAATTAACTATATCTTCTCTAACAAATGAAGGTTTGGATGAGTTTTTATCTAAAAAGGGTGACATTTCTATAAAATCCCCAGACGCTGTTGTAAAATATTCAAAGGGGTGTGCAGACTTTGCAGTCATAATTGTTAACTCACAATTTACAGTGGTTCTGGTTCTATAAAACCCTATGGCCCATCCAGGGTCAACATATAATTTTGGTTGACTTGAATATCTCATGATGTTATCCGTCAACCCATCTACGGGCTGAAGCATCACAGACTTATTAACATCATCTCTGTCTGTGTATACATTAACATACCCGTTTTCTGTAACCTGGATTGAGTTGTAGCATTGAAATTGTCTGTCAATCATATTTACTTCATATTGAGGCATTGGATAGCTGTTTGTAAACTGGTTTGTAATGGAATAGTCATACATGCCAGTATATATTGTTGTTGATGTCACTAGTTTTCTGTATTTTCTGATCTGGAACATGTGTGGAATAATATTTTTTTTAATAACAATAGCAATTCCTTCTGTGTGCTCCTGCTCTTCTACATCCGGGCACTGATGATCAATTGGAAATCTAAAAATTTCTCCAACTGTAGATGCACTACATACTCTGAATGGCATGACTTCTATAGAAGAGATGTTAGATGATAACATATTAGTTATATTTACCTTACCATTGGATGTTGCTGTTGAAGGTGTAGGATAACTCATAGATTGAACAAGGTACACAAGAAATATGTATTTGTAATACACTTTACTCCAAATCATGTTGAGCTGAGCTGTAAGTGACAATATAGTAAGGCATATAGATCTTTAAATATAAATCCTTGTTTGCTGTAAACAAGCACAAGAGGACATCCCTCCTCAAATGTTAAATAAACCCCGTCCTTAAAATCATGTGGCTGTCTTTCAACATAATTTGTGTTTAAATGTGTCAAGGGAAACACAGCCAAGTCTTTTTCCCATGTTTGGTTATATAGTGATGTAGACAGGACAATTTCCCTGATAAACAACAGAGCCTCTTTTTGTATAGAATTCAGATCAGATGATTTAAAAGTGTAAAACTGATTGAAATTAAAATCTATCCAATCTTTTGGTTCTATAGTTGGCCATATTATCTCTGTCAACATTAACTTTTGGTGGGGGATCATACCAGATGCGTCTATACAATAAGCTAAAGATACATTACTTGGAATGGGAAAGAGAGAGTTTGATTTAGAGAGTGGACCAGTGAGTATTTCATAAAATTGAGCCCTTAAACTTTCTATGTGCTCATGGCTTAATTTTTGAAGATGCAAAGAGTTTTTCATATATTTAGAGTTTTCAAAACTTGAGTCATTTCCATCTGTGTTGTTTTGCCATGGGATGCTCATAAAGTGTCGCCTTGATAAAAAGTGATTCTTCATTACTGAGGCAATTTCGTAGATAGTAGACCCCCAAATTCTTAAATTCAATGTGTTAGTAAGAATTATTCCCTGAGTTTCAAGACATCTGTTAAGATTTTTTAAACCATCTTTAGTAATTTTTTGTATATAGGCTTCTTTTCTAACCTGGGCGTCTGACAACACTCTTTGTGTGCTGGTTTCAGGTGGCTGTGAAGTAAGGTGATGTTTTTTGGTATGATCGCTATTTTCACCTTCAGAATTATCATGGTTCTGTAGCAACTTACTGAGCCTTACAAAAAGCTCATTCTGTCGCTTGATTAAAGCCTGGTAGTTGGATTTTTTAAAGAAGGCTTGCGAACAATCCTTTTTTAAAGCCTTTATGGCATCATCTAGAGAGTAAAAAATACCACCACAAAATAATGATTCCAGATGATTAGGTTGAAACAGATCAAAAAAATGATTTGTGTTTTCTGTGTATTTTAAGTGTTCTGCCAGTGTTTTTCTGCCTTCATGCATATTGGCCTCATAGGTGAGAATGTTGGCAAGTGCAGACAGGTCGGAAGCTGCGGCTTCCTGCGTATTTTGCAAAGCGTTAGAGTTCCAGTAAATTAAGTTTGATAGTTCCAGTATGGATGTAGTAACCTTTTCAAAAATTGTGTGATCTTTTAAAGTGTTTACAGACATCTGTGTTAGTTTGTCTTTCTCAGAAACAGGTATAGTAGAACTCTTTTTTATATGGTTTGGCACAAGGCTCAATTTCTTCAACTCTGTTTCAAATAAACCTATTATTGGGTCTGCATTAACAGGCTGGCATATATGGGGGCAATCAACATCTGAAGATAACATTGTCAGAATACATTCCCCTTGATTTGGATACATCGACGCTTCATCATAACACTTAATACAGGGAACCGAAGTCAGGTATGTTGCAGGGTGAGGTATAGGTGAAATACCTCTAAGGTTACCCAGAAAGCCTATTGTTTCAGAAATGCATTTACATCCACTGTCAGTAGGTATACAGTAAAACAAACTGTTAATTCTTTTAAACATAATTTCAATATCATTAAGAAGAGATAATTGACATGTCTTGACACAGTTTCCATAAAACACCACATCAACTTCCAAGTGTCGCTGACACTTCTGTGTTAAATGCAGCTCTTCAAAGTACTTTTTAGGATTGTCTTTAAATGAAGTTAGGTACATATATAAGCTTTTCATTTCTGTGAGTGTGTTAAGCATTATGTGCTGTAGCTCTAAAGAGAGGCCAGATGTTTCCATTTCATTTTGAGCTTGAAGTGATGGGTCCAGTACAGAAATTAGCCTGGACATTTGAGTTATTGTCTGTTCAAAAATGTTTTTATTGATAAGACGAGGGTCACAGTAGGTAAGTAAACTTACATCCATAGCTAAATGAAATATCTGAGAGTACACGGCAGCTAATTCTCGAGCCATTATCACAAGACGAGTTCTACCTCATTAAACATAGCATTTAATTTTCTTTTTTTAGATGCTCCTATAGTTAAATTAGATGGTACTGTGAGGGCCTCTTCGATGTGAGGGGTAAAAGATATAGTTTCATTTAATCCAACAAACTCTTGTGATTCATCAAAGTTTTTATAATCTTCCTGCAATATAGTTGAGGCCCACTCTTCTGTCCAAGGTCCGTCACTGTCTGTTAGTCTATTAATTTTGGTGGACACATCATCAGCTATTATATAGTACTTGCCTAGATAGTATTCTAAATCATATAATGTAATGGTTTTACACCCTTCACCAAGACTTGACACCAACTGTATCACTATATTATTAACTATATTTGGATTGCTTGTATCACTTAGAATGTCCTGAATCTTTTTCCTGACATTTTCAATCTCAAAAGTGACTGTGACACCAGACCCATATTGTTTCACAAGATTATGGGTGATTGGTGTCATAAATATATGTCTTTTTCTCATATAAGACATATTGTGACCCTGTCTTTTAAATGAAATGTCGGGAATGAGGTTTTTATCAACCCCTCTTCCCATAAAATAGCCTAGGTTCCCACATTGAAAAATTTGTGAGTTTCCAGTAATGCCAGTGTACTTGTTAACTATTATAGGGACTGTGATAATAGGCTTACTTCTACCCATTGTACAGATATCGTCTCTTGGGTAGGCTTGAACAGTTTTTACCTTTTTTCCTTTAACTTTACAAAGGTATTCGTCAGTGTTTGTAAATGTGACTTCTTTAAGTACATGAGGGTATTCCTCTGCATTAAATTCTTGAATAGCTGGGGTTAGACAATGTAGTGTTGTGATGTAGAACTGGCTTTGGCCACACGCTCTGAAAATAGCATTATTCAATCTTATTTTGGCATAGGTTATAAGACTGTCAGGAATAATATCAATCACACCAAATTCTTCGTGTAGTTTGCTATTATAATCTATATAGTTAGCCAGATCTAAAATTTCTTCTTTAGAACTGCCTTGTGAAACAGGGAGTTGCTTTTTTTTGGAGAACCCATCCCACATAAAGAGAGCAGATATTTTGGTGTTAGGAAATAAAACCTTATGGTATGTGTTTAAAAATTTTATATAGGGGCCCATTAAAATGTAATTAGAGTTTTGTAGACAAGTCTTCACAAAAGCATTTTGTATGGACTCTGTGCTAGAAGAGTTTGAAAATAGAATTCTGTTTTTTATTTTGATTACCTTGGGTACTGAAAATAAATGCTTTGAGATACGTACCTGGACTTTATTGGGGACAAACTGACCTTTTATTGCCCCTTCAGAATCAAAAAAATCACTGAATGGTTCATTATGAACCACCTTAAATTCACTTCCTGTCAACACTCCCTTGTCAAAGCAGCTTCCTTTGAAGTTGGTATAAAGGGTTTGATAGTGCATTTTAAGCCATTCTCCAGGGGTCGCTCCAATGGCTGTATTTTCCTGTTCATAGTTCATACAGACCGGAAGACTGATATCTTGAATTATTGCAATTATAGATTTATAATAAAGCATTAAAAATACACTACATGGTGGTTGCCAGTAAACATTACATATATACTGAATGACATGATGAATTCCTTTTATAGTATCTCTAAAGTTAACATTGTTTTTAATCAAACTGTTAACAAATTTGACTACCTCACTGTCCACAATATTATCAATGTCTTTGAAAATTTTTAGAAAGCTGCTAATACTAGTAATATCAACATTAGTTCCCGTTTCACACCCAATCCCAAGATCCCTTAACTTTTCTAAAACTGTTTGAGTTAGTTGCCAGTATGTGAATTTTTGTGTATCATCCTCTTTATTGTTTCCATCTTCATCCTTTTCCCTGAAGCTTGCAAAGTTCCCTGCAAAGTCCAGATCATTATAATCTCCCCCTACTCCTGAAATAACGTAAGGGTCTCTCCTCTGAGGAGTTGTCACCGGAGGAAACCTGTCTTGAATTCTATAAAACAATGTGTTTATACACGATGCTGGGCATTTCCCTTGGCATAGGTCACATATCTCAGAGTTTGCAGCTGCGCCCACATACTGTGTGATATTGTAAGATGGGTTAACTGAGCTTTTATGGTGTTGTGAAAATTGCAAGTAGAAACATATTCTGGCTAACATTGCCGGGGAAAAGGCGGCCGCATATGCTAGGTGTTGCAGAGTATAACTAGTTCCAGAAAGAGCGGAAGTAGGTACTCCTGTAAAGGCTGGGAGTCCATTTTCTTTTTGAGTCTGTTCAGTTATGTAACCTAAGCCATGTTGAAGAAAATAGGTATTAAAGGAATGCTCTTCATTTTTTTTACTTCCAGTGGTTTGTTTATAAATTCTAGCCAGGTATAAAACAGAATTTGTTGCAAACAGTTGACTGTGTATATGAAGGGCCTGTTTAGCATTCCATTGCTCAAGGGCAATCAGCCTATCTTCTAAGGAGTTGCACTTTTCAAAAATTGGCCACTTATCATAGTTAAGAAGACTGGTTGATTCTTGAGGCACTTCAATAAAAGAAAGTCCATAGCTAATAGCCAACTCAGATGCCACACTGTCTATTATCATAAGTGAAGAAGCATCCTGCCCTTTTAACTTGGATATTGGAAACTCCCGACAAGAATAAATTTTTGGTAGTTTATACTGGTCATTAATAGATTGCTTTTCTAGCGCCTGTATAAATGCAGTTACGTCTTTTATTCTCAAACTCTGAGCTAATCCAGTATATAGAGACTCAAAAAGATATTGACTAACATTAGTTGAGTAAAATACCTTAATGTTGTCCTCAGATGGACATTTATGAAATAAATCTATGTCGTATAATGGGACCTTATAGGCTTCACATATCCCTATTTGCACCTTTTGAATCTGAGAATTAACAGGCACCAGTTTTCCATAATATAGACGCTCCTTAAAGGTCTCAGTTACAATTACTGCACAGACACAATCATTAACATTAGAAATAAATTCCTCTAAATCAGAGAGCTGAAATAAAGTATTAGTTTGAGGTTCAGGTTTAAATGTTGAGTAACCAAATAGGGTTCTTGCTTCATCACATAGTTTCTGTAAACCAGGACCTTGAAATATGGGTTTAAAATATTTAGTATTATGAAACACAATCACCTCTCTGTGGTAAGTACATGCCCTTACAGAAATAGTTGACTGGTCAATTTTTTTATGAACAGCCTTGACATTAATATGAAAGTCTGATTCTACAGTTAGACCGTAAAGGAGTGGCAGAGCAAAGGTTTGTCCATCCATAAACAGATTACCCAGTTCAGATGCCTCAGCATATGGAAAATCTAGTTGATTGTAGATGTATAGATATCCACATGGACCCAATGGGGCAGTAGACCCAATGTTGGCCTCAAAGGGGCCACTGGTTGTTTTAGAGTTCATTGTTGGTGGCACTGCAAATTTACTTTTTAAAACTTTCAGACTGTGAGGTCCTTTTGAAACCCGCGATTGTTGCTAATATTGACAAAGTTCATTAAAGTGAAAGCATGTTATGAATTTAGTCAGTATTTAGATTTTGGTTTCGGTTTCTCAGGTGATAGTTCCACAGATGTTTCCACAGAAGTATTCTTTGTTTAATATGAAAGTATACCCAGAGTACCAAGTCAAAATTATATAACTCTCTTGAAATGGATTCTATTTGACCTGGCCATTCATACAAAATAAACTCAGCTAGTTTAGATGCCACACGCATTGTGTATTGAGGATCACCACCAAATATACATTGAGTAAAGCATGCAGAGTAAGATAAAATTGCAGTCACTTTTGTAATATTATACTTCCCATGATGGTAAAAGCCTCTTATAACTGTCAATAGTTTTTCTATGGAATCTATTTCATTTGTTTTTTGGTCAGAGAAGGTGCTTTCAACATAACGTCTAAGGGGTTCCAGTCCGTCACTGCCCCTTTGCTCTTGGATGATCCAAACCATCATAGCCTCCTGTGGATTTAACAATAGTCCATGGCCTCTTGGGTTTGATACAGCCATCATAACCCTGTAAAACATATGGCTAATGCTATAAACTTCAAAGTTTTTAGCATCTTCTAGTAGCACGTAAGAGGACATTTTACATGCTTCTAAAATTTCAAAAGTGTGTTGATTAAATACTATACGTGTCAATGTATGTTTTTTTTACTAAAAAAATTTAAATATGAGTCAACTATGTTGGGAGGAGTGATTACACAACACATCATCATGCTGTGATGAGTAAGCGACTGGGTTGGTTCCAACAAGTTAGTCTAAAATTCATATCAACAAAATAATACATACTGTGTTGATTTTCATTCAATTAGCAACTATAAAGGTCGAAACAATCTAGTTATAGTCACTAAAGAGCCTTTCTTTAGTCAGCTTTGATTTTAATAGAGTTCTTAATTTTGAGGTTCCATGGACAATACAGGGGGAAAAATGGGGAATAAGAAAAAAGCATCCTTAATTGATGAGGTTGCTGTGTGCCTGGTTCTTATTATAGTACTTACTGTTCTTGTTGTTTTACTACTTGCATCTTATTGTAGGTTAGTTGATCCCAGATTTACACATGATATGTTACATATGTTACTGGACCCTGGGTATTGTGGGAGAAAAAGAATTTGTATGGTTTGAATTTAATTGATTAATTTCTTTGTGTATTTCAGGGACACTCCTGGTACTTTAGAAGTCTTATGTTCCCAGGATGGTATCTCTGATCAGCCAGTGTGTCGGTCTAAACATGAATATTGTCAGATTTATGGCCAGTATATTTTGATGGCAAGTTGTGTGGTTATTTCTGCAGTTTATATAGGTTTATTATGTGGAGCCTTTATAGCATCTAAAGGAATTTTTATTAATGGATACACCCTGTTAGATCCTTGTTAAGGGTATTAGATTTTCTGTATTTACACTGTGATTCTTTTTATCTGCTCAATAAGAAAGGATGTTGGACACAGTTATTTGCAGAATATGTATGTGTAACATTGCTGTGGATAACAAATGTTCTCCCTGTAATTGTAAAGGAACTTTAGCTTTTGTACACCAAGTCTGTTTAAAGTCTTGGATACAGGTTTCCCAACAAACAAAATGTAACATTTGTGATACTTGTTATAATTTTAAATGGTTGCCTTTTTTAGAGTGGACCCTGCCTGAAATAGACTATATTGAAAAGGATCTTTTAAAGTCTGTTTGTTTGGGTTTTGGTGTTATGGTTATTTTATGTCTAGCAGTTGCTATTATTCTTATCTGTATCTTTGCAACACCTATCATTCATGTATTTTGGCAATTGTTTTACATTTTCTGTCTTGTGTTGTGCTTCATGTATATGGTTATTGTCTATAGAGTAGTTATCTATGATGATCTGATGATTATATTTGCAGTTTTCAAGTGGCATAATACTCAAGTTGCTTAACTAGGGAGTGGTAAACTGCGGAACTGTTAGTTTCCGCGAGTTTCTATTTCCCAACTACTGTCTCCAGAGCTTCAGTCATCTGACATCAAAAGTAAGCTTTATTTTTGTGTGATTTATTTGAAACCTATATGTTATACATGTGTTTAAACAATTTATTTGTTTTTTTTTTGAAATAGTATTCACTATGGAGCAAAATCAGGACGAACATGCAGATGTACTCGCAGCCTTCATTGGTGAATTTTATGGGTTTTATGGACTGCCGTTTTCGGGTGATTTTGGATCAACTGAGTGTCATGTAGTTGGACTGGTTTTGGCTGATGTTGCGTATCAGGCAACTACACAATTACAAGGATTTGAACACCTGTTTCAGCAAATGCTGCAAATGGATCTTGATGAGGCTGTGATTTTGTTCCAGGAAGTTGCTCAAGAACTGTTTACGGAAATCAATTGTGGAAGAATCATAATTTTTTTAAGTTTTTCTGGACTTTTACTTGTTAAATGTGTAACACAGAGAAAAATTTTATTGGAAAGATGTTTGCATACGTCCATTCTTACACTCCTTCGAGGTGTTCTGGGTAACTGGTTAGAGCAAAATGGGGGGTATGATGCACTTTTAAATAACCTTGTACAAAATCACCCCCTTGTAGATCTCACCACGTCTCCATCGTATAGATTTTTGACGTATTTCTTTATATTTCTGTGTGGTGCCGCTGTCGCTGCCCTATTTTCTATTTTATTGATGAAAATAAGGTAATTGGATTGATTGTAATTAAAGGTTTTTTGTTTAGAATGTCTGGATTGGTTATTTCCTTTTCGCCCTGTCTATCAACCAGAGTCGCGGTAATGTGGGTGGGACCTGACAGGGCTATATAAGCACCAAGTGACTCATAACCCATTGAAATCTTCAGGTTTGTATCCGCTGTTCGTGAAAGGCGAGTTTATCTGAATACCGGGGAGGGGCAGGTTTAAAGGTAGGATTATGTTTGGAGAACGGGCTGAGTCAACTGAAAGTAATTTAGTCTTCCCGTTTTGGGACTTGAGTTAGTTAATCTGTATATCTGGTACGTATAAGTTTAAAAAGTGGGATTGATGTTAAGCTAAAATGGGGAATCCAAGCGCGAGTGGTTGTGCTGAAACCGAAAGTAATTCATAACAGCGGTGATACTCTTCCTGTTTCGGGGAGCAGTTAGTTACTGAAAGATACTAATACCAGTTGATTTTGTGTATGGATTTGTAACTGTTAGTCATATTTTATTGTAAGAATTTTGATTAGGTTTTTTGTGTTGAGGTGAGTGACTTTTTACTTCAGGAAATATAATACATTCCATTTGAAATACAGCTTGAGGACTTGTGTTTTTATTCAAATCCTCTGGTTGGTGTTTCGTATGGGGTTTATTTATGACAATTTTTTGTAATTGTGTATAAGTTAGGACTTATAAGGATATATAAATGCCATTAAACCTACCGGCACAATACCTTTCTAGTTTGAAGACGGGTCTTGTCCTGTAGGTCATATGGAATTTTTATGCGTTTCTACTATGTCGATATGTTAAGAAGAAAAGGCCAGATGATATTTGATCTTTATTAAATTCCATTTAAACGCACAATGTGAGAACTATTTAGTTTGTAAGTGGATCTCACTCTGTGTGGTTAGACGGAGTTTATAGTATCTACATTTTAAGAAGAAAAGTAAGATTGTATTTGGTTTTTATTCACTAAATTTCATGTTAAACACATAGGGGGGATCTATTTAGTTTGTAGATGGATCTCACTCTGCGTGTTTAAGATGGAGTTTACATGACACGCTCATATTTTCAGAGGCAATGGCAAAGCGAGCTATCTTCAAAATGTGATGTCCAATTGTAACAGCAGGTAATTATTCCGATTTGAATTAAGTTAAACGGAATTGTTACATGTTGTAATCAGTGGGCTTCACTCCTCAACATTCATGGGCACGTTGAAGTGGGATGTTTTATGTATGGTTATTAAGATATATAAGGAAAAGTAAAATGTGGGCTTATGGCTTTCTTATACTATACCTAATGGAGCCAACAGGACTCCTGGAGATTTATGATGCCTTAGATGAAAATGAAATACAGTGGTGTAGATATTTATGTACAGGCATTGTACCAATAATAGACCATTGTCCTGATTTGAAAGAAGTTTTGTATCATTTGGCTTGTGTATATGGCCAGCGTTTTATAAGTGAACTATTGTACAGTATTATGAGATATGACCTATTGCACAAATGTTATGGATTTAAAGTTAGAGGCTATGCAAAACATCTTGAGGCTTTGTACTGGGTTTGTCACATTCCCAGACACAGAGTTGTGTTTTTTTGGTTGGAACAGAATTTAAATGATGATGAATTGAGAAAGTTATTTTTTTTCTATTCGAATGTTATTAATAGAAAAGTTTATAGAATGCTTGATTTTGTAACAACGCTCGAAAAAGAAGACTCTTTAGAAAATGCTTTACAAATATTATTAGAAGGATTGAAATGTATTGGTAGAAGAGATATAGTAAGATCTCTCCAAAATGTGAACATACTCACTTGATGTTTTTCTAAGAATTTGTTACAACAATGGGGTAAGCTAGTTTTTTTAGGGTCAGGTTGAAGATGACATTGATGGGTTTAATTTTTTAAATGGCTATGGGCGTTTCGCGTGTATCTTAAATCGTGTAAACACCCGTAGTTGTTAGAAAATTTGACTCAAATGTATGAAAGTGTCTAAAATAAAGGTTGATAGATCATATTGAGGATGTAGACTTTTAATGTTTTCCTACAGGTCCTTCAAGTATGGTAACAATGAATTAAAAATTTTTAAGATCACCCCTTGAGACTTGATTAATAAAATAATTTTAATTCAATGTCTATTTGTCATTTTTTGGAGGAATGTGATGTATGGTAAGAGTGGTGTATGTGAAGTTGATGGTTTGTGCAATGAATTACAGGAACCGGGGAGGTTAGGGCCCCTTTGGCTGGTTGACATTTACATCTGACTGGAACTTAGTTCAAGGTACTTGGTATCAAAATATGGGTTTTTATGGGGCGGCCCCGATGCTTTCACACCTTAAGACAGTTGACTCAAAACTGGAAAGAAACATCTGGTATGTAAGTAATTTCTTGATTCTCTATAACCCATGAATAGCAAGTGTACAGAAATTGTATTAGTATTCTTAGAACTGAACAATCCCAGTTATCCAGTAACAGTTCTGATAAACATTACTCTTAGTTTTCCGGGACTTCATTTGTATATAGAAAACTCGGGGCTTTATAAAACAGTCTGTAAAAATTTAGAGTTCATACGGGGACTACTGGCAATGGCATACTACGGACGGTCCGTGCAAACAGCGAACTCTACTTGTATTCCAGTAGAGACGACTTGGCCACCTGAGGAAGATACTCCAAATGGACCTGAGGAAGATGAGTGGCCGTACGGGGACATCATAGGTGGAGGGGATGTCGATTCAGGGGGTTTGATAAATCAACCTGTAGAGGATGAGTGGCCTAAACCGTTGGATGCTGTAGGCCCGAATCAGCCTGAAGAGAGTGATTGGCCTGGGGATTTAACTTAACGCTGAACTTCCATATCTCCTCCCAATACGCATGCAGAACTGATGGTGTGTATGGCAGTGTGTTCTTGAACCTAGAGAAGTCGTCGTGAAGAGATCGGATACCAGGGACTGACTTCTGGGTGTTTGCGGGGATTTGTCCTGTCTTAAAAATCAGACAAATCCCACATACATTCAAAAAGTTGGTTCTAATCTCCTCCACTGGTGTATTAACAGTGATTATATTTAATCGGGAACATGAGACTAGTAAGATAGACTAGAGTCAAGATCATTGGAAGTGATATTTGACTGTGAAGTCTGAAACATAATCACTTATGGCCTTGGTATTTACAGTTTAATTTTTTACTATTTTGTGACTTATTGCTCATATAAATTGAAAATGGGGTTCTGAATTGTTGGTTATAATGCTCATATGATTCATACATATGAATGGGTATGAATAAAAAGAAATTTATGGCTTTGTGGTGTCTCTTGTATTTGTAATACTATAATGTAGCTGACACTCCACACTGTAATGCCTGATTAACTCATCCATATAGGACCATTTTGATCTTGTCCAGATGGTCTGACTTTAGTTTTATCTCTATTAAATCACACAGAATGGGTTAAATGTTTTAATTAGAATGGGTTTATAGTTTAAATCAGTCCTGAAGTAGTGTGTAGACAGAATAGCCATAATGTATTTTCAGTTCTCTCTTCAGTTTTCCTTTTGTGGTTCTCTGTTGCCTTTTTTACTGGCTTTCCGTAGTCGACGTTTTTCTCTCATATGAGCCAAAAAATTTGGGTCGGTTTCCTTTTGTTTGTGATAATGTTCCCTTGCATACAAGACCTGTACCTTCCGCCTTCGATTTTGGGCCAATTTTATGTATTGTTGCGGTGAGATCTTAGGGCCGATGAAATAGGGATCGCTGTCAGTATTTGCGGCTGCCCAAAATTGTTTTAGGAACAATAGCCTACTGAGTGGGCCACTGTCACAGAGTCTGATTGATTCCGGGTCAGTATTTACATCGGGTTGTTGTATTCCACTGGTTGAAGGTGTTGGCAATGGGAGCCCGTCATCATGTGACCCCGGAATCGGAGCTGTCCATCCAGAATCACATGTTATAAGAGGCGACGCTTCGCCCCACGGCCCCGGGCCCGGGTCCAGAGTCCCCGGGGAGGAAGGGGACGGCCAGGCCGGGCCGCCCTCCAGTAACCCCCCTTCGTATATGACACAACCACCCGAGGGTGCCGCCTCGTCGCCCCACGGCCCCGGGGCCGGGTCCAGAGTCCCCGGGGAGGAAGGGGACGGCCAGGCTGGGCCGCCCTCCAGTAACCCCCCTTCGTATATGACACAACCACCCGAGGGTGCCGCCTCGTCGCCCCACGGCCCCGGGGCCGGGTCCAGAGTCCCCGGGGAGGAAGGGGACGGCCAGGCCGGGCCGCCCTCCAGTAACCCCCCTTCGTATATGACACAACCACCCGAGGGTGCCGCCTCGTCGCCCCACGGCCCCGGGGCCGGGTCCAGAGTCCCCGGGGAGGAAGGGGACGGCCAGGCCGGGCCGCCCTCCAGTAACCCCCCTTCGTATATGACACAACCACCCGAGGGTGCCGCCTCGTCGCCCCACGGCCCCGGGGCCGGGTCCAGAGTCCCCGGGGAGGAAGGGGACGGCCAGGCCGGGCCGCCCTCCAGTAACCCCCCTTCGTATATGACACAACCACCCGAGGGTGCCGCCTCGTCGCCCCACGGCCCCGGGGCCGGGTCCAGAGTCCCCGGGGAGGAAGGGGACGGCCAGGCTGGGCCGCCCTCCAGTAACCCCCCTTCGTATATGACACAACCACCCGAGGGTGCCGCCTCGTCGCCCCACGGCCCGAGGCCCTGGTTCAAAGGCCCCGGGGAGGAAGGGGACGGCCAGGCCGGGCCACTCGATGTCCCCGGTTCCACCGAAGGACCACTATACGACTTCATTTTCAAAAACATTTTGGTGAGGTTGCTACTTAGTCGTCGTTTTAAGATGTATTGATGTCTTGGGGTTAAAAAAGGGCCATAAATGGGCCTCCCTTCATCATCAAACATGTCACCTGGGTTGATCTGGTCCTGAGCCAACTGCTTGGACTGGTACCTGCGTGATCTTACTCTCCATTGTCTTCGTCGTTTCAATTTCTTTTCAATAAATGGATCAAATAGTGGACCAAAGAATGGTAAACCATCTTCATCAAATCCATTATTATCATCATTTACTGTGACATCCTGATGATTGGCCATATTTGTAGGTGTTTGGCCTAAAATAAGAGAACAAATCACACAGAGATTGGTTTATTAGGAAGTTATTGGTTTGATTAGGAAGTGGGATCGTCTTGAATATTTGCGTCTGCCCAAAGAAATTTTAAGAACAGTAGCCTTTTAATTGGGTTATTGTTATCGAGTTCACTAGTAGACTCCTGGTCAGCATTTGTGATGGTTTGTTGTATTCCATTACTTGAAGGTGTCGGCAATGGGAGCCCGTCACCATGTGACCCCAAAAGCGGAGCTGTCCACCCCCGGGAGAAGGGATCCGGTCAGGCATGGCCACCGTCCTGTATTTCCCCCTTTGTATATGACACAACCACCCGAGGGTGATGCCTCACCGCTCCACGGCCCCGGGCCCGGGTCCAGAGTCCCGGGGAAAAAGGGGACGGCCAGGCCGGGCCGCCCTCCAGTAACCCCCTTTGTATATGGCACAGCTGACCGGGGGTGCCACCTCGTCACCCCATGGCCCCGGGTCCGTGTCCAGAGTCCCCGGGAAGGAAGGGCCCGGCTTGACCGGGCTGCCCTCCGGTAGCTCCTCCGTTTGTGGACGATGTGTTTTATAAAGGTTTTGCTGCCTTCTATAGTATAAAAGTTGTTGCCCAATTTGTTCTTTCAAGATGAATTCACATCTTGGGCTTAGAAAAGGACCATAAATGGGTCTCCCTTCATCATCAAACATATCACTTGGGTTAACCCGGTCCTGTGCTAACTTTTTCTGACGGTACTTTCATCACATTTCCTACCTTCTTCTCCATTTGGTGTGGTTGCCTGTTGCCCGTCCATCTTTGTGGGCTTTCCACCTAGGGGGAGAAGATGCGTCATTAAGTTACACAGAGATATATGGTCTATGGTTTTATCAGCAAGTAAATATAAAATACAATATAGAAACACTTAAATGAGTTATACACTGTATACTTATCCAACCTCTGAAGAAGCAGAAAGCTTCTTCAGAGTAGTTTAGCTCTTCTCTGTTTTTTTCTTTTTAAGTTCCTTCTTCGGGAACGCAACAATGCCCTTTCTTTTGACGAGATCTGAGGGCCAAATTGATTCTCTTGCTGTTGTTTTCGCTGCTGCTGTCTGTGTAATCGCAACCAGTTTCTTTTGTATCTTTTTCGATATAATTTCTTTGCTTCAAGTGTTAGCAAGGGACCAAAGGTAGGCATGTCTTTGTCAGATTGGCTATCATGGTCACTGTTGGTGGGTGACTTGGATTGAACATTACATAATCTACTATTGGATGGACCTCCTTCACTGGATCTCAGGGATGGCCATGCTGTGTTCAGGTGTCCATTGTCTTTATCCAGTGTATCAGGTGAAGAAGATGGCCAGGCCGGGCCGCCCTCCAGCAACCCCCCTTCGTATATGACACACCCGGCCGGGGACAATGCATCGTCAACCCAGGGCCCGAGGCCCTGGTTCAAAGGCCCCGGGGAGGACGACGGCCAGGCCGGGCCGCCCTCCAGCAACCCCCCTTCGTATATGACACACCCGGCCGGGGACAATGCATCGTCAACCCAGGGCCCGAGGCCCTGGTTCAAAGGCCCCGGGGAGGACGACGGCCAGGCCGGGCCGCCCTCCAGCAACCCCCCTTCGTATATGACACACCCGGCCGGGGACAATGCCTCGTCAACCCAGGGCCCGAGGCCCTGGTTCAAAGGCCCCGGGGAGGACGACGGCCAGGCCGGGCCGCCCTCCAGTAACCCCCCTTCGTATATGACACACCCGGCCGGGGACAATGCTTCGTTGGCCCCGGACTCGATGAGAAGATTGAGTGTATTCAAGAGCTCCATGGAAGGGCCGGCTAGGGTCGTTAGATCTTCGTCTTTGTCTTTATGTATCTCATCGTTGGATGCCGCTTTATGTTTTTGTTGCAGCCTTCTCCTGCGCATAGAAAGCATTGATGTCCTTCGTTGTTTCAGTAAAAAGTATTTTTTTGGAGAAATAAATGGGCCAAAAATGGGACGGCCCTCATCATCTTTCATGTCGCGTGGATCTACCTGGTCCTGTTCTAAAAGCTTCATCTTTTTTCTCAAAGCAGCTTTTCTCCACCGTGCCCTCCTACGTAACATATCTGCTTGTAATACAGTTAAGAATGGTCCAAAAAAAAGATTTCCGTCCTCATCATGAGTCTCAGTATCCTTATGAAAAGTGTCAATATCCATTATTCTCGGTGTCTCACCTGCTCAATGCGAAGAGATATCACCTAAATGGTCCGGCGGCAACAATGGCATCAAGTTAAACACCTGTGTCAATTGGAGGGCCTGACGCAGGCCGCCGGCCCGGAGACAGGAAAATGCGGTGGGCGGGCCTTCCATGCAGACTGTGGGGACTGTGTGGGCAGCGGGTTGCCCCCAAGGAGATGTGACGGGAACTTGCAGCAGTATGAACACCCACATGGTGTTTTCCTTATACACAACTGGGTCTAAGCACACAAGTGGCGTGGTGGTTGTTGCGTTTAGTTGAAATGGGTTTTTACCAGTCCGGTTGCCGGTGAAGGGGTGGATAATTAAGTGGACTTTTAAGTGCGGGGGTTGGACTTCGCGCGCAAAGGTTGGACTTTGCGTGGTTGGACTTGTCCAAAGTCCAACCCGAGGCGCTCGGGTCTGACGATGTGCCGGAAGTCCCTCCCACTGTGCGGGGGTTGGACTTTGCGTGGTTGGACTTGTCCAAAGTCCAACCCGAGGCGCTCGGGTCTGACGATGTGCCGGAAGTCCCTCCCACTGTGCGGGGGTTGGACTTTGCGTGGTTGGACTTGTCCAAAGTCCAACCCGAGGCGCTCGGGTCTGACGATGTGCCGGAAGTCCCTCCCACTGTGAGGTTGCCGGAAGTCCCTCATGGGATGACACTTCCGAGGTTGATATAGTGCTTCCGGCATTTATGTGGATGCGACCACACCCAATTTTCTGAAAACAAGCGCCATATTTTTTACCCCCCCCCATTAACAACCCCCCCGCCCATTTGGGGCCATGTAGTAATTGTGGGGGGCGGCCCGGAGACAGGAAAATGCGGTGGGCGGGCCTTCCATGCAGACTGTGGGGACTGTGTGGGCAGCGGGTTGCCCCCAAGGAGATGTGACGGGAACTTGCAGCAGTATGAACACCCACATGGTGTTTTCCTTATACACAACTGGGTCTAAGCACACAAGTGGCGTGGTGGTTGTTGCGTTTAGTTGAAATGGGTTTTTACCAGTCCGGTTGCCGGTGAAGGGGTGGATAATTAAGTGGACTTTTAAGTGCGGGGGTTGGACTTCGCGCGCAAAGGTTGGACTTTGCGTGGTTGGACTTGTCCAAAGTCCAACCCGAGGCGCTCGGGTCTGACGATGTGCCGGAAGTCCCTCCCACTGTGCGGGGGTTGGACTTTGCGTGGTTGGACTTGTCCAAAGTCCAACCCGAGGCGCTCGGGTCTGACGATGTGCCGGAAGTCCCTCCCACTGTGCGGGGGTTGGACTTTGCGTGGTTGGACTTGTCCAAAGTCCAACCCGAGGCGCTCGGGTCTGACGATGTGCCGGAAGTCCCTCCCACTGTGCGGGGGTTGGACTTTGCGTGGTTGGACTTGTCCAAAGTCCAACCCGAGGCGCTCGGGTCTGACGATGTGCCGGAAGTCCCTCCCACTGTGCGGGGGTTGGACTTTGCGTGGTTGGACTTGTCCAAAGTCCAACCCGAGGCGCTCGGGTCTGACGATGTGCCGGAAGTCCCTCCCACTGTGCGGGGGTTGGACTTTGCGTGGTTGGACTTGTCCAAAGTCCAACCCGAGGCGCTCGGGTCTGACGATGTGCCGGAAGTCCCTCCCACTGTGCGGGGGTTGGACTTTGCGTGGTTGGACTTGTCCAAAGTCCAACCCGAGGCGCTCGGGTCTGACGATGTGCCGGAAGTCCCTCCCACTGTGCGGGGGTTGGACTTTGCGTGGTTGGACTTGTCCAAAGTCCAACCCGAGGCGCTCGGGTCTGACGATGTGCCGGAAGTCCCTCCCACTGTGCGGGGGTTGGACTTTGCGTGGTTGGACTTGTCCAAAGTCCAACCCGAGGCGCTCGGGTCTGACGATGTGCCGGAAGTCCCTCCCACTGTGCGGGGGTTGGACTTTGCGTGGTTGGACTTGTCCAAAGTCCAACCCGAGGCGCTCGGGTCTGACGATGTGCCGGAAGTCCCTCCCACTGTGCGGGGGTTGGACTTTGCGTGGTTGGACTTGTCCAAAGTCCAACCCGAGGCGCTCGGGTCTGACGATGTGCCGGAAGTCCCTCCCACTGTGCGGGGGTTGGACTTTGCGTGGTTGGACTTGTCCAAAGTCCAACCCGAGGCGCTCGGGTCTGACGATGTGCCGGAAGTCCCTCCCACTGTGCGGGGGTTGGACTTTGCGTGGTTGGACTTGTCCAAAGTCCAACCCGAGGCGCTCGGGTCTGACGATGTGCCGGAAGTCCCTCCCACTGTGCGGGGGTTGGACTTTGCGTGGTTGGACTTGTCCAAAGTCCAACCCGAGGCGCTCGGGTCTGACGATGTGCCGGAAGTCCCTCCCACTGTGCGGGGGTTGGACTTTGCGTGGTTGGACTTGTCCAAAGTCCAACCCGAGGCGCTCGGGTCTGACGATGTGCCGGAAGTCCCTCCCACTGTGCGGGGGTTGGACTTTGCGTGGTTGGACTTGTCCAAAGTCCAACCCGAGGCGCTCGGGTCTGACGATGTGCCGGAAGTCCCTCCCACTGTGCGGGGGTTGGACTTTGCGTGGTTGGACTTGTCCAAAGTCCAACCCGAGGCGCTCGGGTCTGACGATGTGCCGGAAGTCCCTCCCACTGTGCGGGGGTTGGACTTTGCGTGGTTGGACTTGTCCAAAGTCCAACCCGAGGCGCTCGGGTCTGACGATGTGCCGGAAGTCCCTCCCACTGTGCGGGGGTTGGACTTTGCGTGGTTGGACTTGTCCAAAGTCCAACCCGAGGCGCTCGGGTCTGACGATGTGCCGGAAGTCCCTCCCACTGTGAGGTTGCCGGAAGTCCCTCATGGGATGACACTTCCGAGGTTGATATAGTGCTTCCGGCATTTATGTGGATGCGACCACACCCAATTTTCTGAAAACAAGCGCCATATTTTTTACCCCCCCCCATTAACAACCCCCCCGCCCATTTGGGGCCATGTAGTAATTGTGGGGGGGGCCTGACGCAGGCCGCCGGCTTCTAGAAAATACAAGCCAGTTTTTATTTTTTAATACAAGACAATTTTATTGCTTTACATTTAATACATCCAAATCTGCGACACTTTCCTGTCAGTAGTTACATCACCGGTTTCATCCAGAGTTTATACAATTAGATTTGTGATTGACTAATTTTATAAGCTCTGGAACAAAACAAGTGAAAGTCATTAGTCTTTTCTCAATTACTCATATAGTCTGACGTCTGAAACCCAGTAAGGTCCGAAATGAGTTGAAATCAGGAACTGCGGTTTTCTGAATGAGTATTTGCCTCAGAGTTTTAGACCACTAAGATTTTTGCTTTTTACCACTTAGTGGTCAAAACCCTGAAAAATAATCATCAGATACTAAACACATTGGAGCGCTTATGTGACTTTTTTAACATCGGAGTCCACTCATCTAAAATTAGTCGCATAATTAGAAGAGCAGAACCCGACGGTAAAAACACCACAATTACAACAACACTTAGCAATTTAAAAAACCAATTCATATATATCGATTGTACCAGATAATTTTTCCAATGCTGTGGTTACTGACACAGGTTCTTTAGTTGTAACCCTGTATCAGCCCACACAGCATAGAAAAACTAACATAGACCACCACGCAGGAGTACCCACATACCAGCACCAACCGCGGAGTTCCTCTTGAAAATGTCGCTGCTAATAGCTTCAGTATTTTTTTGAGGAGTTTGAGATCACGTGACTGTCTTCCTGGGTGTATTTATCTAACTGGTAGAAAACAAGTCACCCGCCCCCATAAAAGAAAGTTTCCATTCAAAAAGATGGAAATATGCCTTTATGTCTTGTGAGTTGATGGGGTTTGTACAAGGTGATTATATTACTCTTCCCTACATCACACATACAATGCAAGCACAAACCATACAATGATACATATTTTGCATATCGATGTATGTGTGTCTTTATATCTATTATCTATATCTATATCTATATCTATTATCTATTATTTATATCTATATCAGCTAAGAATAACCACTTGGTTAAATTTGTTGGCCATTGTTTTTTTTTGATGGATGGTTGGACTTCATAAGTGTATTACCAAAACACCGCCATTTTCATTGGCAAAATGGCGGTCTTTATGAATTTGAAATAGGGTTGGACTTCTTTGAAAAGGTTGGACTTTGTAGACCAATCAGCTACAAGGGCCGCCATTTTAAATTCCATCTTTAATGTAAAAAAGGCGGTTGGACTTAAGGACTTAACACAAGATAACAAGTTTACCTACCAAAACGTTTGGTAAGTTTATATTGGGTTAATAAGACGGCTATTATGATACTAGT